ATTCTTTAATAATAATCAAGATTATTCCAACTGTAATCATTAGACCGCCAGTAATATAAGTATTTTTAGGGTTCAAGATACTTATATTTAGGAATTGAACGGCTATTCTTCTTAATATTACTATCATTGTAATAAGTCCTAGACCACTTATAGTTGTCGAAATACCTAGTGGTTTTAACCATTTATAAAGAGAACCTTCGGTCATAGCTATTAAGATTAAATCAAGAATGATTAATGTTAAAACAATCATTCTAAATTTGTTAGATGTAAAATAATTATATACTTTTAGAACTGATTTGGCCGTTTCTGGTATAGGAGTATTGGAAGGTGAGACAATTTCTTTAAATTTATTATTTATATTATTTCTCTTCTAATTCCTCATTTGAATTATTATCTCTAAATGCTTTTGGCATATTTGATTGATTATTCAAATTATTCGTATCAGGTGTATCATTTGTTTCTTCATTATTTTCTTCTGTCTCTGGTGCATCCTCGTTTGAATCATCTATATCTTCTTCACTATCTGCTTCATCAACATCAGGTGTCTTATCCCAGAATTTCTTCATAGCACCATGTTTTCCTAATTGTCTTGCATATTCATCTGGTAATTGGAAATCTTCCTCTGATACTTTTAAGAAATCTCTAACCCAGTCTATCTCATCTACTATCCATTGTTGTAATGTTGATGCAACTTGTTTTACCCAAGACTTATTTGAAAGTAGTGAAATAAGATGTTTACACATAGCACCATAACCATTTGGATTTGTTATATTAGAAGGTCTGTTTTCTGGTTTCCCATATTTATATTCTAATACAGAAGCCATATAAGCAAATCTATACACAAAATCTCCACAATTACAATCAACTTTTATATTCATACCATCCATTGCACCTAGTAAAGCTTTTCTTACTGTTTCTAATGACATTTTCTTATCTCTTGCCTCATCTACTTCTAAACCTACCCAATATAAAATATCATCTAATTCTATTGTATCAAAATAGTCTCCTACTCTATTAGTTATTACTATTGCATCTCTTGTTTTAATTGATGTTGTATCTATATCAACTAAACTAAAACCTTTATAACCTGCTGATTTATTATATCTAGTTATTGTTTCTGCTTTTGATTTTGCTAATAATTCATTTCTTGATGCTTCTTCTAACTTTTTACTTTCTACTTTCTTTTTATTATTTCTATATGCTATTCCAATTTCATCTATATATCTTTCAAAACTATCTGTATTTTCAAACTTTTTATTATCAGGATACAATAAATAGAATGTTCCATTTCTATTTTTACTAATAGCACTTCTAATAAATATTGTTCTAAACTGTCTGTCTGCATATTCAAATTCTAATTTTGGTTTTCCTGTTTTTGCATACTCTAACCTAGAATCTATCTTTAATGTCTGTTTAAGTCTATCTTGTAATCTTTCTAAATTATCATATTGTGCTTGTACCCATTCATTTCCTATACTCTCTTTCAACTTTCTACTTTCTGTCAAAGATATTTTATTTGCATTATCTAATAATTCTTTTAATTTTGCAATTTCATTTTTCTGCCCTAATGCACTAAACCCATTATCTATATCTTTTTGTAGCTCTTTTATTCTTTTTTTCACAGCATCCACACTAACAAAATCAGAATTATCTACTAAATACATATCTCTATTATCTTTTATTTTTCTTACCTTATATCCATTACATCTTAAATCATTTTCAAATGATTTCTTATCTGGATAATCACTATCTTCTATAACTTTAGAATTACCATCTTCATCTGTAACATATCCATATAGATGTATTCCTTCTGTTATTCTTTTACTTTCTAATATTTGTATTTTACCCTTACAGTATTTATTTTCTGTTTCAATTAAATTTATAAGAGTATCATAATTATATGGAGATACAAATTTACCTTCATTTTTCTTAAACACATTTAGTAACTTATCTTTTCCAAACTTATTTATTATACTTGGTATATCAGATTCAACTGTATTTGTATGACCTTGAACACTTGATATAGAAGATACCATTAAATCAATATCAATAATCTCTTCTGGTTTTATATTTCTATATACGATATATTCTGTATCATTTTGTTCAACTAAATTTTCATCATTTTCATCTATTTCAAATGTTATAGTTGCACCACCATATCCATATCCTCTTACTGTACTACACCAGATACCAGCACCTTCAGCCTCACTACCCTTACCATAAACAGATAATCTCATTCCACCTTTAATGCCTTCTGTGTTTATTTTTACAGCATTTTGATTAGAGGTATTATGATATAATGTAATATTTCCCATTATATAACCTCCTAATTATATTATTTATTTTCTGTTTTTACCTCTTCATCTTCCTTACTCTCTTCTTTTACTTCATCTTTTTTACTATCTGTTTTCTTTTTAACTGTTTTCTTTTCTTCTTTTTTTGCTTCTTCATCTGCCTTGGATTGAGATTGAGCTTGAGCCTGAGCTTTTGCTTCCTCTTCTGCCTTTTGCATTTCTTTCATCATTCTTTCTTGCTCTTCCATTATTCTTCTATTTTCTGCTTCTTGCTCTTCCATTTTTCTTTGAAATTCTTCTTGTTTTCTTTGTCTAACTTCATTATCATCAATACCCTCAATATTTGTTTTGGATATTAATCCTAATGAAATTAACTTATTTACTCTCTGTCTTTCCATATCATAATATGAATCCATTATTGGTTCAGATGTTTCTCCTTTTGCTAATGAAACACCACATACATTAATAACCTTATTACTTCTGTTAAAAATTGTAAACATTTATATTACCTCCTAATTTAAAATACTTTTTTAAAATCACTTCCATCATATAATAAATATGACTTATCCCCATATTTAGAACCACCTCTATATGTAGAATGTGTATCTGTAAAGAATAATCTAAAACCTTCTTCTTTTCTTTCTGTTATTGTTTCTACAGGAGAATGCCCTACTATTTGATTTGGTATTAACATTTTCTCTCTTAATGCAGATTGAAACAACTCTCTTTTATCTGTCCATACAGGAGAACTACATAAATCATTACCACCTCTCATGTATGAACAATATTTATAATATACTAAATTATTTAATTTATCTTCTTGTAACTTATCTATAACTGGTTTCCAATCTCCATAAGTATCCAACACTTGACATATATAATCATTTGTAAATCCTGCGTGAGAACATACATAAGTAGTATTTTCATCTATTTCAAATTCTGTATATAAATCAAATAAATTTATATTATTTTCTAATAATCCATTTACTTCCTCTTCTCTTTCATACTGATGTCCTGAACAAGGAAATTGTAAATAACTCAATTCATGATTTCCAATACAAAAAGTATATTTATCTGGATTAGATTTCTTTAATTCTATAACCTTATTTAATGTTTGTATAGATTCAACATTAGTTGTATTCCAATCATCTACATAATCTCCTAAAAAGATTACTCTGTCTAAATTATATTCTTTATCTAATCTTCTTACATCATCAAATATATATTGATGATTATGTACATCCCCTACAAATAAAACCTTCATATACTACCTCCTATAATACTGTATCAAGCCCTGTTATATGTTGTACACTATCATCTTTATTTACAAATTTTCCATAGAAACCTTGTGTACCATCATTATTAACATCATAATAGAAACTAGTATTAACATCTATTGATACAATAGGTTCGTGGTGTGCTTTCCATAAGTAACAGTCTTCTGAATAGAATGTAAGAGTTGACCTTACTATATTTCCTTTATTATTCATATTATGAATATCACTATTATCTTCAATTTCACTATTAAACATTATATTAAATGTATGATACATATTTAATCCATGTAATACTTTAACCAAAAGTGTTGGTCTTAAATGATAATACCATAATATCTCTCTAACTAATGCATCGTTAGTTATTCTATCTCTAGTCCATACATCTAATTGCCAATTTACTGTTATTGGAATTACTTGAGCTCTTACTTCTAATCTTTCTTTAGGGTTATCAGGATTTTGCATAAGAATTTTATCACCTACGAAAGTTTGGCTCATTTGTCTATCAAGATTTAATTGCCAACTCAATCTCTGTAAACTTATAAATGGCATTACAATTTTATCATTATCCATCTGCCCTAATATATTAAATGCTTGGTCAGGGGAAGCCATTATAACTTTACTGTTTATATCACTTTCTGTTATAGGTGGTTGTTTAAATCTTGCTCTAAAATCATTTACAAGTGCAATATCATAAGCATAAACTGACACATCACTCTCTTTTATATTAGGTTGTTGCAAATTTTTATTATCTATATTTGCTTCTGACATTTATTATCTACCTCCATTAATCTGATATTATTTTTCCTTTTGTTATACTAGATGTTTTCAACATTATATAAGCCTTCCACCATTTATTTAATTGAACATGATTGAACTTTCTTCTTATAAATTGTATCATTCCAGTTCCCTTTACAATATTATCCCCATTATCAATAAATTTTAAGAATTTAGTTATTGGTGTTCTTGTGTTAGGAATTAAAACCCTATTATCAAAATATATCTCCCATGTTTCTTTTCTTTTTCTTATTTTAAAACACTTTTTTATACTAGCCATAATCATATCTGTTGTAATATCTTTTGAACTTATCCATTCTATCCATCTAGCTCTTTTTATATAATTTAATCTAGCATCAATTCTTCTTTTGTTTGCATCTCTATTCATATAAATAAATATTTTCTCACACAACCAATTCAAAAAATCTCTAATTCTATCTCGTTCGTCATCTGTTAAATTTTCGAACTGCATTCTTACTAACATATCCCATCTCCTATCCGCTAAATGGACTGTCCTCATCATTAATAAATGTATAATTATTTTCCCATTCTTTAAACTTCTCTGGTGTTGTATCTATTACTTCTGTATTAGTTGTATATAGTGAATTTTGTTCTTTAGATGTAACCTCACTTTTTTCTTGACTAACCTTTTCATTATTTACTAATGTATATTGATTTCTTTGTGGGAATTGGTCTAGTACTGGTGCTAAGGCTACTGTATAACTATCAGGATATTCTAAATTACTTCCTATTCTAGTTATATCAAAAAGTCTAGGTCTGTCTGTACCTTTAATAGTTGCTAACATTATTCTGCACCCAACCATTAAATTTGGAGTGTCAAATGGTATATGTGCAATTATTGGCAATGTATCTCCTAATTCAGATAACCATCCATAAGTATTTAATGTTTCTATTGTAGGATTTTCATTTAGTATTATATTCATTCTAATAGGTTGAGAATATTTGAAATTCTTTTCGGAATGTATTGTATATTCTTTATCTGTAACCCATTGATAAGCACAACTTATACCAACTAACTTACACATTTCCTTAAAGTATCTTCTTTGTAATAGTGCTTCATTTCTAATAAGCATTCCCATATCTTATTAACACCTCCATCATTAATATTTTACCGAATAATAATAGGGTGTATTATATACACCCTGTTTTAAGTGCAATTTAAAGTGTAATATTTGCACTTTATTATATAATAATCATACCATCTCTATTTCCCCATATCTCATTTATATCTGGTTCTTTTTTAACTGGTTGATTTACTACTTCTGTTTTTAACTTTTGCATCTCTTCACTTATCATAGTATTTATATCTTCGTCTTTATCTTTATTATTTCCTTGAGATGTATCTGCTAAATGTACTACACCTCTTGTATCTACTGTAAACCCAAATCTTTTATTTATTGCATTTACATTTGATAAATCTCTTATAAATGTATTTCCTGTTCCATCTTTAGTTAATATTTTCTGGTCTAGATAATCTAATTCATCTAAATTTACAGATAGTACAGCATTATATACAGCTCCACCTAAACTATCTGCAATATCCTTACCCACTGATTTTATCATCTCACCATTTACCATTTTAACAGATTGCTTAGGATGGTCTACTTTACCAGTACTTTCGTTCTTCTCTAATGATGTTAATTCTCTTTGTAATTCATACAAATCTAGCAAATATAGTCTTTTTTCGATTAATGTATTTCTAAACGATGTATATCCAACACATTCTTTTTTCTTTGTATCTACAATATCCATAGATACTTCTTTTACTTCAAATCCATCTAATTTTAAACTCTGTAATAACATTAATGATTGGTAACCATCACATGATACCCCAGCAATATTCCAACCTAAATCATATTTTAAATAATGTATGAAATCTTTTACTTTAATCATTGAAAGCTCGTCATTAGGAGGGCATTTTAATCCTACACTAAATACATGCCTGAATACCATCTCTTTCATAGTATTAACAGCACCTTCATCGCTAAATCTTTCTTGATTTTTATATCCTAATACTGCAACTGCACTTATACCTGTCATATCCCCAGATTTTGATAAGTCACAATGCACATATATTTTCTTAGTATATAATAATTCAGGTACTACTTCTGGAATAAAGAAATCTTTTATTTTAATATTATCCTTTAAACCTGTTTTGACTATTTCTTGTTTGAATGGATTTATTCCATCTCCTAAACAAGGTTCTATTATTCTATGTGTTATATATTTGTAGCTACTTTGTACTGCAATACCACAAGTATCTATTAATGTTCTGTTCAAATCCATTTCAAATCTATGTAACATCTCTAAAGGTATATCTATTACTTCATAACCTTGTTTTTCTGCCTCTTTTATCTGTTCACTTGTAACATCTAAAGACATTATATAGCTTTCTAATGTATCATTACCAACTGCTAACTTAAACCACTCACCAGAGAATTTAGATGCAGGTAATACTTCCCATTGCTTGTATCTACTTACATGCATTCCTGGTTGCCCTTCATTATCTTTAATAAATGATTCTAAAACTGCATTTGTAGACTTTGCTGAGGATATTAGATACATTCTACCTTGAATACGTCCAGCAGATAAGAAACGAGATGATAAACGAAGATATAACTGATTATATATTGCCATCATTCCTGTTTGTAGATATTCAACATTATCATTACTTCCAAATGACATCTCATCCATGGCTGCGAACATAACTGCAACAGATAAAGCATGTTCCTCTGTTGAACCAATATCTAATTTTATATCCTTATTTGGCTGATATACTAAATTTGTTTTTCCTGATATAGTTCCTCTTTCTCTAAACCACGGAGACATCTGTAATGCTTTTTGAAATTTACCCCACATTGTTTTTTCTGCAAGTTTTAAATTAAGGTTAAAAAATAAGAACCAAATAGTTTCATTTGCACCTAAATAAAATCTATTAGGATTTTTTAAACACATTAATTTATATAACTCATAACATAATGAATATGTAGCAACTGTTGATTTACCTGTTCCTGTACTTCCTGTTATAGCCCATTGGTCTATAAAATTTGCTGGATTATGTACATATTTTAATTCTTTTAACCATGTTTCATATATATCCTTACCACCATTTGTATAAGGTCCTAATAAGTCATCTCTTGATAAAAATGTCCATAAGTCAACAGGTATTTCTTCATAATCTGCTAAATTTATTGCATCATACATTTCAGATGTACCTGTTTCTGATATATCATTTAGTATTGATTTAACTGCTTCTAATTCATCTGGTGTTAATGATGAAAATTGTTCTTCTAACATAAAATACCTACCTCCCTATTAATATTTTACCAAAATTAAAGAAGGGTATTAGTTACCCTTCTTTATTTGCAATAATAATCTTTTTTCCACATCGCTAACTCTTCGTCTAAAGTATTTTGATATTTTACCTTCCAACTATTTACACCATTAGCTATTTCTGCTTGGTCTTTATACCAACTTGCTATAGCATCTTCTCTTGGTTGATACCAGCTAAAATCACATATATCCCAACTATCAAATAATTTCTTGTAGCCTTTTCCATTTGCAATTTCACCTTTATATCGTCTTACTTTCCTATTTGCAATGTTTTTCATTCCTGGAGAGTTGAACTTTCTTCCAGGAAATTTCCTATAACTCCTAGACATATCTGTCACCTGCTTTCTGGCAGGGTTTCAATAACCTGCCTAGAAAACACTCATTCTTTTTAACATTATTATCACCTCTTAATATTATAACATCTTATATATCCCATCTTATTGGAATTAAAAATTCTTGTAATTCTGCTTGATGTCCATCTAACATATAATCTATGAAGTCACCTGCATCATAATATGAATATGCATCATCAAAGTCCTCATAATCATCACCAGTAAATTCATTTACACCTAATTCAATTAGCTTATTATAAATTCCCTCAACATCTCCATTAAATGTATATAATGCCATTCTATGAGTACCATCATGATGTATTAAATTTATTGATAGACTTTCGTCATCACTTGTTTCAAACTCTATTATATCATAATCTGCAACTAATGATTTAAAATCGTCCATTCCTCTTAATACTTTTCCTGCATTACCAGTTCCTCTCCAAGTTTGTGCTGTACCTAACATTATAACTAAATCATTATCATCTAATTGTCTTTCTATCATAGGTAGTATATTCTCGTTCCAATCTTCTGATATTGCTTCATTATCATTTTCATTGTACATTTCTAAATAGTCTTGAATTAAGCCATCATAAATATTGTCCATCTCTTCTTGGTTATTTGGGTCTATTCCTAAATTTTCTGCTTCTTCTTGTGCTTCTGCATTTACATCATGAAACTCCGCTAACCACTCTTTAAAGTCAGGGTCATTCTGGTCAACATACTCACTTTCAGAACTCCATACTTTTGTTCCTTCAACTATCTTTTTACTTTCTGTTTCTTTTCTTCTCTGAATTTCATTATCAACATCCATATATAACTGGTCTAAATAATCAGCTACTTCTGTATTATCTTCTGTTCCTTCTCTTTTATTAATTATATCTGTCATATATGCATCTAAATCTTCTGTTGACATATCTTTATAATTTGGTTCTTCTAAATTTTCTGTTATTTTCTTATTTTCTTCATATTCTTTTCTATATTCACCTGCCACATCTTCTAGTATATTTATTGTTTCTTTAAATCTATTCTCAAAATCGAAATCAGTATTTTTAATATATTCTACTAAACCTTTTGAACCACCTTTTATATTTAATGCTGGTATTAAGTATCCTATATTTCCCATTATTTTTGATTTATTAGCAGTTATTAAATCTTCATCATTATCTTTTATTGCATCTTGTAATTCTTCTAAATAAATATCTAAATTTTGTAATCTATTATTTATTCTTCTGTCTGCCTCATTTCCATATAAGTCTTTAGATAAGTCACCTTCAACTTTTTTACTCTCTTCAAGTTCTTCATTATACCAACTACCATCACATGTTATTTGTTGACTTTCACCTGTTTCAGATGATGTTACTGTCCATCCTATATTTCTTGTCAAAACACCATCATCTGTAAATCTTGAAGGATTCAAACCTGCATCTTCAAGTGCTTGTTCTATTTCATAAAATATACCTTTATCATAGGTATCTCCTTCTGTCAATTTTTTACTTTCTTCAAATTCTTCTTCGTCATCATACTCATATAATTCATCATCTTCTACATAACTTGTATCTACTTTACTTAACACTGTAACAAAGTTATCAGCCCAACTAAATGCACTATCAGCTTTATAATCATTAAATAGTTCATCTATTGCTTCTTCAATAGTATTATTATCTTCTATTAGATTTAAAATATTAGATATAGTTAAATCCATATATGAATTTAGATGATGAGATTTATCAGAATTATTTAAAATATCAACAGCTTTCTTTGGAAAATAGAAACCATCAACTAATGTTTTATTATCTCCTTCATCTAACATATCTTTTAAATCTTTGAAAGCATCTCTAGCCTCTTGTGGTATATTTTTCTTTACTCTTTCACTATAATCTTTTGCTAATGATTTTTCATTTTCTACATAGTCACCATAAGCATCTTCTTGTAGTTTCTTTCCTTCTATTTGTTTACTTTCTTTTCTCAATGGATTTTCCTCCTCATCTTCAACCATTTCAGGTTCTTCTAAACTTTCTTGATTTTCTATATCTTCTGGTTCTTCAAGATTTTCTTCGTGTTCTATATTATCCTGTACTTCTTCTTTATCTGTCACAGCATTTGTATTTTCAACTCTACCATTCACAACAAAACTATCTGGTACTTTACAACATATAGGGCATGTATCTTCTCCACTATCTAATAATGTATCATTTACAAATGTTCCTCCACATATAGGGCATGATAAAATATAATCTCCCTCATATTTATCTGTAAATGGTAATTCTCCTACATCTGTATTATCAACTATACCCTGTAATTCGTCAGCTACTTCTTCAAATTCCTCACTTGTTATTTCAGGGTCTGTTACTACTAATATTCCATCTGCAATTCCATCAACATTTTCCTCATCTTTCTCTGTTTCTGGTTTATTTGGGTCTTCTCTTGTTGGTGCAGATTTAATTATATTTGCAGTATCTATTGCTTCTTGGTTTGCATCTTTAACATTTTTATCTATTTTTATTTCTGTATCTTGTTTTCCTATTACATTATCTTCTTCTACTTTTTGTGTTTTTCCTAACATTTGAGCCATAAGTTCATGTAATGATTTTCCGTTTCCTACATCCATTTCAAATCCTCCTAATCTTAATATACTATGTATTATAATACAAGTTTTAAAATATGTCAAGCAATTTTATAAAATATTTAAAACTATCATCATTAATATTTTACCAATAACAAAAGTGGTATTACAATCTTTTGAAAGTAATACCACAATTCTACAAATTATTTTGTTTCTTCTGTTTTAGCTTCTTCTAATTCAGGTGTTACTGGTGTGTACCAGCTTGCTTTAAATCCTTTTATTGCAGCTTCTATTAAAATTGTTGCTTCTGCTTCTGTAATAGTTATTCCTTTTTCTTCTAACCATTCAACAGATGTTTCAAGAGCTTTTTGTAATTTCTCTTTTCCATCTAATGCTTCATACACTTGTTGTACATACTTAACTGTTGCTTCCACAACTTCTTTTTTAGTATCTGTATTGATTTTTTCTTCAAATTTATTTTTTATCTTTAATGCTACATAACCTGCAATAGCTGTAACTATTGTAACTACATAAGGCATTAAAGCTGTTATGATTTGATTTACTTGTTCCATATAAACTACCTCCTATTAAAATAACTTGTTATTTCTTTAATAACCTTTACATTTCCCAATAAGGGTTCATTATCATGCCCATTTAATCTTATTCTATCTCCTATTACTAGATATACCCTTGAATTTGAATACATTAAAAATTCAAAATAATCTAACAATGTACTACTATTAGGATTATCTGGAAGCTTAGGGTAGTAGTATCCATCGGCATAAATTGCTTCATATACAGATACCCCAGCTTCCTCACCTACAATTTCATCCCCCAAATGGATTTTACTTTTACCATTTTCAGGTATTTCGCCAAATCTAATATATACTGGTACACTTGCTTGTTTCATAATTATATTTCCTACCTCTCTAAATATGATTATTGAACATCTTTCTTATATACCCAAGACATAATCTCTTTTAATAGTATTCCATCTGGATGTGTATTACCACTTCCTACTTGCATTATAGTATAAGATTTTCCCTTGATTGAACTTGGAATTGTTTGTCCTGTACAATATCTACCTGCTGATGTCTTTAATGTTACTCTTTGTCCTTTACTAAATCCTGCAGGTGCTGATGGTTGAGGTGTTGGTGCTGAATTTCCACCTACAATACAACTATCATTTACCCATCCAATATTACCATTGTTTAATAGATATGGATTATTTGCACCATTTACTATTTTTGTAATAGTACCTGATTTAACAGCTGGATTTAATTTCTTTGTTGACATTGATGATGTGAATACACCATTTATTGAAACATTTTCACCTACATAGTGTCCTTTAGGTTGTGTTGGTGCAGATGGTGTTGAACTTCCACCAACTCTCTTTGTAAAATCTAAACAAATCCACCCTGTTCCAGATTTTAGTCTACCCCAATTACCTTGAGTTTCAACTATTGTATAAACACCTCTATCTCTTATACAACCTGTTATCGCATTTCCTGTTCCAGCTCCACTCCTAATATTTAATGCTCTTGTTGTTATTTGTACTAAATAACTGTCACCATTTACTGCTGGAGCAGGAGCTGGTGTTGGTATAGGTGCAACAGATGTACCAGATAATTCTGCATACTTTTGTCTAACTATATTCCAAAATCTTTCTAGTCCCATATCAAGTGTTCTATGAGGACAATATTTACCACTTCTACTTTGATGTGTATTTACAACTTTTGTTCCTATTGTATCTACACCCCATCCATATTGAAGCATAATTCTTGCAGTTAATTCAGCAGCATTTCTTTCGGCTGCTTCAAATCTTGCTCCTCCTGATTTACTATAACATATTTCTATTCCTATTGTTTGTCTATTTCCAAATCCACCACCATCACCAGCATGCCAAGCATTTCTATTATGTTCTATTGCTTGAACAGCTCTTACATCATCTACTGCCCAGTGGTATGATACTTTATTATTATTTGTAATCATATATGATACTTCATTTTTTGCAGAAGCATCATTAGCTGTATTATGAATGGTGATTCCTTGTGGATTCATTTCATAGGGTGCTTTACACCAATATTTACTTGATGGGCATAACATTTTTACTATTTCCATTTTACTTTTCCTCCTCTTTCTCACCTTTACTTTTTTCTTTTTCTAAAACCTTTGTAAGTTCTTGAATTGTAGTTTGTAAATCATTTATTATCATTCTAACAACCTCTGACCTATCTCCTATATCTAAATAATTCTTTGCCATTCCAAATTGATAAGCTGGATAGGTATGTTCTGTATCAACAATGTGTGTAATACCATCTTCCTGTACTTTAGTTTTTTGATACCATGTTTTATGAATTTCAAACTCAACATCATTACTTAACCTCATTGTAGATTACCACCTTTGTTATTGATTAACCTTGTGCTTCTTCTTCACTTTCAACACCAATGCCATCTTCAATCTTTTCAGACCAATCATTAGCAGGGTCATTCATACATTGTTGTCCCAATTCCTCATTGTACTCAATAATCTCATTAGGTTCTAACCAATTCTTTTCTTCCATATTCTTCTACCTCCTCATAGAATATCTCATTAATATTTTACAGAACAAAAAAAGAAACTCCTATTTGAGTTTCTTTTAAATCTCAATCTCTAATTATACTACGTCCCAATAATCTAATAATTCTCTTACTGTACTTATATTTTCTGTTGGTGGTATTTGCCCTAATGAATCTTCTATAACATTTAGTATATTAGATAATTCTAAATCCTCTGGTAAATTCATTAGAAAATCTACAAATTTTTCAAATAATTGTTCTTCATTCATTGATATTACCTCCTTCCATTAACCTAAAGTATATATAATAAATCTTTCTTCTGGGAATATTCTATAACAATTATCTTCTTCTCTTGCTATAAAATCTTCATCAGATTCTTCTTCATCTTTAAAATCGTCAAAGTCACCATAAGAACCATTTACTAATACATTATCTATTACTGCCATTGGATTATAATTGATAAATCCTAATTGCTCATCAATAATTTCCATTAGTTCATCCCATACTAAATCTGGTACTTCTCCCCATGATTCTTTTACCCATCCTGCTCTTGCATCTAGAGCACTTTTATAAACTTCTGGTGCATTATGGAATATTTCTTCCCATTCTCCCTCATCTAAATAATTTGTGTATCCATTTCCATTCCATTCTTCTGCCATTTCATAAATATTGCTATTTTCAGTAATATATGTGTCTACTACTTCAAATACTATTTCTCTTATTTCATCATAATCACCATTTGTATAACCAAAATTTTCTAAATCTTCAGATGATATAAATGTATCAGTAAATTCATCTGTTGCATCATCCACATCTCTGTATCTCATATCATCATCTAACTCACACCAATTTTGTATTAAATCTCTTAATTCTTGTTCTTTCTTTTCCATATTAAATCCTCCAATTCAATTTTAATCTATACTTATAATACTATAAGTTTTAAAATATGTCAAGCATTTTTTAAAATTTTTAAAATTTCCTAAACTTTTTCATCATTAATATTTTACAGAACAAAATTAAATATTCATAGATTTAGTATTCATCTACTTTTTTCAAAAATTTGGTTACTGTATAAATCTCGCCATATTCATCTACAATTTCAACTTTATCTTTATACTTTTTCATAAATTCTTTAAATTGTTCTTTACTTCTTGGGAAACTGTACTCTTTTAATTCCAACCAACCATCATAAGATTTTTCTTCATTTATTTGTTCAATATCATAATATCCGTCTGGTACTGAATTTAACTTCCAATGAAAACCACCACCTGAATATGTACCTATTTCTATTTTAATATCTTCTATTTCTGATAGGTACACTTTCTTTAAATGATAGTCTTCAGGTTCATCTGGATAACCACCATACCAACTTGCTGCATTACAAAATTGCTTATTAAAATTATCTTCATTTATAATATTTTGAGTAATATTAGTAACTTTAGTATATAAATCCTCTGCAATAATTTCTAATGCTTTATTTATTATACTTTCAGTACCTTTTATTGTTTTTCTTATAGTATTTAATTCTTTATCATCTTTTAATCTCATATAATAAGTTGTTGACATATTATCTATCCTTTCTGTATCTATTTAATTTTCTTTCTATTTCATATACAATTTCTGTATTAATTTGTTCTGTACTTATAGGATTGACTGTGTACCAATCTTCTCCTAAAAAGAACCTACATAATTCATCTACTGCTGTTTGTGCTGTCATTAGGGAAGGAAACATACCATAGTCCTTCATATCAGTTAGATGGAATAATCTGTCAAAAGTTTCTCTTTCTGTTTCTTTTCTTTTAGGTATAATCATTACTTACCCTCCTTATGTTCTTTTATTAACTCGTCTATATCTCTTTTTAAGTTTTCTATTACTTCTGGTTCTAGTTTAGCAAACATATCATCAATTTCTCTATCATCTATTTCATTTTGTTGTTGTACTTTTAGACTTATTAGTTCTAATTCCATATCATTTATCTCATCCTGTCTTTTGTATAAACAATATTTATCCTCTACTTCTTTTTGAGTACCTATATGACAACCCACTGGGTCAGAAACAAGCATACCATCTACAACTATTAAATTACTTATAACTACTAAAATATCATCGTCTAATTCTTTTTTATTTTTATCTTCATCTATGTATGTTGCAAACCCCTGTATCAGTACAAAATGGTTTGATGTCAACCTTTTATAAATATCTCCTAAGTGCATAATATACCTCCTAATCTTCTAAATAATTATTTTCTAAATACACATATCCAAAATCTAATAATACTATTAATATAATCCATAATAACCAAAATCCAGTTACAGCACCAGTAACACTTGTTTGTCTATTTCTTATGACTTCATCAATACTACTATTATAATAAAATTCATTATCTACTATTGTATTATTTTCTATATGTGTAAACAACACACCATTAAAAGATATTGGTATTGCATAATATTTATATCTAATATAATAACTTTCCTTTACAGTATCTATATATTTATCATTGTTGAATTTAATTGTATTATAATCAAATATAGAATTTAAAAACTTAAATTGATTTACGTGTTTAATTTCACTAGACACATAATCCCATTCCCAGTATGTTTCTGTTGTATAATATGTTTCTGTTTTAGTACCACCATTACCATCTGGAACTGTTCTTGTATGTTCTACTTGTCTTGTATGTTTAGTATATTCTTCTTTAACCTTCTTTATATAAAAATATTTTCCATTAATTCCATCATAGGAAACACCATCTATTCCCTCAACAATTCCTGACGCTAATACATATCCTATATTTGTTTTTAAAGCATAACTAAACATATCCATATCATTATCTACCTTTAATGATTTATAATATTTATCATTTGATTCATCTATACTATTTCTAATTGAACTTGCAATAAAAAATCCAATACCAATTAAAAATAAAGTTAATGCAATAGTAATCATTATTTCTCTCTTAGTAACTTTAAATTCCATTTTAAATTACCTCTAATTATCTTTAAATAGATTTCTTGGAGCATCTTCTGATGCATCATATTCAAGATAATCTGTATCTATTTTTTCAAACCCCATCATATTTAATATCATATTATTTGGAAATTTCTTAATATACTTATTATATTTCTTAACTTGAATATTATAATTATTTCTATGCTCTGCAATTAAATTTTCGGTTGTAGATAATTCTGTCATCAATGTTTTATAATTTTCATTTGACTTTAATTCTGGATATTTTTCTGCAACTGCATTTATTAATACCTGTGCTTCTTCTACTTGTCCGTTACTTGCTTTTGTTCTTGCTTCCACTATTTTGGTCATAGTATCCTGCTCATATTTATTATAACTTTCAACTGTATCTACTAAATTATAAATTAAATCTTCTCTTCTCTTTTCTTGTATATTAATACTTGATTTACTTTCTTTAATTTGTTCACTTAAACTTATTGCAGTATTATTTATACCTGCAAACATTCCTATAATTAGTATCAATAATCCAAATGCTATGCCTAACATTATCAAACTCTTTTTCATCTCTATTCTCCTTCCCTACATTGACTATATGTTATTGTAGTGTCTTCATAATCTTTAACATTTATTTCAGTTAAATTAGGTCTTTTTAATAAATCTGCAATTTTTGTTGTAATTACTGTTTGCATACCTTGACCATTACAAGGGCATTCTGTGATAAAGGGTGCTAACACTCTCTTACATATAGGACATTGCCAACCTTGTTGTGCTCCTAGTTGCATATATCCTGATGTATAATTTTTTGTTTCTTCTGTTGTCTTTGAAAATTCCATTAATATACACCTCCTTCATCTGTTATATTACTTATTAATATTTCTTCTATTTCATCTTCAGATACATAATAATTTCCTGTAACTGCATTTAATACATAATCTATAACATCTTCTGGACAATCTCCTAAAATATTTATTAGTTGATTTGCATAAAATGTAACATTTTTAATATCTTCTTTTTCCATCTTATTTGTCCTTTCCATATTTTCCTATACTCACATTTAATGGACTTACATCAATAATTCCTAGTTCATGTTCTTCTATAATTTCTTCATGATTTTTAGTTGTCACTATTTTTGCTCTTCCGTTGTGTACTTTTATTTCTGTTAAATAATAATCATCAAAAGATTTTTCAAATTTTACTAAACAACTTCCTGTATAGTATTTTGTATATCCATATACTTCCCTATCTGCCATATCTATACCTCCTATATTTCATATTGACATTTAACACAAGCATCTACATTGTTTGAAAACATCATTCTTTCAATAATCTTTCTATCTTTATTTTTCTTTAATGGTTTAGTTATTTCTATTAATATACAACTTGTATTTTTAGATTCTACAACTCTATTACATATTATACCATTCTTAAATCTAGCAGAAAGAACACTGTTATTTTCAAAATCATAATTATATTGTTCTTTTAGTATTTTTATAAGTTCTTCGCAAGACTTACTATTTGCATCATTTTTATTTATAAATGTAGATGCTGCATATACAAGTGCATCTCTTCTTGAATATAAATGTTTTAAATAAATATAATCGTATAGTCTTTCTTTTGGTAAATTAAATGCTTTTACCTCAAATATTGATTTTAATAATTTTTGTTTATAAACAGATGTATCTAATATATGTTCTAAATGTCTATTTTTATTTTTATATTCCTGTTGTTTAATTTCATCTTGCAAAGCATCGTTGAATATACTTACAGCTTTACTTGCAACTACACTTGATATATAGCTTATTGTTTTACTTCCCTTTAACAGAGATAGTGTACCATTTCCATTTATAGGTACAAATATTAAATCTATTTCATTATGACTATAATACCCTAATGTACAACCTGGTAATTCTCTACATAATGTTCTCACAGTCTGAACCATTGCAGATGAATATACAGCATCATAAGGTTTTTTAAACTCTTTACAAAACTCCTTAAACTCTTGTTGTTTTACCCTTACTATATAAGGTTCTGTCTTAATTATTTTTAATTCCTTATCGCTTTCATATATTCCAAAAATCTCACTCAATTTAATCATTTCTTGTTTAATCATTTTTATAACCTCCTCTATACTTTAAATTAAACCTCATTGATAAAACTATCAAATGATTACACTCATTGCAACAAATACCATCGTTTACTGGATAAGCATTATTCCCATATCCCTTAAATTGTTTATCACAAATACTACAAATTTTGTCTTCCATATTAACTTCTTCACATATCTCATTCAAACGAGAATTGGTTTATAGGTAATTTTAAATAATTTATATATTAATCACCTAGCAATACATTATTCTTTGTTACTTTTCCACCTAAAAACTCTATTCCAAGTTTCTTAATATAATCCATACAAGCATTTATCTCATGCATATCAACTATAACATCCCCCATTGCTTTCTTAGCATATATTTTATCATATATATTCTCATCATAGGTATCTTTCATAATTAAATTAGTAACTGTAACACTATTTTTACTTGTAATTCTATGACACCTATTAAAACACTGTTCAAATGTTGCATAATCCCATAGTATTGATATAAATACTACTTGTGTAGTATTAGGCAATGAATGTCCAGCACCTAATGTTTGTGTTTGTGCAAATATAACACTAAACCCATCTGTATTTTCATGTGTATTTATTACATTCATTATTTCATTTCCCATACCACCTACAATTTTTTTAGGGCTATATTCTTTAAAATAATCCATTGCAATATCTATTGCTTGTGTGAATTGACAAAATACTAATACTTTTTCTCCATTAGATTTAGCCTCATCTAATATATCTTTTAATCTTTCAAATTTTGTAGACTTTTGTATTTGTGTACTTAATAACCCTGTATGTGTTGTACATTGTCTAAGTCTTGTTAATATAGACATTAGTGTTGTTGGTACATTTATTTTATCTAGCAATCTTCCTCTAGGTACTAAATCTATCAATACATTTTTATTTTTTGATTCTATACCATTTAATTCATTTCTTATCTCTCCAGTAATCTCATCAAATACTTTCTGTTCATCGCTAGACATTTCAAGAATTTCATTTTTAAATACAACTGGTGGTAAGTCTTTAGCAACTTCCTCTTTAGTTCTTCTAATAAATGATTTATGTAATATAGATTGTAATTCTTCTATATTTTGAAATCCACTAAAACCTCCGAATATATCTTTTATCAAATATCTTTCGCTGAAATTCCAAAAACTAGAGTTTATCAATCCTACAACTCTCATAGGTACATATAAATTAAGTGGGTCTTTTACTACAAGTGTTCCTGACATACCTACTTTCATTGCTTTATCATCAAGTTTTATAAGCATTTTACTTTGTTGGGCTTTTGAATTTCTACACATGTGTATCTCATCTATAATTATTAAACCTAAATCTCCGTTTTCTATGTGTGTATTAAGTGCATCTACGATTGTATCTTTCAGTTTCTCTTCTTCTTTAGAAGCTCTCAACTTCTCTATATTTATTATCCAAAAGAACTCTTCAGGTTTATCTTTAATCTGTTCTTTTGTTTCATTTATAGACATATCATATAACTTATTTTTAGTTTTTTCTGTTTTTCCATACCTAGTTCCTAATATAACAGCACTCTCATTTGTAAATTTCCCTATTTCATTTAACCAGTTATATTTCAGAGAATTTATGCAGCAAACTACTAAACAATGTTTTATTTTATTATCTTTTTTATAAATATTGGCTAATTGAATAGTTTGGTATGATTTACCTAACCCCATTGTGTCTCCTAGTATCCAATTTCTGTGTCTTAAACCATATTTAATACCTTCTAACTGATATGGATATGGTTTAAATTTACCCCAATCATGTTCTTCTAATAACTTTGTAAGTTCTGCATCTGCTTTTCTTCTAGGTCTTTCGTTTAAATAATATATATCATTATTAAATAATGTTTGTATTTCTGTTAATATTTCTTCTGTATAGGGTACTTCCCATTCCTTATCATCTTTTAGATATGTACTATTCCAGAAGTTTTTAATTTTATCTTTATCCTCCCAAAATGTAGTACTTCCTTTTGGAAATTTTATAAACATACTATTTTGGGTTAAACTTTGGTTTTCTGCTGTACCAAATTCTAATATAATCATTATAACCATACTCCTTAATAATTATTTCTTATTTTTAATTCTTGTCCAATATGTAAATTTGCACTATCTAAATTGTTATCTTGCTCAATTATATATACAACTTCTCTAACATCTCTATTTGTAGAAACATCTTCTGCAATATTCCATAGTCTATCTCCATCAGATACAATATATGTTGAGAAATCTCCTTCATATTTTAGAGATATATTCCCACTTAACCAACTTGCAAAAGAAACAGTAAAACCTGTAATAATTGTAAATAATAGTATAGATTGTATAATTAACTTTCTTATTCTTTCCTTTCTTTTTCTTAATTGTACCTTTCTTTTAATTTCTCTTGTATTCATTTTAAATCCTCCTTTGTTTTATCTGTTACTATAATACTATAAGTTTTAAAATATGTCAAGTATTTTTGAAAAATTTTTAAATAAATTTTAAAATATGATAAAAGAGTAGCTTAATAACTACTCTTCTAAACTATTTGATAAATTTTCATTATTTTTTATAATGGACTTTATATCATAGTCATCTAATTGTCCTACCCTCCATGATTCTATATTATTATTCAATACATTTCTAATTTCACCAATAGGAATAGAAGTATCTCTATCATATATGATAATCTTACTACAATAACCAACATACTTCAATCGTATAATACAATTTGTCTTTTCTTCTATTTTACTTAATTGCTTAGATATAAAATCTAATTTTTTTGTATCTATCATATTTCTATACTTATTACATTTACATACTAATTCTTTATTCTCTGCTGATTCTAATTCATCTTTTAATACTTGTAATTCATACTCTTTATGCTTAATACTTTGTTTCAATAACCCACTTTTACTATATGTTATCGGATGTGTCTTTCTGTAAGAACCACCTTTTTGAAATTTTGGTATTTCTGCTATAAATTCTTTTCTTTCCTCTATGGATAATTTTTCTGATTCCCTACCATCCATAAATGCCCAAGTTTCATTTCCTTTTCTAAAATCTAACCAAAGCATTTGTACTTTAAATATCTCTGGTTTTCCAGTTCTTTGATATTCAAATGTATATACAACATTTGATTTTCTTCCTTTAGGTGTTTTTGATATTATTGTAAAATTACCTATTTCTATAACTTTTTTTCTACTCATAATAACATATCCCCTTTAATAATTGTACTGAAGGTTAATAACCTTTAAATTATCCTAATACTTTCTTTTTATTAGAAACCTTATCAATAATATTGATTTTAGGTTTTTGACTTTCTTTTAAATAAATCTCTATATATAATAAACCATCTATCGCTTCTTTCTCAATATGGTCTACCATATCAGGATTTATAGAAAATCTACTTCTAATACTATAATTAGAACCATTTACTCCATTTTTAGTTTCCCCAGAAATGAATAAATAAGTAATTCCTTTTATAGTTTCGATAGTTACATTAATATCTTCAGGTTTTATACCTAAAGCCTCATGTACTATTATTGATTTCTTTTCCTCATTCTTTATAGTATAAGGTTTTTTAACAGATGTTACTCTGTTTGTTTGTAGAAAATCTGGGTCAAACCCAAATAAATCACTTACAAATCTTTCTATCATAATAATTCCTCCTTTAATTGTAACCTTTTCTAGCCACAATATTTAAAAATTTATTTATATAATAGGTTATTAACCTTCAATACCGAAACTTAATAATTTAATAAAACTATCTTTAGTCAAAGCTTCTAAACTAAAATCAAAATCAACAGGTACTTCTTCTTTCCTAAAATACATCTCATCACCTGTATATGTTATTCCTTTTTCATCTGCTTCTTCTTGTTTAATTAAATTCATATTTTCATCTAATACATAAGATACTTCAACAGGAATTGTTGGTCCATCTACAATTCTAGCACCACTTTCAATAAGCATTAATCCTAAATCTAATTGTGTTTGAGTTTGTATTTTTATAAAATTTCTTAATTTTTCTTCAAACTGTTTATTTCCTGATACACTTGAATTTGAAGTAACTAAATCTGTAAATGTGAAATTGATATTACTATCATTAATATCTAAAATACCTATAACCTGTTCTGCTTTTCCTAATTCCATTTCCATTGGTATTTTTGCTATAATAGAATTAGGGTCTACTACAAAATTTTTATTCAAGCTATCTTTATCTAAATAGTAACCAGATGCTATAATTAATTCATATTTTAGAGGTCCAACATCTCTTGTATAGTTATTTAATTTAAGATTAAATGTTGTATTTTCCACATCATTACTAATATACATGAATTCAGATGCTCCTAGTGGTAAAGGTGCATTCGTATTATCTCCTGTAAATAATATATCATCATCTTTTCTATATGAAGTATTCCATCCAAGATTATATTTTTCAGATGTTAAATGTAAATCTATATCTGTTCTCACTTCTTTATTATCGTCTTTGTAATTACACCAATGAATACCCACTAATAAAGGTTGCTTATTAAATAATATCTTAGTACCAAATGGAATATTACCTACAAATTGTTTTTCAGATTGTGGTAATTTATATAAAACATTATGAGGAATATATACAGTTTTTCCACTTACATTCTCTTTCAAATAATTTTTAATAATATTCTTTAGTAATAATATATCAAAACTATCAACTGACTTATAATTTATTTTATCTTTTATAAATATCTTATTGTTTCTTATTTTATACATACTATAATCTAAGTTGCTACATTTAATATACTCTAAATAGTTCAATAATTTTATTGCAGTATATACTCCTGAATCCTTAACCTTATCTGTAACTATTTTTATATAGTCATCATTTGATTTTAGATTTTTTTTCAATCTATCTAAATAATCTATAAAATTATTCAAATCATTTGTTGGCATTGGTTTATGGTAGTCTTTACTCAATCGCATAATATGATTTATAATTTTATTTATTCTCTTAATGGCATTCAAATCTTCTTCTTTGTAATAGTTTGAAATTGATGGTTGTACTTTTCTTTTCATAGAAATAAATAAATCTTTAAATCTATTATATGTTTCTGCTAATGGAATAAATCCATATAATTCATTATATCTATCTAAAACTTTTATTAGCTCTTTCTCATCAATAAATCTAATTGCTCTTTTTGTTTCTTCATCTTTTATTAGTAATGTTTTATTACAATATTTTGCAAGTATGTATCTTAAAAATTCATCGCCTCTCTTAGGTAATATATTAAACTTACTACATAAAGCAATCTTTATCTCTTTATTTTTTATATCTGTAAAGTATCCATCTGTGTTTTTGTGCATATCAATATTTATGTAATCACTTAAATTCATTATATCATTTACTGTTGTTTTAGATAGTGCTAAATTCTGTGTAACCAAGTTATTTATTCTCAATATAAGTTCATCTTCTGTTATAGGTTTAATAACAATTAATTTAGTATCTTCCTTTAATTCAGGTACTTCTAATTTTTCTTTTGGTATTATAACATTATCCGAACTATACACACCTAATGCTTCTGCTCCATAAGTAGTAAAATAATGTAATAATTGCTCATAATATAATTGTTCTATATCTGCATTTGCTACTTTAAATAATGACTTATGAAATGTTTGGTTTAATTCTTCTCCATTTCTACCATATTGTTTTATAGCCTCATCTATAATATTATTAGGAACATCCTTAGATATAAAAACACCATATTTTAATGCTTTTTCATTAGGGATATCTGATAAATTTTTAGAATTCTTTACTACAACACTTTTAAATAACCTTAATGTACTTTCAAACATACTCATAAAACTACCTCCACTATAATAGAAAACTTTGTTCTATTAATTTTTTAATTATTTCTATTGATTCTTTTCTAGTAAATCCCACTTTCATCAGATACTTTAATTGCATTAAGCAAGTATCTGCATTAAAAAGTAATAATTCATGTAATGCTTCTGGTCTTTTTTGAAACAGATGACTATTATTTAAGTAATCTTCTATAATTGTTTCTTCATCATATTCATAATCATCACTGTCATATTCAATATCTGTTTCATCATATACAACATCTTTAATTGGCTTTTTATTAACTTTTGTAGTTTTACCAATTTCAGATAACCACATATTATAACCAAATATAGAATATAAATCTAATACTCTCTTACAATTAGGGCATATAACCTCTCTACTTGGTTGTTCAATAACTTTTGTTATATCTACATCACATACAGGACATTTTAATATATAATATTCACTATTAGACAAACTAATCACAACCCATCTATTTACTTTCTACTAATTTTTGTAAACTTTCAATAAACTTTTTCATTGATGGTTCTTCTACTACAATATCATAATATGTATAATCTTTCCCTCTCAAAATACACCATATCTTTTTTAATTTTAACTTTATCACTTCAATAATATTTAGATTATCATATCTTGATTTTGATTTAAGTATAAAATAATATTCATTAGGTGCATTTACATTTACTCCTTTTTCAACTTCCAGTTCACATCTATCTACACAAGCACATCTCAATATAACATTATTAATGTCACAATTAGAATCTCCTTCTACATAACCAAATAAAGACATTATTTACCCCTTCCTTTCATTATCTTTTCAATTTTTTTATCTAACTCCACCTCTAAATTATCATCTTCAAAATAAAAAATATCACTTTGCATTCTTGGTGGTGCAAAATTAACAAGTAATTGACCCAATCTGGTATCAGGTTCATTTATCCAAATTGCTTCTATTTTCTCCAATATTCTTGGTATTCGTTCTGGATTTCTCATAATATACCTCACTTAATATAACATCTTTATAATATAGAAAAACCAAAATCATAATGAAATTGGTTTTTAATAAATTATTTAAAATTAAAGAAGCAATATTGCGATGAAGAGTAACAACTGCTTGATTATCAACCATTCTAACTAAAATTAGAATATGGGTCAATAATCTGATAAATTTTCATCTTTTAAATAGGAACTCTTTTAATCTTTCCTTTACCAAATAACTCTTCACTCATCCTATTTCTACATAACATGATTTTCAAAAGCTCATGGAAAACCTCTCCGAAAAAGGAACTCTTGCAAGAGAAATTATAATAAATTCTAATATTGCTTATATGTCTGGTGAGAAGTATTCTGTGCTATTTTCCACAATGGGAAATAGTCACATTTGTACCCAATGTTTTTTATTGTTGAATAGGAACTTCTTTAACCAAGACTTTATATTATAGGTGAGAAGTATTGTTAAGATATTATCAGTATCTCTCTAATAGGAACTTCTTTAACCATATAACCAATCTAATAAATTTCTTTTACATATATTATAACATCTGTAATAACATCGAATGTAGTATCATCTACAACATGTGTTACATATTCTACAATAAATCTATGTTCACCAATATCTATAAATTCTTTATACTGTGGAATATGATTACTTAATATAACATACATATCTTCATTATCTTTTTTTGTTCTTATTCTTAATTGCATCATCACCAACTCCTAACATCTTTTGTAGTTTTTCTACTTCTATGTTTCCTGTTTTTTGATGTAAATAATTTAAAACAGTTTTTACCCTAGTTTTATCTTTATGTTTTTGATATAGTCTTATTATATATTTTATTGAAAATACTATCAATATTAATAATAATTCAACCATAACTAAAATCTTCATTATAATCACCTTATTCAGTCAAAACCTTATCCTTCATGTAATCATCTACATATCTAACAAAGAATGATTCTAAATGATTTCTATATTCAATATCATTTAATAAGTCTGTAACATTCATTTTGTATCTATTAAGATTACTTCTTGCAAATGCCTGAATTGTTTGTTTTATATATATGTCTTTGGAATCTAATATAAATCCTTTTGAAACTGGTTCCTTTCTATTTTGATTTATATTGTCCAATAGAAACTTAAATATCATTTTATACATATTTATTTTTTCTTCATTACTATATATAACATCCAATTCAGGAAATTGTACTATATAAGCATTAGAAACTTCTTTATTAGTTTCAATTTGAAATGGTACTAAATCATTTTTATTTAATATTTCTTCCATCTCATGAATTGCAGCATTTATATCTCCGTCAATAGGTGTTCTACATTCAAAAGTTATACCATCAAACTTTTTAAATAGGATAGTAAGTTTTGATTCCTTCTTAATATTTTCTATAATACCTTCTACATTATGCTTCCACACATCATTACTATTCATATTAACACCTCTATATTAACATCTTATTTTGCATTATATTCTTCTTTCAAATAGTCAGGTATATCTTTTGGGTCTACTTCTTTTTCTATATTTCCTTCAAAATTAGTAGATTTTGTAGATACATCTTCTGCACCATTTATTACACTTTTTAATGCCTCTGCTTCATCTGGTGTTAATGTACTTCCATCATTCTTATGTGGTTTTGCTAGTTCTGGTTCAGGTACTTTTGATACTATTTTTTTAACATCTTTTACTGCTGTTTCTTTACCTAATTCAGATTCAGCAAATTCTTTATAAGGTGTCACTAAATCTTTTTCCATTGCTTTGCTAACTGCTTTATGTGCCTTTTGTTTTACTTCTTCACTAATTCCTGTCTTATCTTCTACTGTGCTATCTTCAACAGGTTCTGTTTCTGTATTATCTATTTTACTATCAGATAACATTCCATTTGTTACTAATGTTGGGTCTTTCCCTTCTTCCATATCAACTATTGCAGTATAAGCCCCTCTTAATCTTTCAATACCTATTGTAATTTCTTGTATTTTAGTATTGTATTCATCAACAAGTATTTTTTCTTGATTTTTTATTTCATTAAATTGTCTTTGGTATAATTCTTGTGTTGCTTCTGCAACATCTCTTAACCTATTAATTTCATCCTCATATTTTTTCTTTGTTTCTTCTATCAAACTATTTGACATTTTACATCTACCTTTCTTTAAAATCTTACATTATATATAACATCTTTAATTATAATCTAAATCTGATAATCTCTCTTGTAGCATAACTTTTACTTTTCTAATCAAAGATGTTCCAACAAGTTTAGATAAATTATTTAACTCTTGTTTAGTTTCCTGCTGATTTTTATATAAGATTTGTTCATTTAAACACATATAAGCAGTCTTTATAACTCTTTTTGAAACTTTAAGTTCCTCTGCTATGTCATCTAATATATAAACAATATCTTGTTTCAAATCTTTTAAATTTTCTTGTTCTTCCATCCTGTCTATATTACTATAATCATCTTCTAATACATCCATTAATGCTATTGGAAGATTTCCTTCATCTAATCCATCAACAACAGAAAATTCATCTAAACTAAACGCAATACTTGGTTGTCTGTCTTTCTCTTTCTGTTCTTCTATAAATCTATTTGTCATTATTCTCCAAGCCAATGTTGAAAGTTGAAAACCTTTTGATGGCTTGTAATGAACACATGCTCTCCACAATCCTTCATAAGCAATTTGCAATGCATGGTCAAACTCCCAATATCCTGTTTTATAATATTTCTTTGCAAAACTTTCAGCAAGTGCTTTATTTTTTTCAAATAGTTCTAGAGCCTCATCATGTGTAAGCTCCAGACTATTGTTACCATCTTCTGAATTACTCATAACAATACCCCCATAAGATATACACATAATGTTCTAAAATCATATAAAGTATTCTCTAAGGAGATAATATAGTATTCAAAAATAGTGTAATTAAAACATCTTCTATATATTATAACATCTTTTAATGTAAAATTTTATAAATATATGTAAAATATTTAAACTTCTGCTAATTTTTTTGAATTAGCAATTAAATCATGCAAATAATCCTTTATAATTACTAAATAGGCATTAGTTTCTTTGCCAACTATGATTTTGGCAATTTTCTTAAAGTCAAACTTCCTCCCATCTTTATTATGTATTATTTCAAAGAATTTCTTTCTTTCTGTTTCAGACAACCTATCTACTGCTTCTTGATACAATTCTTCAAAACTATCTAAATGTGCTAATAAATATGATGCAATACTCAATAAATCTCTTAATGTAACATCCTTTATTGATTTTATTGTATTCAGCATATCCATCTCTTCTTCTAATACATCTAATATATAATTTTCTTGTTCATTTCTGTTTCTATCTTCTATGTAAACAAATTTTTCTTGTTCTTTAATTTCTTTATCTACTTCATTCAAATTATATATTACTTCTGGAAGTCTACTTATAGTATCTTTTCCTTTACCTTTGTATGTACCAACATCTGTATCTGCCTTTAATTTAAAATTAACATACTTACTATGTTTTTCATGATAATAATAAAAATTACTTGTATGCCATTTTGCAAGATGACATATAAATCTTTCATAATCATCTTTTCCAACATCACAGATTTGTTTAGACTTTAAAAGAATATGTTCCCAACAAGCACTATAAATATCTTCCCTAAAATAGACTGGTTCTAGTTGTCCTGTCCATGTTGAATTTACAACTTTTTTTATTATAGTGTCTACTTTATCTAAATCTACCCAATTTGGTAATTTACCTAAATCAGGGTCATTGTATCTTATTTTTAATTCCAATGGTGAACAATCTGCAACTTGTTTCTTTTGCACCTCCCTCACCATATCAAATGGAATTTTAGTATTACCATTATGTATAAATTCTTCTAATTTGGTACAACTTTCTAAAGATTTCCCTTTAATTCTTTCTACATCCTTTTCTGGAACTACAAAAGTTTCAGATATTATTCTTGCCTTTTCAGCAACAGGTAATTGATTACTTGCCATAAGAATAACCCTCCTATACATATTAAATTTTTAAATTTAAAAACTGGTATTAGTTTATATATAATTTCAAAATATGTCAATAGGATTTTATAAAAAAATTATTACAGTTTTATGACAAAAATATTACAAAAATATTACAAAAAATTCATGTAATTAAGATGCAATAAAAGGTAGAGTTTAATTCTCTACCTTTTATTGCAGTTTTTAAATTTAATATGTATAGGCAATTATTCGAAATATAAGAATGAACTCTATTTCAATCACCTTGTTTCATTTTAACATATATTTTACACAATGTCAATAAATTATGTAAAATATTTTCAAATTATATTAAATTTCAATACTTTTGCCTTGATGTTGATTTTCCTTTTTACCAATTAACCAATATAAATCTCCTTTTTGTAAAAATGGTACACATTTCCCTTCATAGGTACTATCTACATCAATTCCATTAACTTTAGTATATTCAGAGTAGTCATTATACTTTTGTTTTGCAGTAACCAACTCACAATGTTTTTGCCATATATTCTCACCAATATACTTATCTAATATTTTAGGTACACCTGTAAATCCTACCTGAACACCTAATATTGGTTTATTTATTTTGTATTTCATAAATCCTCTTATTAAACCTGCAAGATTAATACCAGAACCAACAACAATAACAACTCTATTTATATCATCAATATATGGTAGAATAGATGATACTTCAGCAGCAGTTGTTTCAACTGCAATATTATCATCCATTCCGAAAGGTAAGTAAAAAGCATTATTATTTACTGCATATTCTTTTGCCCTTTTTATTAGTACATTTGTATATCCATAAGAATGTTGAATTATCTCAGCACCCTTTTCAACTGCTCTTCTCATATCTAATTGTAATTCAGATGTAGTTGTATGTCCTACTGCTTTTAAACCTAATTCTTTACAAACACTTGCCATTATATTTATTTGGGGAGAAGATTTAGCACCCAAAGTAGTAATAGTTGTATATCCATTTTCTTTTGCTTTTTCACATAATACTTTAGCTGCTCTTACTTTTGCACCATACATACCACCGAATTCAAATAGGTCATCTCTTTTAAATAATAAATTACCTGCCTTTTGTATTTCTGTCATTATTATTCCCCTTTCATATATAGCTCTCTTTCTAATTTTTCTTTAGCTACCTTAAATTTTAGCACATCTAAATCAAATTGTAAATCTAATTTCTCCCAAGGAGCAAACTCACCAGCCCAACTTGAATTATCCCCAGTGTAACCCTGTCTTGACCAATCATGTCTTAATGGTCTTCTTAAATTAAATCTATCTATAATTCCCTTTACAGATAATGATATATTATTTTTAATATAATCTTCTATATCTTCTTCTGTAACATCTGTTCTTTGTTGTCCTTTTAAGTCTACATTTATTGATACAGGTTCTGCTACACCTATAACATATCCTAATTGAACCTCACACTCATCAGATAAACCTGCAGCAACTATATTCTTTGCTAACCATCTTGTAGCATAAGCTCCTGAAGCATCTACTTTTGTTGCATCTTTTCCATGTGTATTTCCACCACCAATAGCTGCATAACCACCATAACTATCACAAATAAGTTTTCTACCAACTTCTCCACTATCACCTTCTGGTCCACCAATAACAAATTTACCTGTACCATTAATGTGCCAAATTAAATTTTCAGACACTTTTACTTTCGCAGCAACAAATACCCTATTAACTATATCTTTAATTGTTTCTTGTAAATCCTCGTAATTAGCTGTATCTGTATGTTGACAAGCAACAACTACTGTATGTACCTCTGGTTCATCTTTATCATAATCTATTGTAACTTGTGCCTTCATATCTCCTTTTAGAAATGGATAATGTCCTTTTGCTTCATATAATCTACTAATTATTCTTTTTGATAAGTATAAGGCTAATGGTAAATACTCATCGGATTCTATATTTGCATAACCTATCATTATCCCTTGGTCACCTGCACCAATTTCTTCATCGTCTTTTTCTATTCCTTGTGCTATATCAGGAGATTGTTTATACACTAAATTCATTATTCTTGGTTCAAATTCATAACCTAAAATTCTATATGCTTCCTTTACAGATTCTTCTATATCTACTTCTATTATTGAAGATATTTCTCCTGTTAGGATAACCCATTCATTTTTATTTGTACCATCTATTGCAACATGAGCCTTTGGGTCTAATTCTACATATTTATCTAAAATATAATCTGCAACAAAATCCATAGCCCTGTCTGGGTGCTGTGGACTTACATCCTCAGATGTCCATAATCCTCTTTTTGGTTTATACATTATCACTCACCATCCCCCAATTATTATCTTCCATAATATGATTTGAAATACATATACCAGAAACTAACTCTGGTTCTTTATCTAAATCTATTACTGTATTATGCCTGTGTGGTGGAATATTTAATACTTCTGTTACATCTCTTATTTCTTCTGTCCATATATCACTTTCTGTTATATATAAAGTATCATCTAATTCTTCGTCTGCTATTATATCTACTGTAACATCAATGTCCCCACCATATCTTTCATACATATAATCAATCTTTTTCTTAAATTCCCCTAAGTTCATATTAATCCTCCCTTAAATCATACTCTTTTATATTCTCCAATGCTTCTTGAAAATTATATCCTATTGGTTCAAAATAATCGTACTCTTCTTCATTCTCATCTAACCAGTTACTACAAAAGAACCAACCACCCTCATAACCAGACATTTCACAACCTCTTCGTATAGGTTCCCACCATACCTCTATATTCTTATGTCCATAATCTTCTAATTGTTTTCTTATATAACCTGCTCTTGCTGTCTTATTTACATTCCTATCTGTATATCTTCCCATACAAACCATCTCTTTCTATGAATATTTAAAAGGAATTGTATATAACACAATTCCTTGAAATTTGACATTTATTTGATAATTCTATAATTTTCAATATTTAAAGAAATATCATTTATATCATTTCCTAATACATCAAAATAATTGTGTTCAACACCATCTATAATAGTATTAGAAGTAAAAACCCATCCTCCACTGTATTTATTTTCTCCATCAGAATCTTCAAACCAAACATTTACATTTTGATGCCCAATATCTTCAAGAGACTTCTTAATTACTTCTGCAACTGTATTATTTTGTATTGACATAGCTACACCACCTTTCAAATTTAAAATTTATAATTAGCATATCACATACTACTATAAGTTTTAAAATATGTCAAGTGTTTAATAAAAATTTATATAATCTTATACAAGATAATAGAATATATTTTCAATTACTTCTCTATCTGTTATTTTACCCTGTTTAACCAAACTATCATACCTAGATATATTTAGAATTAACCATTGTAAATCATCTTCTGTCCATGGGATATTACATATAGTTTTATAATCTATTGTACTAAATGCAATGGTATCTCTTAATTCTTTTATTCTACCCCAAAATAAGTTCTCAACATCATAAGCTCTTTTAGCACCTTCCCATTTCCCATACTTAACAAAACAATAAGCAATCTTTAAATCTTGTACCATTTCTTCTAAATGATACCACACATCTTTAAAGTCTGTATCATATAATGCTTTTAAACTTTTATATAATCCTTTAAAATCTTTTATTAAGAAATGATTCATAAAATCTTGGCAACTAAATTTTTCCTTCTCTATATTTAGTAATCCGTGCATATATAAATCATCAAAAGCAACATCATTTGACACATTTTCATACTGTGCATAACTTTTTATCTTATCAATCTCCATCAATGCCATTCCATAATTTCTTTTACAATTTATACATAGCATATTAACATGGTCTGGTCTTAAACTTATTTCATGTAATATCAGTTCTTTAAATATATCATCTTCTACTTCCTCAAAATCTGTTATATATTCATCAAAATGAGTTATAAATGTTTTTGGAATTTCAGCAGAATATATCCATATTGCACCATTATCACTACTTTTTACTTTTCTTATAATCTCATCAAATTCTTTTCCTGTTGCTTTTAAAAATTCTAGGTCATGTGGTACTACATATAAAGTCTTCTTCTTAAACAAACCCTTTGTAATCATATTATTTGCTAAATCTATTGTATTATCTAAATACTTTATAACTTTATAATCCTCTGCTATTTTATCTATATAATGTTTCTTTATAGCCCACTCTGTTCCATTAAACACAAATAAATTACCAGCAGACTTATTCAATATATCTTCTTTTAAGTTCTTAATATTTTTCATATCTACCCCTTAAATAATAAACTTTCAAATGCACTTTGTAATAGTAATCTTCTGTTAAAATTTACACCTTGGCTAAGCATGTGTTTAACTTGGAATAGTACATTAAATTCTTCTGCAAATGATAAATAATTTTTCTTTAACATTTGAGATTCTAATAAATTACATAGTATTTCAACAAATACTAATGCTTTATCTATTTTTCCTTTTTCATAGCTTCTATCAAATTTTGATGCAATCTTATTTATATCCGTTTGATTTAGATGAAGTATATCTGTTACTGTATATTCTGCAAATGATAGTATATCGTCAATATCTTCTAAACTTCCATACTTCAATAATGTAGATGGTGTTCTAAAATTGTATTTTAAAAGTCTTTCAACAATGTTCTTATCTAAACTAGATTTATCTATAAAATCATGTAGTTCCTTATCTGAATATGGTTGCATTTTTAATATTCTTGCCCTACTCTCTAATGTATCTATTTGTTTTAAACCTGATATTGCTATATAATTACCTTGTAATGGTTCCTCTGTTATCTTTAACAAAGCATTTTTAGCACCTAAACTTGCTAGATGGAAATCTTTAAAATGATATACTATATTCCCATTAGGTTTTGTAGTTGATACTAATTTCCTAATAGTATCAACTTTATTATCCAACAGCATATAGCCTAAACCATACTTTTTACATAGATATTTTATAAAATATGTTTTACCCATATCATTATTCCCTTGTACTATAAGGAAACTAGGCATTGTAGTCCAATTTTTAATTAAATCTAAATTCTTTGTTTGTCCTACTAAGTACATACTTTTATAATCCACCCCTCTATCATAACTTTCATTTCATCTGAAAATAGATTTCCATTTTTATTATTATAACTTTGTAATATATCTCCTAAAATAACTCTATCAAATCTACCACTATTTAATATTTGTATTGCATTCTCTGATAATGTTGTTATATTCCCATTTAATACAATAAGATATATTATACAATCTTGTATAAACTCTTTAAATAATTTATTGAATAAAGCCATATCAATACCACTCATATAAATATCATTTAAAGCTAATATCGATTCTTTTGCTTTTTTATCATAAATCAAACTCATAAAATTCATAAGCATATCTTCTGTAACACCACCAGCAGTAGCAGTAATAACATTTTCAATATTTATATTTGTATCATAGTCATAACATTTTTCCAATGTTGTAACACTATCACGAACTCCACCTTTTGCTAATCTAGCAATATATGTTAAAGCCTCTTCTGTATATGTTGTTATTCCTTCATTACTTAATATTCTTTTCATATTAGATACTAAATCTGGTACACTTACTTTCTTAAATGCTAGTTTTTGTACCCTACTATGAATAGTTCCTATTACCTTTTGTGGGTCAGTAGTACAAAATATAAAGATAACCCACTCTGGAGGTTCCTCTAATATCTTTAGCAGTGCATTATTAGCACCTGTAGATAACATGTGACATTCATCCATTATAAATATCTTATATTTACAATCAAAAGGTTTATGTTTACTTTCTTCTATAATATCCCTTACATCCTCAACACCATTTTTACTAGCACAGTCCAATTCAATAGGTCTTCCTTTACCTTCATTAATTAAATTTGCAACTATTCTTGCTGATGTTGTTTTACCTGTACCTGCACCACCACAAAATAAATATGCGTGTTTTATATTATTTGTTTGTATTTGATTTTCTAATATCTTTCTAATATGTGGCTGTCCGAATTAATGCATCCCACGACTTGGGTCTATATTGTACAGCCCAGCTTTCTTTACTCATATAAAAATGCCTCCTAAACTTATTATATCAGTAATTATAACATCTTTATTCTTGATTATCTAGTATTTCCTTTATATAAGAAAATGTACCCTCATCTAAAATATAGTACCTATCTTTCTCATCACCAAAATCAAAACATAGTGCTCTATAATCTTTATTTGAAGCATACATCTCTTCTCTCAATGTATCTAACCAATCTTTTTTAATAGAGAATGATTTCTTGGGTTGCATGCAAGTTTTTGCCTCTACAACCCATCTTTCATCCTGTAGGTCTCCTTTATCATAGGGAGTTGCACCAGAATTACTTGTTCTTTTCATTCTCAGTTGTTTTGCTATTGCTTTTTCTTGTTTTGTGCTCACTTGTCTTGTTGGTACTTTCTTTTTCATTTTCAACATTCTCCTTCTTTGACCATTTAAGAGGTACATTTGAAATATCTTTAAAATACTCTCTAAATTGTTCTTCATTCATTGCATCTGTATTATCTTCATCTACTATCTCAAATTCAATACATCTTGTTTCTCCTACATAAGCAGTACCAAATTTTTTAATAATAGGTAATGATTCAATATCTCTCTTCAAAACAGATACTATAATTCCATCTAAATTTAGCAGTTGTCTAAAATCTCCTATTGGTAAGCTAATTTTTCTTGTATCAATGTGTTCACCATTTTTACTTCTAAATATACTATATGTAATATACATTACTTTTTCCTCCTTCCCATAGCCTTCTTTTGAGATTTTGATATATTTCTCTTACCTGTTAATTGTATATATTTTTTCTTTAAAATATGTAATGCTAATTTACAGTCTTCTAAATCAAACTTTGAAACATGTGTGTCTTTTCTATCTTTACCCATTTGCAAGGCTAACCAATTATACCAAGAATTTCTTGCTTGTGATTTATTAGAAGATATAAGCCATAATGTATCTAAATAACAATGTACCTCATGCTTATATCTCCCTAACTCTTGTTCTTTTGTTTCCACTAATCTGTGTCCTTTGAATCGTTTAGATATAAATTTGCTTTATCTAATTCTGCTTTAGATATTAAATCTTCTATCTCTTTATCTTGTAATTGGTTATCTATAAGGTCAATCCAATCTTTATGTTCTGCAAGTTGTTCTTTCAATTTTACTCTTCCTTGTATTTTATTTGGGTTAAGTACCTCACCTGTTTCTGGGTCAATAACATCAAAGAATGAACCCTTTTGATTTAGTACACCAACTTGCAAACCTATTTCAACATAATCTGCAATAGTATCGATTCCATGTACATAATTCAAAGTATAATATCCTAATCTTCTATCACTTACACATACCTTACTTTTCTTTAATGTAACATTTACAAGATTACCTGCTGGATTTTCTGCACTATTTGTTAATTCTTTTCCATCTATGTCTATAAATTTACCTTTTCTAAATTCAAGCCATGTTGATAATGCAAATTTCAAGGCTCTACCTCCAGGAGTTATAAATCCACCATAAGGAGAATTTAAGTCATCTCTAACTTGGTTTATAAATAATACTGTTGTATTTGTACGTCTAATTAATCCCTGTACTTTATTACAAAATCTTGCTATTGCTTGAGCATTTCCACCATACTTATTTTGTCCTACACTATCACCCATTATTTGTCCTGATACCATCGTTGGAATACTATCCAATACTACTAAACTACATTCCTCTGTTTTAATTGCTTCTACCAAAGTATCTAATACCATCTCTGTTTCACATACATCTGGTTTAAATATTATGAATTTATTTATATCTACACCATTTTTTAATCCCCATACTGGGTCTAATGTTTGTTCTAAATCTGCATAAAATACTTTTTTATCTGGGTATTTTTCCATAGCATTTTTACATACATCTAATGCTGTAAGGGTTTTACCACTACCCTCTGTTCCTGCAAACATGTGAAATCTTCCTTCAACTAAACCACCATAAGTCATGTAATTTAGTCTAGGTGCAGTAAAAGGTATTTTATCATAAACTAACTCTGCTTGTCCTTCTGTAATTACCTCTCCATATTTCTTGTTTACATTCTTCATCAAGTCATCTAATCTACTCATGAAATTCCTCCTTATTACATTCTATTACTTGCAAACCTACTCATATCATATTGTTGCATTCTTGCTGATTGTACCTTCTTTATGCTTGCTAACATTTCAGTTGCCATTTCTATTTTGAGTTTAATTCCCTTATATGCCCTATCAAATATAATCTTTTCTAATTGCTCACTCCTAGTGTTCAAATCTGCAACACTATTTTTATCAGCAATAGTACCCCTTGCCATTCTAAATGCTTCTGAATATGATTCTTTATGTATCTGGTCTGCAATGGAGCTTTGTAAACCTACAAGTTCCTGACTAGAACAAACATCATATAAAAATAGTGGTATTCTAATCATTAAATCTTCTAATTCCTGGTCATTCAAAGCATTACTTTCATCATTAAGCCATTTTTTTATTGTTTCCATAATTCTATCTAAATCTTTACAGTACTTATCTACTATTTTTTCAACAACCTCTTGTATAGGTTGACTTCTTTCTTCTATTTTTCCTGATATTTGAAATCTGTCATTACTCATATTAATTTACCTCTTTTTTCATAAAGTAATCTCCAAGTCTACACCTAACAATTACAGGTTTTTGGTTTAGTGGTCTGTTTAACCAACATAACCACCAATCTTCAACCTTACCTTTTCCAGGTCTTTTAACAATAAGGTAGGCTTTGTAAAATGGTACTCTATCATTATCAACAATAATATCTCCCCAAGTATTCTTACACTCTTCTTCTAATTCTTTCATAAAACCATCTATTTCTTTATAAGTACATTCATTTTTTCTTGATTTTACTTCAATAATTATACTAGGAGTACCTTCACTGTTACAGCCTATATGAATATCTCCCTCATCTCTATTTCCATGTAATACTACTCTTTTTGTATCTGCATATCCACATTCTATCATATATTTAACAACTGCTGTTTCAGCAGCTGTTCCTATTCTTTTAGCCTTACTCATTTTACACACCTACCTTTATATTATATAGCAACACCTATAACATAAGCATTTTTATTACCATCACTAATTTGAACATGTGTTACTGGTTCGTCCCCATTTACTATTGGTTCTATAATGACATCATCTGTTTTTAATGCTTTTAATATAGTTACTAAATCTTTTACATCAAATTTTATTTTAAGATTATTAGTAGATGATACTGGTAATGTTTCAAATGCTTTACTTTCATTTGACACTTTTAATACACCATTAGTAATCTCAAAATCTAATATTTGTCTTACAACAGAAGATATAAAGAATAATGTTAATCTATCTATTGAACCTAATAAACTAGCCTTATTTAGTTTAATTGTTGTCCCTTTATTAGAATTTAGAATATCACTTATTTCTGTTATAGGGTATTCACTTTCTTCTTCCTTCAATACTGAATATAATCTATATTCTCCTGAATATATACACATTGTTGCAATTCCATTTAATTGTCCAAACCCAATACGAATTTTATCATCTGTTCCCATTGATATTATATCTTTAATTGTTGAAGATTTTATAAAAGCAGTTGTTCTAAATAAAGGTGTTAGATTTTCTCTAACAACTGCAATATTATCTCCTGTTGTTGCAGATATAAATTCTCCAAAATGTATTGCTGATAATGCTGATGTATTAGGTAATCCAGATATAATAGGATATACAGATTCTATATGTGGTAAAAATTGAGATTTATCTAATTCAACTGTTTCATTTATCAATATTGAATCCTTATCTATATCAGGTAATACAATTACTGAATTAGTTGTTAAGTCTATTGCTTGATTATAATTATATTCCCCAGATGCAACACTAACTTTTGCTACTAAATTATCTGCAACAACTGTTACCTCTTCTGAATTTAATCTGTCTATTAATGGTTTAATATCGGATATTTTTAAAGTAATTATAGTACCATCTGTTGCTTGAATAACTGGTACATTAACTGTTAAAATATTTTCTCTATCTGTTGACCTTACTTGTAGTACATTCCCTACAACCCTAAACATAACTACTTCTGTAATTGGGTCTAATTCTACTTTACTTGCTACAACATCTGCTTTTTTAAGAGCTTCTTTTAAAAGACTTGTTTTTACTTTAAACCCATTTCCTTCCATAGGTGTTACTTCTTGTATTATTGTTTGTGGTTGTGCTTGTACTGGTGGTTGGTTTACTGCTTGTGCCTCTTCTTGCACTTCATTTATAGGTTCTTGTGGTTGAGTATAAACTGCTTGTGCTGTAACACCTTCACTATAATTATTTGTAATACTTACACCTTCATCTGAATTAATTTGAACACCCCTATCTTCTGATGGTATTCCAAAATTTTGATTTTCTTCCATAACAATTCTCCTTTATAATAAAATTATTTAACACCGTCACCTTCCCAATTTAGGAATTTTGCAACGTCACATTTCATAGGCACTGTAACTTTAGATGCACCTGCCTCTATCATCATTTGGCTCATTAATTCTGCACACCTATCCTTATTTTCCATAGGACACTCTCCTATGATTTCGTCATGTACTGGGAATAATTGCCTAAAACCTAATTCCCTCATTTCTTTATTAGTTGCTATCTTTAACATTGCTAACTTACTCATATCTGCTGCACTACCTTGCACTATACTATTAACAACTTTTCTATTTGCTTCAGCAATATAACTTCTATTATCTCTAATATCAATTCCAGCTAATTTTGCATTTTCTATTATTTTCATTCTTTTAGTATAGTTAGCATTTTGTAGTTTTTGAATATAAAATTGTTTAGTTTCTTCTTTAACCTCTACACTTGCAACATCATCGCTCCAAAACATAGGATTAAAGTCAACCTTTCTATTCTCATTATATGAGAATTCAAACTCATCTCTCTGTATATTTGGTATTATTCTTTTTCTACCCCATAAGGTTAATGTATATCCTCTTTCTTTTGCTAATTTCTGTTGACTGTTAATATACTCTTGTATTCTAGGATATGCAGTAAAGAAATCATCAATTATTTGTTGTGCCTCTTGTGTTGATATACCAGCACCTTCAGCCATAGTAGCAGTTGATTCTCCGTATAACAAGCCTAATAATACACCTTTTATTTTTGACCTTCTTTTCTTGCCTTCTTTATTCAATAATGGTTCGCCATCATCACCTAAAATCTTATTCCCATTTTCATCAGTATAGAATTCTCTACACTCATCATAAGATTTATGAAATGCTTTTGATGCCATTTCAGCATATATATCCTTACCATCAGCATAAGCCTGTCTTAAATGCTCATCATTACATAAATGACATAAAATACGTGGTTCTTGCTGACTAAAGTCTGAACTCATCATTACATAACCATCAGATGCTTTAAATAATTGTCTTATCTTTTTGCCTATTGGGTTTCTTGCAGGAATTTGTTGTAAGTTTGGTTTACTAGAACTAAACCTACCAGTTTCAGTTCCATCTTGATTTAGATTTGTATGTATTCTTCCTGTTGATGGTTCTATAAATCCAGGTAAACTTACTATAAATGCATCTATTAACTTTGTTAGTGTTCTTAACTCTAATAATGCTTTAGTTAATGGTGTATTCAATTCTAACAATATTTCTTTACCTGTACCTTTCCCTGCTTTTGTTTTATATCCTATAATTTGATAAAACAATGTACTTAATTGTTTTTCACTTTTTAGATTTATTGGGTCTTCTAAAGGGTTTTTAGGATGTGTTATTTTATATTCATCTATTTGACTTTTATATTTATCTATTTCTGCATAAACAAGTTGCTCTTTTTCTTTTTGTTGTTCCAATAATGTTTGACTTAATTCATCAGATGCTTTCATATCATATTCAACACCTGTTCTTTGCATTTCTGCAACATAATAAGATAATGGATTTTCTATATTTAAAAATAAATCTTTCGATTCTGCAAATTCTGTATCTAATATACTTCTTTGCCATTCAAATAATTTATAAGTCATTATAGCATCCTTACCAGCATATATTGTTGCTGTATCTATTGGAATTAAATCAAATGTTAAACCATTAAATAGTTTATCAAATTTATTTACACCTTCGTCTTCTTCTGCAATATATTTATTATATAGATACTTCAAACCATGCTCTTCATTACTTCTATATAAATGAGCAAATATAAGAGTATCCCAATATTGCATAGGCATCCAATATCCAAATGCAGTCTTTAATACATTATGGTCGAACTTTCCATTATGGTAAACCCATTTTTTGCTGTCTTTGTATTTTTTAAATACTTCTGCAACATCTTTTACCTCAAGTTGTCCCATAGTCCTACCACCATATACATAACTTGAGTGATTAAGAGGGATATATACACCATCCCCTCCGTCACTCATTGAGATACCTACAATATAATCGCTAAAATAATTTAATCCCATTGTTTCAGTATCTATTGCAATAATATCTCCTGAATTTTCAAAATATGAGATTAGTTCGTCTAATGTTATAATCTTTCTACATAATTTTTTATAATTTCCTAAACTCTTTTCAACTAAAACATTAGCCTCTACTATTCTTTCTCCTAACCCCATACCTCCACTTTTCTTTGTTTTTCTAACAGAAGAAGATGCTTGTAGATTTGATGTTAAATTAAACAAATCTGCCATAAATACACCCCACTATCTAAAATACTTCTGTTGTTCTTCTTGGTTGATAATCTTGACTTGGTTGTGGTTGATTTTGTGTTTGTACTTGTCCTTGTGCTTGATTATTAGCATCATAATTTAAAATCATATTTAGTTTATATGGGTCTTCTATTTCACCAAAATCTTTTTTAGTTCTATTATCGGAAGCATTTAAGACTGGTATTACAGAATATGTAGTATCTAATCCATTTCCAGTTCTTTTTATTTTATAAGTTTGATTTGCAATACTTGACATATTTGCTGCTTCATCTAATACTGGTTTTAATGTACCTGTAACCCATTTATCACTCTTTTTCCAATATTGAATACAATCTTCTTCAATATTATATAAAGGTATGATTATTCTACCTACTTGTCCACTTCTCTTACCATCGTGATTTGTTACCTCTCCATTACAATATTTACAATGTGCATTAGGGTCAGATGTTTTAGGACAATCAATAGTATTCCATCTTATTTGTCCATCTGCTGTTTTATGACTAACTTCATGTACACCATAACAATAATCATTTCCAACTTCTTCCCATCTATCCCATAGGAATCTTACTTGCTTACTTTCATCAGCTTTTAGACTAAAGTATTTTCCACCTCCTGAATTTAATTTACCTGCTTGTTCCAATGATATTTTTCCCATTGTTACATTTCTCCTTTCTTTGCCTGGGAGCTCATCCCCTAAATTGAGCTTACTTAAAAATTTTAAGGAATATATCCTCATATATAATAACATCTTATTTAGATGTAATTATCTAAATTAATCTATAAAATCTTCGTAGGTCAAATCCTCATTTGTATTATATTCATAACTATTAAATCTATTTGTTATGGTATGGAACCAATCCCAATATTCCATTATTTCCATTTGTTTGAACATTTGAGATGTCATACTATTTATATCCTCAAAATCTGGTACACATGCAACAAATACACTTTTTTTATGTTTTAATAGAAATTTAGCAATTTTCATATTTCCCTTTCTACCAGCAGAATCACCGTCTAATGCTAATACATAACCTTTACAATTTATAGTTAATAGTTGTTCTAATTGATTTTTTGTTCCTGTTCCTAATAAAGCAACACCACACTTTTTATACTCATATAAACTCCATAAATTAAAAGGTCCTTCAACTACATAAACATAAAAATTATCCATTCTACTTGGTAACTCATATACACCATATACTGGCTTTGTAAAACCTTTTGGATATTCATATCTTTTATTCTGAACACTTCTTCTACCAACTGCAAGACAATTACCATATTTATCTTTTATAGGGAATGTTATCTCATCTGTTCTTACATCATACCCAACATCATATTTATTAGCTGTATTCATTGATATATTTCTACTTTCTAAATACTTTGAATAATATCTATATTGTTTTAATTCATTTCTACTAACATATTTAGTAGGAGTTAGGTTTGGAATTGTAAATAAAACTGGGTTAGCATTTAATCTGTATTCAAATTCTAAATCATCAATTCCTAATTTTGAATCTACTTCATCCCTATTGAAATCTGCACCCAATATCATCTTTAAAACATCATAGGTATTTCCAGTAAAACCACAATTAAAACAATGAAAAAATCCAGCAGATATATTATCTTTGTCTATTTTTGAAAAACCACAACTTGGATGTCTTTCTTGTCCTTCTTTATGTTTCGGACAAGTAACTAATATATTTTCTTTACCATCTCTAATATTTTTAAAATAATATTTTCCTGTTTTTGAAAATATATAATCTCTTAAATTTTCAATATATTGCACATCATACATAATTTAACTCCATTTATCTAAATGTACTAGAACCTAATGTTCTTCTTGTTTGAGATTGACCTGCTACTGGTTTTGGTATATCTGTTGTTATTAATGGTGTAAATTTACCTAATGCAAACTCAACATCATATTTCTGCATAAAGGTATCATCACCATATCTATTTTTAGATATATTCATTGTCAAAATATTAGATTCCCTTCTCATACCTATAACTCTTGTAGCATTTTGCCCTACTGCGTCAGATTCTGCTATATTTTCAAGTAATGGTGCATCTTTTTGCATACCACCATCTCTATTACTCTGTACTGCTAATATTATTGGTATTTGATACTTTGTAGATAGTGTAAATAAGTCTGCTGAGATATTTGAAAATCTAGTTCTAGTATCATATACTTTTGGACGATAATCATCCATTAATGATAATTGGTCAACAAATAAAAAATCTAATTCATCTTTTGCTATCATTTGTTCTAAATCTTTAACATTTGCCTTTCCCTGTAACTCTCTTTGAGTTAAAAGTGTCATATTTAATTGTTTACTTCTCATATCATCTAATGATTCTTTATCACTCCAAGCCCTACCTAATTTATTTAACATTAATAATCTTCTTTGTACCTGAGCTTTTGACATCTCACCAGAGTATATTCCAATTCTTTTACCCTGAAGAGCTGCAGATAAAGCAAATTTTAACCCTAAAAATGATTTACCTTGTCCAGGTCTACCCATCAAAACTATTAAATCTTCCCCTTTATTCCAGCCTATTAACTTATTATCTAATTCTTTAAATCCTGTCTTTATTACATTATTTACATCTAACTGTAAAATTTCATCTATATCATCTAACAAATTTACAGACTTTTTAACTAAACCAATACTTTTTAATCTGTCATTTGTTTCATCAAACTTTTTTATAAATTCCATTGGTTGACTTCCAACCAAACCTGAATTTGAATTTAATAATTGTAATTCATTTGTAATTTCCTCAGATGCAACACTTCCTTTTAAAAGCTTTATTAAAAATTCTGTATTTCCAAAATTCATTAAATCTGTATAAAATTCAGGTTCTATGTTGAACATTTTTAGTAACTGATTTACATGCATATATTCAGAATACTTATCTAAGTAATCTTCGATATGTCTATACATTACCTTACCCATATCACTAAATTGTTCAACAGTTATATCATTTTTTAACAATATCTCAAATCTTTTCTCTTGCACAACTTTCAAAAGAAGTGCATACTCTAATTCACCTCTATCAAACATATTGAACCTCTTTTCTATACTAATTTATGTTTACCATACCTTTGCCATATAAGAAATCTACTATATTCGTAGATAGGTTTTTTATTGCATCCTGCTTACCACCAGTAATAAAAAATAGGTTACTTAATCCTTTCTTATGTCTAACAGATAATATCCTATATAACTCAGCTCTATCATACTCTGTACTTATCATAGTCATTCTATCCCATATAATTAAATCTGCATTTTCTACACCTTTTCTTATAGTATCTATATTATGTGAAAAATCTCTTTCCATATCATCCATATTATACCCAATCATCTTTTTAAAATCGCTTAACAATAAAGGTACATTTATATATATTATTCTTTTCATTGGCTTATCTTGTACCAAATAGTTCTTTATGTAGTTTTGTATAATATGAGATGCTAAAATATCTGTATCTATATAACATGAAAAATTAAATATACAATTAAATTCTCCAGATATAAAATCTGTTACATCATTTACAAAATCTTTAACATCAGCATCTTTAAATGCTGGGCTATTTATAAATGGGTTTTGTATTATTTCATATCTATATATTTTTGGTATTTCAGATTGTTCCATATATTTTTTATATAAGTTATATCTACTAAGTTTAAATTCTCTATTTTCATACTTTTCTAGGTCAGGTGCTAATCTCTCTATAAACTCTATTTCATCATCCATGTAGTCTTCTCCTTATCTCAAAATAGTTATAGATGTCCTCATCACTATCTTCAAACACTTTTACTTTCCCCATACTTTTGGAATCTTTTGTTTTAGATAATACATTGAAATCATCTTCAATCCATATTAATCTTTTTGTATTTCCATATTCAGTACACCATTTTAAATGTTGTAATATAGACTTTTCATTATTTAAAACATCTTCTTTTTTAATATCATCTACACTTTTATTACAACAATATTCTAATAATTCAATAATATTATCCTTGAATAATTTATAAGATAGATTAGTATTAGATGTATTATTTAATCTATTTTCTAAATAAACCTCTAGTGCATTTTTCACTATTTCTGTAACATTATTTTGACTTTTTATTAATGCAAAACACTTAGCAATAGTATCCCTTTTTGCTAATCCATCTTGTTTTTTAATTTCCTTTACTCTAGGAAGATTACTCAATGAAAATGACACTTGTAACACCTCTATCTATTATTTATATCATCTATAATGCTTTTAGCATCTATATTATCTATTTTCTTTGTATATAATCCAAATACCAAATCACTTAATATTTGAGCAGTTATTTTAGCCCCATCATCCTTTAAATATTCTTTTGAAAGAATTTCTAATAAATCTACTATGGTTAAATTATTATATCTAAAAATCTTTTTAACCTCACTCAAATTTAAAATATCTTCAGCAGTTTCTCCTGTTGACATTTTAAATGAGTTGAAAAAGTTTTTAATTGTCATATTAGATTCTTCATCCTGTAATTTGTCAATATCATCTAATGACATATCTTCTTTTAATTCTAATTTATAGCCAACTTTATTTAATATTCTAATTAATTCTCTTGCAGATATTTCAATATGTCCTGATTTAAAATCTAAATATGAATTATATAACTCTTCAGCACTATTTTCAGATAATTCAAGTGTTCCTAAAATATTTAATCCCCATACAAAATCTATATAAGATTGATAAGTAGCAACAGGATTCATCGATGGAATAAATGTAAATGATTTATATATTAGAATTCCTGTGTATATTGAGTATTCTGCTTTTTTATTATTTACTTCTAGTATAACTACTGGTGTATATGTATCTTCTGCTATATTTGCATCTGCCCTATATAAAACTAATTTTACTAATCCACCATTACCTTCAACATAAAATTTTCTAGTATGTTCTAATGAATTTACCTCCATCATAAACATATCTAATTTAGACTTAAAATCATCAAAATAATCATCAGACATTATAGTCATATCAATTAAACTATAATTATTATCAACTAAATATCTAACATTATCGTCTTCAAACTTAAATGGTGCACGTTTTCCATCTTTATCTTCTAATTGGTAATCTATAACATTTTTCCAAAAATCTTTATTTATTTTAAATAATTCTTTACTCAAACTTGCAGTAACACCTAATTGTTTATATAGATACTTATTTGCTCCTTTTTCAATAGTATATATTCTACCTTTTTCGTCATCCTTTTCTGCAATAATTATTTCATTAGGTCTTATTAACTCAACACTTTCTTTATCCAAAGATTTTGCACTTAATAAATCAAACATCTTTATTTACCTCTCTTTTTCATATATTTTTTAAAATCATCTACTGTACACTCTTTACATAATATATCTTTGTCAACATAAAACCCACTTTTAACAAGTTGACCACACTCTTTACATTTTAAAAGCATATCATTACCTGCCCTAATAGGTTTTATTGTAGTGTTATCAGCAGTACGTCTTTTTGGCTTATCTTTCTTATTTAATTTCTTTACTTTTTTATCAATTACTTTTACTGCTTCTTTTATATTATTCGTTACAGTTTCCATTTCTTCTTTCCTTTGTTTCTTTACATTTTCTATTTCTGGGTGAACTCTTTTTGTTATTTCATATACAATTTCATCTCTAATTGCTTTCTTATCTACATAACCACATTGTACATCTATTCTATCTTCATATTCTTTTACAAGTTTTCCTTGACACCTTTCACAGGCACTTTTTACATAAGAATTTTTAGTTCTTACAAGCAATCCACACGGACTATAATATGCTTTATATAACTTATCAGCATCCATATAATTTGCTTCTATTTTTCTAGGCTTTTTAGATTTAACTTGATTCACTTTAGTTTCTTTTTGTTTATTCTCTTGTTTAATTTTTTGTTCTTCTTTAATTTCTATATTTTTTATACTACTTATTATAATATTTCCTGTAGTATCATCAAACGATATATCAATATAACCATCTCTGGTTATATTAGTATGTTCTCTTATTTCTTGTGGAATTGTTAATCTGTATTTAGATAATTTATATTTCATATTTATATCCTCCTAAAATGGCAACCCATCTTTATGTGGTGCATATACTTTAATAGGCTGTCCTTTATAATCATTTACTATTATTATATTTATATTATCTACAACAGCATCTACAGGTGCTAATTCGTATTTAAAACCATCAGCAACAATTTCTTTTTGTTCTTTAGGCTTTTTGATACTATCTGTTGCACACCTTCCTAAAAATAAATCATTAAACCCACATTGACTATACTTATCCATTCCTTCTGAATTTCCTTCTACAAAATAAGTAGCCATTACATCAGCAGTATGCAATAATAAAGATTGTGGATACTTTTCAAAAGCATTAGATGTAAGTACATCATAAGGCATTCTATCCGAAAATCCCATGTGCCATCTAATCATCATTGATTCTATTGCACTCAACTTAACACCTCTATTTTGAATAATTAAAACACTTTTTTCACCATGTCCATAAGGTAATAAGTCATCTGTTTTATAAAATGGTTCTTGTACCCATTCATTATCTCTTTTAACATTTCGCATCTCTGTTATATATGTATTTGCCTTACAAATATCGTGTAATAATGAAGTTAATATAATAGTGTCTTCAGGTATTTGTAATAAATCTATATAAGGTTTTAAATCTTTTGAAAAACAATAATAAACATTTAAAGAATGCTCTAACAAACCACCTTTACAGTTTAGATGATACCTTGTACTTGCAGGAGCTGTTTTAAAATCAGAGTTATCTAACCATTCTATCAAACCCTCTATTCCTTCTCTTCTTGTTTTCAGTAACAAATCAACATATTCATGCCATCTCTTATCAATATCTTCTTCATTCATAATATGTAGTACCTCCTATATTTTATAACATCTTAATAGAGTTTTATCCTCAATATTATTAACATCTTTCAGACCATAAAAGGTATGCAAAAGCATACCTTTACTTATTATAAATTATAGATTTTCATTTAACCAAACAATTAAATCTTCTCTTTCTTCTATCTCTTTTATTAACTTCCCATTCTCATAAATATTATATCTATACATCATAGTAAAATCTTGTTTTGTTATATCTAAATTTCTTTTTGTAGACTTAAAATGATATGTTGTATATGTCCACCCAAAATTTTCTTTTTGTAATCTGTTTGTAAAAGATATATCATAATTATCTTGTATATCTTGATTTAGCCTTTCTAATACAAATTGTGTATATTTATTCTTACTATCTAATAAATTAACTGCACATTCCCAACTTATCCAACCCAAGTCTAATTGTCTTTCTTTTGATGGGAAATTATTTTTATTTACCTCTTCTAACCACTTACTTATAATCATATTATATCCTCCTACCTTATTATTTACCTATTATATTATGATTATACTATAAGTTTTAAAATATGTCAAGTGTTTTTATAAAATTTTTACAAGCCATAATTCATTTGAAAATAATCTATAAAAATCATAACCATCTTTATTTATTATTAAATTATTCTCTTTATACTTATTATATGTATCATTTGACATATAATATACCTTATTTGTACCAAACTTACTTAAATCTATATTTATTAATGAACTTAAATCTATATCAAATTCTAAATTTGGGTCTTTTATTATAGTTATTTTAGATTTATCTGTATTTCTCAATATATATTTATTTTTACCTGATTCTATAATTAAACCACAAAGCATAAAATCATTTAACTCAGATTGACTACAAATAAACTCATTACAATTACATAATTCTTTATATCTATCATATATCTCACTTGTTTTCATAAAAACACCTTAAATCTTCCAAAATTCCTTATACTTTTTTGCAATAAGTGGTTGAACTTGGCTATTAAATAAATATGCAACCGTATCCCAAGTAATATCTTCTTCTAGTATTTGTGTATTTCCACAATCACATGTATTTACTATATGTAATTTATCATTATCAAATTTAATTTTAACAGAGTTTCCACATATAGAGCAATATGTTAATACCCACTCACTTAAATTTAATTCCTTGCACCTTTTCTTAAAGAAATCACCCTTATATCTTGAAAATTTAATAGCTTGTTGCATCTGTCTTTCTACATCTATATTATTTCTAACATTATCCATCTTATTTATTGCATCTCTTAAATATGTTGTTGGTATTAAAATAGATAACTTATTTTGTAACATAATATAAGTATTTTCACTTCCAACTTGTAATGTTGGAAGCTTATTTACTTTTTTAGAAAATCTACCATTATAACCTATATAATATGGTACTTCATCATTATATTCACTTTTTCCATTTATCTCCCAGCTAAATACCAATGTGCAATCTTCTTGATATACTTCAATCCTATCATCAGAGGTTAATACTGGTCTTATTTTTATTTTTATCTTATCTTTCTGAAAAGTGTTCCTAAACCACTTATATAAAAATGGTCTTCTTTGTACCATTACAATATCACCATTTTGCATATTATCGCATTCATATTGAGATGGTTTAGGTATTGACATTTGTATTATCCTCCTTTTGATTGTTAGATTGTACTATAATATTTGGATTTGATATATCTTGTAAATTTCCATTCTCAACTTTATCTATATTTTCAAGTACTACCTGAACAGCGTGTCTAATTTTCTTTCTTTTAACTACATCTAATCCATTTGTATCTTCAACTGTAACATTACTACTGTTATCTACGATAAAGAAATTTTGTAGCTTTGGATTTCCTATAACAGACATTATCATATCATTAGTATCTTTTATGAGTGTGCTGATAAATTTTGTTGTTTCCATAATTCTATCTAATCTCATCGTTGATATATCTTCCTCAATTCTATTAAACAACTCATCTTCTAATGTATTTAATGTATTTAAAAGTTTATCTACTCGAGTTAATCTATTTTTTGCTTGTATTAGCATTCCTGCTCTTACTTTATTTTCAACTACTTTAAACTCCCTCAAAGTAAGGTCATCTATATAAAATTTATCATCCATCATATCTGAAATAGTTATATCTTTATTACCTAAAATCTGTGGTAAGTTTTCCACATTGTTATCCACATTATCCACAATTTCATCTGTAACTTGTTCAATAATTTCATCTGAAATAGATTCTTCAACTTTTTCTTCAAGTCCTAATTCTACAACAAAATCTGTTAAATATTGACCTTTATTCAAAACTATTTTAGTATGATTTTGAACATTATCTAAATCATATATCCAGCTATCCCAATTATTTAAAATAAGATTTATAAAATTCTCATTATTACCTCTATTTTTATATCTTTGTATAAATTCATCTTTCATGTCTATATTTGGATAAACTAATACATAATCTAATTTAACAGCATCAAGACACTTTCTTATTATAGAATGTTGACTTATTAAAACAACTTTATATTCTGCATTTGCTTTCTTTATCGCTTCCAAATAGTTTATAGGATACTTTGGATTTTGTGTTCTTTTATTATCTCCTTTTGTTGCCTCTGTATTTCCATTTTCTAACCATTTAAAATTTCCACTTTCTAAATCTATAACATCTTTACCATATTTTTTAGCAAGTGTAGTTTTACCTACACCTGCAAATGCTGATACTATCATTATTTTATATCCTCCAAACCAATGACTATACTTGTTAATGAACTGCTTAATGATTTTGTTACTCTCATTACAGAAGTTACTAATCTATTTAAGTTTTCAATAGAATATTTTTCAAGGTCATTATTTATAATTAATCTATCTAGCATTTTATTTACTTTATTGTCATAGTCTATACTTATTTTAGATATTCTTTCTTCAATTCTTTTACTTAACATATCAGATTTAACTTCTACCCTATGACTTATAATATCTGCTTGTAGATATTTAATAATACTTTCATCTAAACAAAATATATTCTTTACAATATCATATCTGTATCTAGTAGGATATAAATATACTTTAGGCTTTGTTATTATTTTCATATATACCCCCTAAAATAATCTATTTCTTTTTCTACCTCTAAATACTTGATTTCCATTCTCCTTTAAGTAATTGTAAAATCTTTCAATAGTATTACTTGCATCTTCCTTACTAATATTTAGTTCTTTTAGTTTAACTCTTTTATAGCTATCTTCAAAATCTGCACCATCTATTTTTACATATTGGAATAATAGTAAATGTTTCAATGCAAGTCTTAACTCTTCTTGTGTTGGTATCTTTAAAGTTCTACCACCATAATATTTTATAAATTTTTTAAAATTAGAATATTCATCAAACATAAAGCATAATTCTGCTATATCTTTATAACTTTCATCATTGGTTAGATATGATAGCAATAAGATATTAAGAACATAATGTTCTTCCTCTGTAAGTACCTTATTTAATTTCTTTTCAAAATCACTTTGTTTCATCATATCTCACTCCAATTTTAGATATTACCTTGTTTCATTTCCTCTGCAATATCTATTAAATTTTTACTCTTTTTCTTTCTCTCTTCAAGGTATAGTTGAAAACAGTGATAACCATACCCTCTTTTTTGTGCCTCTTCTGTTTTCAACCTTCTATGACATCTTTTACACCTTAAATATTTTTGATTCAATTTCATGGTTTTCTACCACCTTATTACTATATTATTGGTACATTTGGTTGAATAAGTTGTAATAAATTTTGGTCTTTTTCATTTTCCTCTATAATTGCACCACCCATAGTAAGTATAGTTCCTGCTACACTAGCAGCATTTAAAACACAATATCTATCAACTTTTACTGCATTTATAACACCAGTTTCAATTAAATCTTCATATTCATTTGTTAAAGCATTAAATCCTTTTTGTATTTCAATACATTTCATTACCACATCTTTACCATCAAATCCAGCATTGTTAGCAATTTGTTGTGTAACTTTGGTTAAAGATTCTTGCATTATAGTATAAGCTGTTGCTTTTTCTAATGACATGTTTGATAAATCTTCTGATATTTCATTAGCAACTTTTAATAAACTATATCCACCACCTGCAACAATTCCTTCTTCCATAGCTGCTTTGACTGAATTTAAAGCATCTTCAACTCTTAATTTAGTATCTTTTATTTCCACGTCTGAATTTCCACCTATTTCTATAACAGATATTCCACCAGCTAAATTGGCAATCCTTTTATCATATTGAGTTGTATCCTTACCTACACCTAAAGTCTTTTTCTGTTCTAATAGTTCCTCAACTCTTGCAGTTCTATCTTCTAATAAATTAACTCCAAAAGAATTTACATCTTTAAATTTTAATATTGTTTCATCTAATTCTATTTTTGCACTACTTAATTCACCAAACCAAGAAGAATTAAATGATTTAATAGGTCTTCCTGCCTCTCTACTAATTGTTGTGGAACCTGTTGCAATACATAAATCATCTATCATAGAATTTTTTAAGTCCATATTAAATCCAGGAAGTCTAATAATGTTTACATTTAATGCTCCATTAGCTTTATTCATTACAATAAAATTTAAAGGTTCAACATCTATATCTTCACATATAATTAGCAATCTTCTGCCTTCTTTATTACAAGTATCTAATATAGGTAATAAATCTGGTACATTATCTAGTCTATCCTTTGATATTAAAACACTAACATCATCTATCTCTGATACAAGTGTTCTTCTTTCTAATAAATATGGAGATACAGAGCCATTTGGTAATCTCATTCCCATTACAGAAGTTAAACCTGTAATTCCAGTTTTACTATCTTCTACAATTACTGTTCCATGTTCACCAGCTTGTTTAAATGCATCTGCAATAAGTTCGCCAGTTTTCTCATTACCACTTGAAATAGTTGCAACTCTCTTAATTGATTCATCATCTTTAACTTCAATAGCACTTTCTAATAATTTATTACTAATATCTTCTGCTATATTATTTAATTCTTTTTGTATTTGTACTGGATTTAAGTTTAAGTTACTTAATGTTTCAAAACCCTTATTTATCATTTCAGATGCTAATACAGTTGTAGTTGTTGTTCCATCTCCTGCTACCATATTTGTTTTATTTGCAGCAGATATTATTAGTGCTGCTCCTGCATCCTCTGTATTATCTTTTAATTTTATTGATTTTGCTATCGTAACACCGTCATTTGTTATTACTGGAATGCTTCCATTCTCTCTAATCAAAACATTTCTACCTTTTGGTCCTATTGTTGTTTTTACAATATTTGAAACAGAATTTATACCTTTTATAATTGATTTTTGAGCATCATCACCAAACTTAATATCTTTACTCATTATCTTTTCTCCCTTCTATAATTTTAATCTCAACATCATTATTTTTAAATAGAATCTTATTATTAGGAAAAATAGATTTCATATTATTATATATATTATTTATAGATTCTTGGTTTAAAGTTTTATCTTTAAAATCAAAAACTACAATATCATTTTCTTCTAAATGTATTTTTGATAATTCACCAATTTCAATACCATTATCTAATACTTTCATCTACCTCTCCCCTATCAAACATTTCAAAAATATTATCCTCAACATAACTCCTAAATTCTCTTGTTATCGGATGTACTGTGTCTACTATCTTATCATGTAATTTTTTATGTGGAAAACTAATAAATCTTCTCTCATCTGTTTGAATAATTTGAATATTATGTATTACCAAACATTCATTTAATGTTATAGATGCTTCTCCTATTAATCTTCCTAAATTATTTAATTTTTTTATCTTTATATCTGTAATTTCAATACCATTCATTATTGGTTATCCTCCTCAATTATTGATAATACGTGACTTTCAGATAATATTGTATATTCATTTTTACCATCACTAAAACTTTCTCCTTGATGTTTAGATATAACAATATTATCTCCTACTTTTACTTTTAATGGTACTATTGAACCATCACTTAATAATCTTCCATCTCCAACTGCAACTATTTCAGCAACTAGGGTTGTATTTGATGTTTGGCTCATGTCTTTCTGATATACCAAACCTGTTTCAGAATGTATCTCCTGTGTATTTTTCATCTTTACTACTATTTTGTCGTAAATAGGCTTCAATACCATAATTGTTCTCTCCTTCTTCATTTTCAAATTGATTTTTAAATGTATTCTTTTTAGGTTCTTTGGTATGGTCACCACAAACCACCCAAAAAGGTGTATAATACTTACCATCAGAATCTCTCATAAAACCATTATAATTCATATCTCTTGCAACTTCTAATGCTTCTTCTCTATTATTCCAATATTTGATTCCCTTAGGTAATTTAGAAATACAACTTAAACCTGTTGATTTATAATAACCTACCAATGTTTCTTTATTTAGATTATATACTTTAAGGAAATATTGCATAACAAATTCCTCCTATAATTCCATTATCTGCTTACCATATTCTTCTGCTACTAAATGCTCTATTCTACAACCTCTTGCATTTTCCCAACCGCTCATACATACTAAAATATCTGCTTCTGCTAATAATTCTAATGATTTTGCTAAATAGCATATTGGGTCATCTTTAGAAACATCATCTGCTGTAAGAACTGTATCTAAAACATCATATCCTTGTTCTTCTAAAACTTCTACCAATTCTTTTCTTTCTTCTTCTATTTCTTTATTTGTTTTATTTCCCATTGGTTGACTTATCATTGCAATCATCTATAACACCACCTTACTTATTTCTACTATACTTAACATATCCATACTTATTTTGTTTATCTATATAGATTATTCCATAATCTACAATAAAGAAGTCATTATCAACTAACTCTGCCATATAATTATTTAAAAATTCTTCCATTGTTTTATGTACTTCTTCACAATCACACATTGTTATTTCTCTGTACATTGGACTGTCTAAATCTATATTATCTTTAACCATTCTATTATATTCACTTTCTAATAGTGGTATTATTTTAATTAACTTTTGATTTATTGCAACAGATGTATTATAATCTTGTTTTGAGGCTATATTTCTAATTTCTTTTAAATCCTCTATTCCCTTTTCAAGGTCTTGTCTTCTCACTACTTACCTCCTTATGAACACATGCTTTACTATTATAACTTCTAAACCTGTTCCATGGTCTGATTTGTGTTTCTAAACTAGTACAATTTCCATCAATTCCATTCGATGTTTCAAAATAGAAACAATTACCACATTTTCCTTTAAAGTCTGTCGTTCTAACTTCATATATCATATTATTCTCCTGTTGAACCAAACCCAGAAGTTCTTTCTGCTGTAATAGTATCTTCTTCATTAACAATATAATATTTTTCAAATATTCCTTGTCCTAATTTACAACCATATTCTAATGTAACTGGCTCATCTTTAATATTCACAAATGCAAATGCAATTTCTCCTTCATTATCAGGGTTATTATAATAGTCTGCATCTACAATTCCAACACCATTTGCTAATACTAATCCTAATTTCTTTGGATTTGAGCTTCTGTTGTATAATTTTAATACAAAATCATCTGGAAATAATGCTTTAATTCCTGTCTTTACATACTTAATTTCCTTCGGTTGAATTGTAACTGTTTCTGGATTTATAAAGTCATACCCTGCTGACTTCTTTGTGCTTCTATATGGTAATCTCATTTCAGAACCATCTGCACTTGGGTCTACACCGATTTCTTTTAGCCTATTTACATATTCAAATTTAATCATTGAAAAACCTCCTATTTATTTAATAATCTTGATAGTCCATTCTCATCTTTTATAACTGTAATTGTTCCATCATTAGGTATTGTAAGTTCTTTATGTCCAATAAATATTATACTAGAAACACTTTGTAATTCTTCTATTATCAAATCTATAATATTCATTTCAGCGTCACTATCACATTGTCCTAAAACCTCATCCAAAACTATTAAATTACAGTCAACATTTCCAAGATTTGATGCTAAATATTTCTGTGCTAATAACAAACAAATATTTACTCTTGTTTTCTCACCACCACTTAAACTCTCATAAGAAGCATCACCTAATCTTATATCTAACTTAGAATCGTCACCATCAATAATTATAACATCTTTATGGTTACTAAATAATCTATTACTTAAATATTCTAACTTATCATTTAATATTTTTATACTATTTTGTAATAAATAAGTTCTAAATGGTTTTGTTATTAGTTGTTGCGAATATTTACATACATCTACTAAATCATTTTGCTCATTCCATTTTGATTCAATTTCCCTTATTTGAATGTTGCTACTATTTATATTACTATTTGCTTCATCTATCATTTCTTCATATTCTGCTGTACTTTGAATTTCAACTTTTAATAATTCCTCTTTTTTACCTTGTAGCATATCCTTTTTATTTTGTAATTCTCTTATTTGATTTTGCTTAGATGATATAAGCTCTCTCTGTTCTCTTATCTTATTTTGATTATCTTGTATATATTTTTCAATATCTTGTATTTGATTATCTATATTCTGTATCCTATTTTGCTCTAAATCATATTGTTCTCTTATCTGTTTTCCTTTTTCTGTTTCTGTATTTATTTCAATACTCTTATTATTTATTAAATTTTTATTATCTTGTATCTTATTTTGTATATCTAATATTTCTGTTTCTTTCTCTTTTATTAAATTTAAAATATGTTCCTCATTAGCATTATCATATTTTCTACCACAAGTAGGGCATGTGTCTGACTTCCTAATACTATCTATCTCACTATTTAATCTATTAATAGAACTTTCAAAATTAGATATTTCAAATTCCCACTTATCTACCTCAGAACTTAATTTATTAACTAAATCTCTTTGTGTATTTAGTATATTGTTTATTTCTTCTCTCTTATTCTCTATTTCTACTCTATTAGATTTAAGATTATTCATATCTAATTGTTTATTACTAATTACAGAATCAAATTCAGGTATAACTATATTTTCAATATCTACAATATCATTATTCAATATATTAATATCTTTATGTATTTGATTTATTTCAATATCTATTTCTTCTACATTTCCCAAAGACTTCTTTTTTTCATTCTCTATCTTAATATCATTTATTTTAGAATTTAAGGTATTTATTTGACTTTGTAATGATTGTATATTACCTTCTAATTTTGTTTTGTCTAAAGTCAATCTAGTACACTCAGCTTCATACTCTATTTGTTTGTTCTTTATATATAGTTTAAAATCTTCAATTAGTTTTTCAGTTCCTGTTAATATTTCTAATCTTTCTTTTCTAGCAGTTGGTGATAAAGAACTTAAATTTGTACTTACCCCCTGTGCTAAAAATATACTATCAAGGAATAAGTCTTTATTTATTCCTAAATATTTTTGTATTAACTTATCTGTATCTGTTTTATTTCTCCCAGATACATCTATACCATTTTCTAATAATTGTATATTAGATTTTCCATTTTCTTTATATCTAATAATTGTGTAATTAATTCCATTTATACTTAAATCTAAACTAACTCTATATCCTTGATTTAATATCCTATTCTCTGGGTCTTTTATCCCTAAACTTGTTTCTCCATATAAAGAAAATATAATAGATTCAAAAATACTTGATTTTCCACTACCATTGCTTTTAACATTAGCCTCATAGTTATTTATTCCTTTAACTACAACTATTCCTTTACTGTCAAGTTCAAGTTCTATATTCTCTACTGATTGAAAATTCTTTATATGAATTTTTTTAAATACAATATTCATTTGAAAACCTACCTCATTACTAAAATAATTTATTCTGTTGTGTTTTGACTTCATCTATCTTATAGTCACCTTTAACAAAAATAGCAACTTCTTGTAGCATATTTACTCTTTTTGCCATTGCATTTTTCATATTTAGTACATTACTAGATAAACACTTAAAACCAACATTTTCCATCATTTTTATCCATTTTTCTTTATATTTATCAATTCTTTCAGTTTGTAAAATTACTATTCCTCCGTCTTTCATGTACTTATAAACATTTGTGAATATAGGTGTTGAAAAATACTTATGGAAATCATCATAATCTTTCATACCTTGTATCTGTTCTTCAAAACCATCATACATTTCAAAGTCAAAGTAAGGTGGAGATGTGTAAACAAAATCAACCTTATTCTCTAATTCTGGTTCATAAATTTTAGAATCTTTTATTCTAACTTCAAAATGTTGTCCAAATTTTTTATATTTATTTAATATAGGCATAAAAGTACTGTTAAGATAATTCCATTCTTTTGAATTTGTATCATTTCCTATATATGTTTTAACACCATATTTAGCAAACATTAAAACCCTATCTCCATGCCCAGCAAAAGGGTCAAATACAAATGCACTTTTAGGGCAAAATTCTTTTAATAATTCAGGATTACCTTTAAAACTTCCATATATGGCAAATCTATCTATTGCAATTTGTTTAGGGTATGTATATCCTTTTGGTACAGACATATCCATTTGTATCTTACCACTTGGAAAATCATAATGTACTGTTCCATCTTCATTATATTTAAAATATTTAATACCACCAATACAATCTTCATCATCTACTCTTATTCCTCTAGGACGATATGTTGCTGAAGCCTTTGTTGAAAATGCAGCAGCAGTTGTCATATCATTATCAGATATACATGATGTACTTGTACTTGATATCCTATCTGCTCTTATTCCTCTTGGTTGATATGTATGACTTGTAGTATTTACCATAACAGATGCATCTTGAACACCTGCATCAATACTTCTAGTTGCAATACTTGTTCCAGATACCCTTGAAACCCTACCATTTTTAGATATTTTAACATCTTGGCAATTTTTACACAAACCATTTATATACCTATTATTAACACCACAACAATCGCATTTATTACCATCTATGTCTATATAAATATCTTCATTCCCAGAACCAACTATCGAACCATTCTTATTTAATAATTCTAATTCATAATTTTTAAATGGGTCACATTTTAATTTTAAATCTAAATATATTTCATATAACCATTTTCTGTCTTCTAAAATTGGTAAATTTGGGTCTAGGTATTCATCAAACTGTCTATATGTATTTTTTAGTGCATTTATCTCCTCAGATACCATACTTTTTTCACTTTTAATTTTATGTTTTGATAATTCAAAAAACTTTTCAAATTTAGTTCCTTTTATTACTGTATCAAAATCTTTGATTTTCATAAATCCATCTCTATCAATAAATCCATTTTGTCCTAAATATATTAATGAATAAAATGCTCTATTATGTGTACCATCTCTAAATGTTTGATTTCCATTTTCGTCATGCATAAACTGTTGTGTGTCCATTCTGTATTTCATATTAAATGCAGATAAATATCCATTATTTGTATCAAAATCTTGTTGCTTACCTTTAAAATATTTATAAATACTATCTTCCAACTTATCTATTGTAATACTATCTTGTTGTTTATTCCAATAATATTCGTAAAGGTCATTTGCAATATCTATTTGCCATAATTCTGGGTTAGAATATACTCGAAATGAACTGTCATACCCAATTAGGATATGACAATCATTCCACCAATACATATTAATAATATCTTTAGCAATTTTCTGTTTTAGCTTATTTTTATCCCCTGTAATTTTAAATTCAGGATTCTGAAAAATATTCTGTACTAAATTCATTATTAAACCTCTTTCTAAAATAATGTGTTGCTTGATTGTTTTGCTTCTGCTCTTCCATAGTCACCTTTAACAAAAATTCCTATTTCTTGAATAGTTTTATTAATACCATGTTTCTGTTCATTACTTAAATCATTCTCTGTAATATTTTTAAATCCAACACTTACCATCATATCTATCCATTTTTGTTTTAGTTTTTTATCTTTCTCTGTTTGTAATATTACAACACCACCATCTTTCATATATCTATATACATTTTTAAAGATAGGTATTGAAAATTCTCTATGGAAATCATCATAAGTTTTCATACCAGCGATTTGCTCTGTAAACCCATCATACATTTCAAAATCAAAATATGGAGGAGATGTGTAAACAAAATCAACCTTATTCTCTAATTCTGGTTCATAAATCATTGAATTTTTGATTCTAACCTCACATCTTTGGTTAAATCTCTTATATTTATTTATTAATTCAATTAGATTATTATTTAGGAAATTCCATTCACGTTCATTTGTATCATTTCCTATATATGTTTTACAGCCATATTCCATAAAGAATAATGCTCTGTCTCCGTGTCCTGCAAATGGGTCAAATACAAAAGCATTTGAAGGGCAAAATTGTTTTAATAATTCTAAATTCCCATTAAAACTTCCAAACATAAAAAATCTATTTGTAGATATATTATCTGGATATTTATAACCATCTGGAATTGTCATATCAAATATTTTACCTTGAGATGAATAGTATCTAACAGTATTTTCAGATGTATAAACAAAATCTTTTATATTTCCAATAAATTTAACATCATTACTATTTAATGCAGATGGTGAGGTTGTTATGCTACTTCTACTTGCTTTTCCTGCCTCATCAACTGTATCTTTATTTCTTGCAAATGATTGTTCAGATGTAGTTGTACCTACATTTACACTATTTGCAGAAACAGATGTTGTCATACTACTTCTACTTGTCATACCTGCTTCTGCTGTAGTTTCTTCTACATTTACATTAGAAACTCTTGATGTAGTTGTTCCAACATTTATTACATTTTCAGAACTTAATTTTGTTTGAAATGCACTGGTTCTAGCCTCCATACCTATTTGAGATACTGTATTATCTCCTGTTGTATGTGAATTTCCTGAAGTTGAATTTCCCACTCTTGTTTTTGAGTTTGCAAACTCATTATTACCTACATTTACAGCTCTAACAGCGGTTTGGAATCCAGCAGTTCTTGATTCTAAACCAGCTCTTTGAACACTCTCTTCTGATGTTACATTTGATGCCCCTGATGAATGTGTAAATGCTGCAATTCTACTATCATGACTTGCAAATTGCAATGTTTCATCATCAATTACACTTGAATTTGCACTTGATTTTTGCATACCTATATTTAAGCCTCTTGATTGTGAACTACCACTTGAAACACTAACATTTGCAACAGAACCTACACTATCATCTGATATTGATGTGCTATGTGCAGATGTTGATGTGCCAACTTGAACTGTATTTGAATTACTTGCAGATTTAGAAGCATTATGTCCTGCTTCTGTTAAAATATCTGCTCTCATTGTTTCACTATTTGATGTTGTTTGTGTACCTACTTGCACACTTTGATTTTCTAATTGCATTCCTGAAGCTCTACTAGCTATACTTGCTGCAGAAGCACCACTTACAATAGATATTGTATCATCAAGTACTGTATGAGATTTACCAGTTATATTTACACTTACATTTTGACCTGGCATTCTACTTACTTTACTTGCAACTGCTGTATGACTTGCATCTGACATTCTTTCTTCTGCAACTGCTGTTGATATTCCTGTTGTATTGTTACTTACTGTTACTTCTCCTACATTATACCCAACAGACTTACTGGCATTACTTTTTACTGCTGTATTTCCAGCACTTGATAACTCATCATCACCTATCACACCACTATTTCCAGAAGGTGCAGTACCAACATTTAATCCTGCTGCTCTACTAGCTCTACTTGCAACAGAGTTCCAAGACACATTATCTATACTCTCATCGCTTACAGAATGTCCTTGTCTTGATGTACCATCACTAACTCTAAAACTTCCTGAACTTGCACTTGAAGCTGCCCCTGCTAATTTAACTGCATCTTGTTGAATTGAATTACTTTTTTGACTTATATTCCCATATAATTTATTTCCTATCATTCTATCTTTAAAATTCATTTCACAACAGTCTTTACATAAGCCGTTTCTAAAATGAGGTTTACCACAATTTACACATGCAATATCATTATAATATATAAATTCATTTCCACCCATAACTATAAAACCATTTTTTCTTAATAACTCTGTTTCATAATTTTTATATGGGTCACATTTTACTTCTACATTAACACAAAAATCATATAACCATTTTCTATCTTCTAAAATTGGTAGATTTGGGTCTAGGTATTCTCTAAAATCCTTATATGATTTAGCCAAATCTCTTATTTCTTTTTTAACACCATTCTCTCCATCATCAAAATGGTCTATACAAGTTTCAAAATATTTCAAGTATTTAGGATTTGATTTTACAACTTCATTCCAGTCTTTCAATCTTACTTTATTATCAAAATCAATAAATCCATTCTGTGCAATATATATCAATGAGTAAAAAGGTCTTGTAGGTGTACCATCTCTAAATGTTTGATTTCCATTTTCATCTACCATACATTGTCCCTTATCTGCTCTAAATGGAATTGTAAATTTAGGTAATACTGTTGTTTGTACTCCTATATATTTAGAATTTTTCATGTGATTATAAATTTCATTCTCTAAATCTTGATAATTAGTATATCTATCTACTGTATAGTTCCAGTAAAACTCAAATAAACTATTTGCTGCATCTAGTTGCCATCTTTGTGGATTTGTGTATTCTCTCTGACCATCTTTATATCCAACTAATAAATCGCAACTGTTAAACCAATTCATATTGATTATATCTTTTAATATTCTCTTTTTTAATTTATGTTGGTCTCCCTCAATTTTAAATTCAGGGTTTTGAAAAATATTTTGTATTAAATTCATTTTCTCTTACACCTCTCTGCTATTTATAACATCTTTAATCTACTTATTAAATATGATTTTATATCCTGTCCCTTGACACTCTTTACAATTTAATCTTTCTTGAATATTGTCTAACTTTTTATTTTTAGAACATTTACAAACCTTTATCTCTTTAATATTACATTGTTTTAAACAAGCTGCTATAATTCCTTTATAATTTTGATATTCTAAACATATATCATTTAATATAGATATATCCCTCATTACATCTTCTTTACATCTCATATCAAACATACTTATACACTCCTTAAAATAATTTATTAGAAATCTCTTTTTCTTTTTCCATATTCAGCACCTTTAATGCACTTTCATACAAATTGACACATTCTCTTGTAGTATCATTTTTAAGTTGACTTAGTTTTCTACAGGATACAACGTCACCTTCTATATCTGTAATTGTTTTTCTTCTTCCTTTACACAATCTTATAGTAACGTCACCATTTGCATTTGGGTATCCTAGGAATGCACCAGTATCTCTAATATTAGAAAATATCTTTTTAACAAATCCATCGCTAACTCTATAAACAACATAACGCTCTCCGTTATTATTATATTTAGGTAAGGTATTATTTCCAATAGTAACACCTTTATAGCTCACATCATTTCTAAACACCCATCTTATATTATCGCTACTTACATCTGTTCCAGTATTATTTTTATAGCACACTCTAAGCTTACTTTGGTCTATTGGTATTTTAGATTCAAATAGTCCATCTTTAAATAAAATGTATTTTGGTTTAGGAACAAATAATTCTGCAACTGTTCTTCCTACCCATAATTTATAAGATTTACCATCACTAATAATATTTGCATATAAATAATTGTTTACAGTTCCATTACCCTGTTCCTTTTCAGATATAAATTTATCCATAAATACAGATACCTTTGTATATTCCCATTTACTAAAAGACTTATTGTAAATCTTTCTAAATATGTTTCCTTTATTACTAATCATATATTCTCCATTGAATTTTGGTATATCTGCGAATAACTCTCCCTTTAGTCCAACCTCCTCGACCTTATATATTTTAGTATTAAGATTAGAATATACAATATATTCTAAATAATCTAACAACTTAAATCCATATACACCTTTATTAGACTTTTTTATATGTTTACCCATTCAAAACACCCCTAAAATAAATTACTTGATTTATTTGAAATCTTATCCATATTTTCTTGACTTTTATTTTCAATTCCATATTTAGCTTCCCAAGTATTTATAACTTCTCCAGTATCATAATTAGTTATATCATTTACATTAACTTCTTCTTGCCCTTTAACTTCTCCAATAACTACATTATATAAATTCATAGGATATCTTAACTCAACACCTGAATTTAAAAAATCTTTAAAAGATTGTTTTATATCTAAATTACTTTCCAATGTAATATTACTATTTTGATTTTGTTCTTCTTGCTTAATTGATTTTGTAACTATTTTATAATTAAGTATTTTATTACAATTTTGTAATAATGCTTCTATATCATTTTTCATCTCAAAATCACATTCAACCTGTAATATAAAATTATAGGTGCTATTCTCTGCTTCTTTAATATAATCATTAGCTTCTTCAATAGTATCTATTTTTATTTTTCTAAATAAAGGGCATATTTTATTTTCAAACTCTTTCAATTCTTGTGTAATTGTATCAAATATATAACAAGTAGGAACTGAATCAGTGCTATCTGCAAAAGAATGAGTTGTTATACTTCCTACATTTACTATATTTGCAAATTTACTACAAGCATGAACATGCCCATTAAATACTTTCTTAAATTTAGATAAACTGTCTTTCTCTATTCCAAAATCAAGTATTCTATTTGCAGAAATTTTACTACCATATATATCGTGGTGCATAAAAGCATAATCACTACCATTATAATTTGATAAGTCTAAATCTTTATAGTCACAATATGGTAAGAATAATAAATTGTCAATAACTGTTGGTGTATCAATAACTTGTATTCCTTGTATATTGTCTAATAATTTTAATACATTATAATCTGTATTAAGCATCTCATGATTTCCACATAATATTATATGTTGTTTATTTAGATATTGAAATACTTTAAAAAATTCACTTGCAGTATCTATATCATAGCTTGTTATTGTATTTTGGTCGAATGTATCTCCTAAATTTATAATCATATCAACATTATTTTGTTGAATAATATCTGTCATCCATTGTGCAGTTTTTACTATCATATCTTGTCTATATGTATATTTTCTATAACTACTTGTAATAGGTAATATACTACTTGTTCTACTTATATGTACATCTGAATATATAAATAATCTCATTGCTACAACCCCCTGCTTTTAAACTTATTATATAAATCTTTTGATATATCATAAAAAAATTCAACACCACCAAATGTCATTCCTTCTTCATCGTAGTCTGATGTTGTTATAAGCAAGTGGTAACAAGTAACACCATTATCATCATAAGTATCCACATTCACACTAAATTTAACATAATCATCACTATTATTTGCATTATAACTCAATAAAATATTACCCATCATTATAATTTCTTCTATCTGGCTCTCTGATAAATACTTAATTACATTCTTTTCACCACCTGATATAAATTCTAATTCTTTTAATATAGGATATCTTCTCTTCTCAATGTCACCAACTGTTTCTCCCTCATATCCCTTTGCTTGGCAAATATTTATTCTTAAACTCATTACTATACCTCCTCAACTAATCCTGCATGAATTAAATCTCTAATTGCAAATAAATCATTAAGTGCTGGTATCCATGCAAAACCATATTTCTTTTTAATTATAATTTTTCTATCATCATATATTGCTAATCCTCTAACCATATTATGATATGGTATTGGTATAAGTTTTAAAAATTTAGGAAAATAAACTTTATAATATCCTCCAGTAGATGGGTCATATTTATACCCAAAACTTTTTAGCTTTTGTAAGTCTACATTCTCTTTAATTTTCATTATTTACCTCTCCCATCTAATTTTATATCACTATCCATTAATATTGGACATGGGGCATCAAAATCCCATTTACTTTTAGTACCACAATTAGTACACTTATAATAAACAAAATCTGTATCTTCTATAAAACTATTATTTTCAATTAAATCAGCATTACATTTGGGACAATATATAAAAGAACTTCTAATTCCCTTTTGTACCTGATTTTTCTGGTATCTTTCTCTATCTACTACCCAAATAAAACATAACCATCTAAATATATAATAGTGAGTTACCATTCTTTTAGGTATTATATATTTATACCAATTTGCAAAACTAATACCAAACTTTATTGTTTCCATCTGTTTCAATAACCTCCGTTAAATCATTTTTAATTAGATGATATAATGTATCATCTAATGCACCATCTAATCTAGGTATTCTTATAATTCTATCATACTCAAATATCTTATAAAACGTCTTATCATCATTATCATTTCCAGTATAAATCTTTTTACAATAAAAATTAGCCTTATACTTATCTACACATGCATAATCTATTACAAATGAAAAATTAAAGGGTGGCATAGTCAATTTGTATAAATCAATAGTATCTTTAATTTTAATCTGTTTCATAAATAGGTGTTTCAACTCCTGTCTTATATCCAATTAACTTATAAACAGGTACATATTTATCAATAGTTCTTCCATGCCCACTACATATATCACATTTTATATAACCACTACTTGAATGAGGTCCACATAAATCATAATTTTCATCTACATCATTATAAACTTCTCCAGTACCATTACATTTAGGGCATATATGAGGTCTTTCCTTCTTAAATTGTTCTATAACTTCCCCTACTGTCATATTCCTGTCATAATCTGCTAAATCAGATACTTTATTAATCATCTAAATCAATACCTTTCTCTTTAAGAAATTCTGTAACTTTCTTTGCTTTATTTTCCCATTTTTTATAGGCATCAAAATAAACTTCATCTTTATCACCGTTGTAAGTAATTTCATAGTACATACCATCGCTAACAGATGTACTTACTAATGCTTTATTATTTTGTAATGTTTTACAACTCCATACAATATAAATATTATCTTCTGTTATTTTAAAATCATCAGTTTTTTCAACAATATCATTATAATAATCCTTTACTAACAATTTACATAATTTTAAGAAACTATCATTTCCCATTTTCTTTATCCTCCTTTAATTTATTACTTGACAAATATTTAAACTTATCAATACTATTATTTTTAACATCTTTATTTTTAGGTTCTAAATGATTTATATAAACCCTTGTCATTTCCAATTCCTCATCATCTAAATCAAATGCCATAATTTTTCACCTCTTATAAATTATTTGTAAAAAATTCTTCAACATCCTCTACGGTGTCAACAGCAGTAAATGGTGGTAGTGAACGAACTACAGGAGATAGCCATCTTACACCACTATATAATCTGTTATCAAATATTGCTACAACACCCTTATCAGATGTATGTCTTATAAGTCTACCTATTGCCTGTAATAACATCATTGTAGTAGGGACAACAGCTGTAACTCTAAATGCATCTAATCCTTTTGATTCTGCAATCTCACTTTTTCTTTTACTTACTACTCCTGGATTTCCAAAAGGCAATTTATTCAAACATAGTAATCTTAATGAATCACCTTGTACATCCAAACCTTGAAAGAAACCTCTAGTACCAACTAAAACACTATTTGTATCTTCTCTAAATGTAGTAACTAGTTCATTTTTATTTTTCCATCTTTTATCATCTGCACATAAAATAGTATATTTATCTCCTAATTCATTTAACAAATATGTATAAGTTTCACTTGTTTCTCTTGATGTAGTACATAATATTAATGCACCACCATTAGATGCTTCAATTAATGTTTTTACATTTGATTTAAAGTAATCAAAATGTTCTTTTCTTTTTGTTTTTACATCAGGAATATTTTGAGGTATATACATTAATCCTTGTTTAGGGTAGTCAAATACTGTTCCTACATCTGAACATTGACATTTTATATCTTTAAGCTTCAACATACCTAATTTATCTGCTGAATCTCTAAAACTGTTTTCAACACATAATGTAGCAGATACACCAATTAAATTTACTTTATTTTCATTTATAGTAGTTATATTTGATTTATCCCCATCTAAAAATCCTAAACCTGCTTGTAAAGCATCTCCTGTATTTAGATATGTTGCAGATATTCTAAATGGTTCTACACTTTCTTTATCTGTTTCAATATAATTAAAATATGTAACATAAGAATTTTTATCAATATATGCAAGATTGAATATTCTTTCTATTTCTAATAAAGTATCTAATATTCTTTTAACTGTTGGAATATACTTAACATTGACACATGATAATGTATCTAATCTTACCTTTAATGATAATAACTTATTTACGTCTTTAGATATAGTTTCTATATCATCTTTTTCAAATTCAAATACATCTTCTAAAGAAGTTATTGGTTTTGTTGAATTTGTGTTATATATTTCTATTTTTTCTTTAATATCCTGTCTGTACTTATCCATTATATTATATAATCTACCTACAGCAACACCTAATTCAATTACATCTTGTTTTACATCATTTCCTGACTGATACATAATATCTCTAATATCAGGATTATGTTCTTCTAATTTTTGCATACAATAATTATACCTATCATACTCCTCGCTGAAAGTATCTTCAATCTTTGTTTCATTTACATATTTATTTAATTTTGCTAATAAATTATACTTAAGCTCACCTTGTGTAACTTCTGTTGAAAAAGCCTTCTCAAGCCAATTATCCAAATCATGTGCTTCATCGCATATCCATAAATATCTACTTTTTAATACACCCAAATTTTTGTCCCTTTGTTTACTTGCATCTACAATCATTCTACTAATATATGCATGATTTGTAATAACTACATTACTTGAATATGCTCTATTTACTATTTTATAAACAGGACAAGAATTTCTACCTTCAAATTTACAATTTTTTATACAATTAGAACCAGCACAAGAAAAACTTTCACAATTACAACCTAAACTATCGATAGTAAAATATTCTTCCTTTATATTCCCCTTTAAATATTCCTCATATTGAGGAACTACTTTCTGTAAAGATTTATATTCTTCAGGTCTTGATTTCATAAATATTTTTTCATCTTTATGTAATTCATCTAATAATTCTGTCATTTTTCTTGGACATATATAATTAGACAAACTCTGCAATGCTAAATATTCTAATTCTGGAAATAAATACTTTTTTAATGTTGGCAAATCTTTATCTGCTAATTGAGAAGTAAGCTGAATAGTTGAGGTACTAACAAAACATTTTCTCTTACTAATAATGGCAGGTATTAAATATGCAATACTTTTACCAACACCAGTCCCAGCTTGCATTAAGCCATCATCTTTATACTCAATAACATTACTTATTTTATGTATTAAGATTAATTGTTGAGGTCTAATTTCTCCATTTGGAAGTTTACTAATTAAGTATTTCAATGCAGCTATACTTTTTGTTGATAGACTACATTTTGAATTTAATATTTCTGCTAGATTATCTTCTAATAAAGAATATTGCTCTAATTCTTTATTATACTCTTCATTAATTTCTTCTATTTCCTGTTTAGTCAAATCATCTATTGTATTCATTTGTTACCTCCTCATTATATATAACATCTATATTACCACAATATTCTATATTTTGAAATATTTTGATGGAATTTCAGATTTTGATTTACGTGTAAGATTATTTACATTCTTCCTCTTCTTCAATTTATTCTTGATATGATTTTAATATAAAATATAATTTTAAATATAAAATAAATTTTAAATAAAAGAACATGAAAAATATAATATATATTAGAATATGAGGAGGCATATAGTAAATAGCCAAAAATGTTGAATGACGAAAACTCTTATTTATCTTCAAAAATAATTATTAAAATTGCTTCCTAAATTCATACAATTATTCAGTATATTTAATATCTATTTTAGTAATATATTGTTATTTAGTAAAACTTATTTATATTTTATTAAATTCTAAAAATTTCTTGGAACACTTAATAGGCTTTCAACATTTAATTTTTGAAAACCTTAAAACCTTTGAAAATACTGCATTTCATCGATTATGCACAATTAACACATACATTATTTAGTGATAATAAATTCATTGAATATTTTTCGTAATAATCTATGGAATAACATTCTTTTAGAACACTATCAATATAATTCTGCATAATATTAATATTTTCAATATATCTATTTGTCTTAATTATATTTTTATTCTCTAATATAATTTTAAATTGTTCTTTCAAACTAATACATATTTCTTTTAAATTTATTTCTTGTTTTGCTGTTTTATAATCTCTATAATTTACTATTCTATATATATTTTGTTTCAATATCTTATTTAATCTTCTTAGATTTGTATTTGTTTTTCTTACTACTGATTTTACTTGTTTATCTTCTAAATTATTTATTATTTCTTTATTTTCTTCTATAATTTCATTTGATAAGTCTATTACTTGCATTTTAAAATTTTGTATTTGTATATTATTTCCTGTTAGTTTATTGTGTTCCTCTAATATTTTTTGTATATCTAGTTTTGTTCTAAATGATAAAGTATTTATATTAGAATATACTTGAATTTGATTAATAAATTCATTATATATCTTTTTTTGTTTATAATATTCAATCATATAGTCATCTATATCTAAATCTATACCAAATTCTTTATTTATATTATTTATTTTATCCCTGTAGTCTTTTATTGCTTTTAAATTTAAAATAGTTTCTGGGTTATTCTCACTTAATTTAGATATAATATTATTTAGTTTATTATGCATGAACTTGTCTATACTTATCATTTCTGATACTTTTATTCTTTTTCCACCATTCCCTTTAAGCATCTTGTCTATAACCTGTTCTTTAAAGTTCTTATTTTCTTCCTTAATCTTTTTATTCATAAAAGAACAATATGATTTTGTAAATGAATACTTCATATCTATATCGACTACTTCTCCTACTGTCATGTTTGATAATTGTTCATAGTCTATTGGTTTTATAATACCAAAATTTTTATTAATTCCATTTATATTATTTAATAATGAATTTGCATATTTTTTAGCATTACTTGTTACTTTCATTCCCTCAATATTAAATTGGGTTACAAATCTATTAAACATATTTCCTATTGTATATTGTCTTCTATTATATGCTTTATCACTTTCATCTATAAGTCTATCTGTTGTTATAAAATCTTTCCATAGAGTATCTGGTTCATACATCATATTTTTATTAAGTTTTATATCTTCATAAGGCAATGAGAAATTACCACCCTTATATCTCAATGTTTTGCTGCTTTTTTGTAGGGTAGATATGAATATATTATATAATTGCATTTCTGTTGATATAACTTTATTTTTTGCTAGTGTTTTTATTTGTATTTGTTCCCCATCTTCATCATCAAATATATCTGTATAAGTTGGGTCTATTGCTTTCATTTCTTTATATTTATTTTTAAATCTGCTCATCTTTTTTAAATTTTTTATGACTAATACATCAAATGTTGATATACCTGTTTTTCTTGCACAAGCAAACTCACCTTCATTAAGTATGCCAAATAAACCATCTGGCATAGTTATTATATTATAACCTGTTTCTAAATGGCTAAATAATTCAAATCCATTTTTTAGTTCGAACTCTGATAATTGTTTATTAGTTAATGTTTTATGTATTGGTATATATTGTGATACTACTTTCCCATATCTACCCATAATAGGCACTTGAGTATTATCATTTATTTCACATACTTGCATATAATGATTATTACCTGCATTAATTCTAGTATCTATTAAAGTAGCCCATCCTGTATCTACTATATTTCTAAATTCTGTTATTGCATCCATTGTTGACATTCTACCATCAGAATTTTTAGAAATTAGTGAAAAATCTATTATCATATTTTTATTAGTTGGAATAACAGGATATGTTTTTGAAAACGAATCCCAAAAGATGGTACTATATTCTGTTCTATCTAAATCAAACATTGTTTCGTCTATTCCTGTACCACTTAAAATATAATTATATAAGGATATAACTCTAGTAAATTTAACTATTCCATCTGTATCTAATTCATAATCTATTTTAAGACCAAATTTATCTATTGTTATACTTCCCTTACTTTTTCTTTTTAATTTAGATTTTAAATTTTCTACAAATTCTTCTCTGTATAATGTAATGCCTTTATTTTGAGTATCTGCTATTTCTTGTAAACTAGAACCATTAATAAGTTTGATAATTTTTAAAATATCATCTTGTGTTCTTTCAAATTTAGTATATGCATCATCATCTACTATAATATTTTCAATAGAATCATTCAAATATCTTCTTATCAATTCATTATTAGATAATTCTGACATTCTGTAATATGGTGAATTCATTAGTTCAAATTGATTTGGTTTTTCTACACTTTTATCCTCATTAAATGAACTTTGATTGTATTCTGTACCATCTTCTTCTAATTCTTCTTCAAAGTTATCTAGCAAATTATCTGTAATGAATTTTTTATTTTTTGTTTCTATAAGTTCCTCTTTTACACTATATATTAATCCTGGATTTACTTTACTTGTACTTTGTACATCAAATTTAAAATTCATTAAACTACCTCTTCCTTATATAAGTTTTAAAGATTGTCAAGTGTTTTTATCATGTAATTTTCATCTTATTCATTATAACATCTTGACAATCTAATTTTAAAATAATTTATTTATTGATTCTTCTGAACTATTTTTTACTTTTAATTCATCTTCTATTTTTAAATAATCATGTAACTTTGATACTCTTTTTAATATTTCATTTATATTTACAGAATACATTTCGAATTCTTTTATTTTTTGGTCTACTAAATATAAATCATTTGTACTATATTCCATTATAACTTCATCATATAATTTATTCACAAAATCATCTGTGATATCATTATCAACTAATTTTAAATTCATTAATTCCATATTCACTACAAATTGTGCTTTATCAAAATTTATATATGCCTTTCTTTTTGGAATATTGAAGTTTTTACATTTACAATCTAAATCTTCCTCTGTGTGTGGAAAAGAAATATTAGATTTATTGCAAGATTCTATAAGTTGTAATAACCCACTAGCAGTCTTTTCACCTACACCATAACAAGCAGATGGAATATTATCAGATGGGTCACCTATTATTGCTTTGCAGTTTATGTATTTCCATGCATCCATTTCTTTACTTTTTAATGTATTTATATCCCACATTTCTTCGTGCATTGTTCTCCAAATTCTACATTTTCTGTTTTCATCTTCATAAACTGCTTGAATTAAATCTTTATCATCTGATATTATAATACTATCTCTTGACATTTTAGATAATATATAAAGTAAGTCATCACCTTCCCAACCTTCAAGTCTAATACAAGGAATACCTAATCCATGTAACATTGTTATAATATCTTTTCTTTGTGTTCTATATTCTCTCATAAATGCTTCGTCTAATATCTGTTGTTCTGTTTTTTCACATTCTTTACATTCTAATAGTAGTTGTTTTTCTTCATTTCTTTTATAATTAGAATATACATTTAATCTTCTGGGTGATAATCCACCATCAAATACAACTATTGGGAAATAGTTGTATCTTTGCATTTCTTTAAATATACTTTTTAAACATCCAAATATGCCTCCAGTTCTCTTACCAGCTGTTGTTTGTAAATCCCATTGGTTTGGTTGTGATAACATTCTATGTAAGACATAACTACCATCTATAAGTAGTGTTCTTCCAAATTCAATATTAAGTTTCATCATTTTCTACCTCTTTTCCATCCCTTTTTTAAGTAATCTTGTTCTTCTACTCTATTTATATATTTTGCAATAATACCATTATTCATAAGTATTTTACTTTTTTTGCATTAGCCAAGTTTTCTTTCCAATTATCATCAAATTTTTTACCTAGTTTTTGCTGTCTTATTTTATCTTCTATTTACATTTATATAACCCACCTCATCTAATAGTTGCAATTCATTTGATGGGATTTTATTTTCATTCAAGTTCTTTGCTAGTGTTTTAGGATTTCTATATTTTAAAAACACTAATTCATAACAAGTAAAATATTGTTTTAAATTATAATGATTTTGTTTTAAATTTATAAATGTAGATATGTATGTATTTATTTTTGTTTTTCCTACATTAAATCTTTCACTTAATAAATCATTAGTTATTTCTTCATTTGCATCTACTCTTAAACTTTCTAAATATAAATGTATAAATGAAACAACAGTCGATGTAGTCCATTTTTCATTTTTACTTTTAGTGTAATTTGTTTCTAATAAAGCTCTTGTCATTGCATCTCTAATTTCAAATTTCCTAACAAAATCAGATTCTAACCAAAATATTCTTGCTGGGTTTGATGTTGAAAATCTTTTACAAAATTTCTTATAATTATAATGTGGTAGGTTAGATAATGCTTTACTTTTATGTAATCTTTTTAAACTGTCAAACATCTTATTTCCTCCTTTCTATATTTTTAAATATTTATATTTATCTTTTCTTCTAATTATATTTTCTGTTAAAAATCTTCCCTTACTTTGACTTTTAATTAATGCATCCCATATTAAAGGTTCTACCTCAAAATATAAGTAAGAAGCATTATTACTAAATATGACCCTTAATACATGAGTTGTTTGATTATATCCTAGTGCAGAAATATTACTAGAAGAAACTTTATACATATTTATTCTCTTTATAATAGATTGTAAATCTATATTAGAATTTTCCATAAATTTGTCCTCCTATTTATTTATAACATCTTATAAGTGTAATTGAAAAGTTAATAAATTTTCTATTTCTAACATCTGATGGTCATCTAAAGTTGACATTTTCCTAACTAATGATGATTTATTTACTGTATATATTTGTTCACAGTTAATATAGCTTTTTGCTTCAAGATTTACAGAAAAATGTACTGGACTTTCTTTCTTTTGTTCTGATATTCCTAATATGTTTACTACTGGACTAAATTGATTAAATACATCATTCGATATTATTAGCACAGGTCTTGGTCCAGATAGTATTCCTTGTAAACCATTTCCAAAATTTTTACAATACCAAATCTCCCCTCTTTTAATTTCCATTTATAGTATCCCCCTTTTTCATAAAAACAGGACAACCTATGTTTGAAGTTTTCTCACTAATTGTGTTTATGTATATATGGTTTTTATCACATGTATCATAATTTTTACATAAGTTTTTACAAATCAATTCTATATAATCACTTTTATTAGTTGATTTCATCTTCTTTGTCCTCCTCTACTGGTTGTATATTATTATATAAATCTTTTATATAATCTTCTAAAGCATTTTTTAATGAATAAAAACTAGAGTTTTCAGTTAGTATATCTTTTAATTGAACTGCTACAACATCCTTTCTAATACTTACAGCTAATTCATCTCTTTGTTTATCCATTATTGTTTTTACCTCGCTTAATTTTTCAATTAAATTTTTTTCTAATTCTTTTATATTAAATGGGTTTTCCATGATTACACCTCCAAGCCATTCTTTCATCTTCTTTTATTTTATTCCTTCTAATATTAATAACATCTAATGCCTTTCTATATTCCTTATAGTCATTACAATTTGAATGACAACCTACATATCTCTTTTCACATTTATAGCATTTACTTTTTAAAGACATAAAATCACTCCTTATATAAAAAGAGGTAGGACTTATATGTTCCTACCTCTACCATAAATTATTTAATTCATCACACATATATTTCATGTAGTTTCTACCCTTTAATATTGTTGTAGGACTATCACATTCTGTTGCACCATTTTGGTCTTTTTCAGCAGTTATAAATTCTTGGGAAGGAACAAAAGTAGCTAATAGTTTATTTTGATAATCTAATTTAACAGGATTTCTGTTTTTATCTGTATCAAATGTTCCATAAGAATTTATTTTATTTTTCATTTGATGTAAATCATTAAATTCACTTACATATTCTTTTACAGTTCCTAATGGTGTATTTTGAGGTGGAGATAAATGTGGTCCATTTATATTATCTCCTCTACTTCTGTCAAAACTTTCTTTTATTACAAAATTTTGATTATCTGATGCTGTTTTAGCATAACAAGCAGTACTTCTATTAAAAGCATTTTGAACATTCATGTAATGAGAAGCCATTATAGTTTGATGTCTTAAAACATTTTCATTAGATACTGTTTGTTTACTAACATTTATATATGATGACCAATTACTCCAGCCATCCCAATTAGGATTTTGTCCATATGCCTTTCTAATTCTAATTCTAATCATATAATAATTTGTATTATTATATGTTGGTATTAAAGATTGATTTATTATTATTTTTCTTAAATAAGTTAATTTTGCATTATTAATATTAATAGGACCATTCCAGTTATTTTGAGCATTCATATAAGCATTATTCCCTATTGTAGTTACAGTTCCATTTATATCTATTTGAATTTCTTGGTATCTATAAGTTCCAGCACCATAATAAAATTCTATATCATTTTGTCCTTTATAATTTGTATCTCTATCAATAGGCAGTTTAAATAATACTCTATATTGATGATTATGCCATGTTGTTCCTGTTAAAGGACAATCAATTACTGGGTCATTTAACATCCATGCAATATCTACAAATTTTTTACTAATTGTTGGTCCATACCATCTAGCACCACTACTTGATGTATAATATGGTGTAATCTCAATTATATTACCACTTACACCTCTTCTAATATCATTATATGGAATTAAAAAAGTATCTGTATAATTCGTAGTATCAAAATGATGTTCATAATATCTTTCATTTGCATGTGGCGAACCATCATTTGCAGAATATAATCTAATTCTATAACCACTTAATACACCAGAACTATCTATTTTAGGATATTGAATAGTTACATCAACACCATCCATACTACTTATATTATAGGTATTAGGTAAAACCCATGTATGCCCTGCAGTTAATTTAGCTCCTTGTGTTCTATTTTCTCTTTTATTATATCTTAAACCACTACTTGATGGGTCATTATTTGGTTCTTTATTTGGGTCTATTGTTTCTGTTGGTGTATATTTTATAGTAATTCCTCTTGAATAAGTATTTGTTTCATATACAAGTTGACCATTTCCTGGATTTCCACCATTTACACCTAAATTTCTTCTATTTCCATAAACTGTTCCATTAACAATACCATTTACAGCAGATGTATCTGGAAACATTGTTTTTATTTCATCTAATGATAATTCTCTATAACTTCCTGTCTTAACTTCATCTATATAATACTTCCCTTTGATATTACTCCAAATTCCACTTCTAAAATTGTTCTCAATAGAATGTGTTCTATTATTTATACCATTAAATGTAATACCTAAAGTTGTTCCTGCTCTTGGACTTAAAGTGTATTTACCTAGTGTAATACCTGTTAGACTTGGTTTAGAGTAAGTTTTCAATGAAAGTGTATTACTTCTTGTCATAATATCTGGATAATTTGTATAGTATCTTTCTACATAAGCATTATAGGTACTTGCAACAGGAGATGGTGTTGTAAAATTATATGGACTACTATTAGAATTACCTACTCTATCAACAATTACTTTATTTGTTATAGATTCACCATAGTTTCCAGATGTTCCGTTAGGAGTCCAACTTACAGATTGAGTATCTCCTACCCTTGATATAGAATATGTACTAGATATTGTTACAGTTTCATTTTCAGTTCCTTTTCCTATATCTTTTCCTCCAGTATTACTTCCTACAGGTGGAGGGTCTGGGTGTTTATCATTATCTACTATTTCTCTATACGGAGGATAAAAGAAATCTGCTTTTATTTGTTTAGATGCAGTATGAGACCCAACATCATTAGCATGAACATATCCCTTTACATAGGCTTCTGAAAATCTACCAGTTTCGTATGTATAAATTGTAGCATCAGGTATCAAACCATTTTCTTTCTCTTCTTGTTCAATCCAACTATCTCTTCTATCTGTATTTTCTACTATAATTTCAATAGGGTTAGTACCACTCCATAAATGCCCTATAATTCCTTCACTTACAGGTTGAGGTGGAAATGGTGCTTGTCCATAACCAGATTCGTAAAAAAATCTTGTTTTCTTATTTTGTATTCCAATAATAGCCTCCCAATCATGTGTATATTTATTGGTTGCCATATATTTAGATTCACTATCCATATAAAATTTTATATGTAATTGTTTATCATAATAGGCATGGTCTCTCCAAGCTTCTATTTTAGTGAATATGAATATACCTGCTTCTTGTCCATCTAACACACCCCCTACCCAAGACCATTTTTCAGTTCTTATAGCAAGATTATTTATAGATGGTAGGTTTGAACCAACTTTAGGTCCCTGTGGATTTTTATTTGCCATTACATAAATTCCTCCTTTCAATAAAAATTTCCTGTCATTAATATTTTACAAAATTATTAAACTATAAAAATAATACTTGACATATTTCAAAACTTATTGTATAATAATTAAAATTTAAGTTTATAATATAGTTGAGAGGTGTTTTATATGAAAAATAAAATTTTAAGTAGTATTATTTTAATTCTAATTCTATTATGTACCAGTGTTTATGCAACAGATGAGGAAATACCAAGTAAATATGATTTAAGAAATGATATAAGTATTGAAGTAGAAAATCAAAAGCAAACATCATTATGTGGAATTTATGCAGAGCAAAAAATGATAGAAACATATATACAAAAAACAAAAGGAATAAATTATAATCTATCAATAGGATATTTTTCACATTGGAACGACTTTGGTGGTACTTATGGGAAGCATGTATTAGAGAGTGATTTTCCTACTAAAGAATATGCAATAAATGAAACAAATCAAAAGAAGTTTGATGAAGCAACTAAAAAAGCAGTAATAGAAAAATTTGAGTATGCAATGAATATAAATAAAGATGTAGAAACAGTTAAAAAATATATAATGAACTATGGAGGAACATTTGCTTCAATTCAATGTGATAGACAAACAGATAGATATAAAGGTGGAATATATCGTAAAGATAAATTTGTAGAAGAAAGACCTATTGGACATGCAATAGTGATAATAGGTTGGGATGATAATTATTCAAAAGACAATTTCTACTATGAAAAACCTGAAAATGATGGTGCATGGTTAGTATTAAATTCTTGGGGTACTCAATGGGGAAATAATGGAACAGCTTGGTTATCTTATGAAGATAAATGTCAAATAGCAAATGGTTGTTATGGTATAGAAAGTTTAACACTTGCAAATGGAGAAATTATAGAAACTAAACTTGAAGATGAAAAGGAAGAAACAACAGAAGTACCTATTATAGAACAACAAAATCAAACTCAAGAAGAAAAGAATATATTTGAGAAAATAGCAGATTTCTTTAAAGGTATATTTGGATTTTAAGAATAATACTACAATAGATAGAGTTTAACGCTCTATCTATATTTTATAAAAATTTTACAAAAATGCTTGACATATTTTAAAACTTATAGTATATTAAATATAACAATTACAAGGAGGTAATATTTATGGACGATAAAGAATATAAAGATGCAGTTGTAGATGATATTTTATATTTAATACATCTAATTGAGAATACAGAAATGTTTACTAAAGCAGGTGATGATGCTAAACTTGACATACTAGATTATTTAGATAGCTATTTATAAGATGTTGTAATAATTATAATGGAAGGAGATATATAAATGAATAAATATTGGCAACATTTTAAAACAATTACTAAACACAGACATAAGGTAATGAAACTATGTTTTAAAATAGGATTATATAAACAAGGATTGTTACACGATTTAAGTAAGTATTCTTCTATTGAATTTTTTACAAGTGCAAAATATTATCAAGGAACAAGTAGCCCAATAGATGCAGAAAAGAAAGATAAAGGTTATTCTTTTGCTTGGCTACACCATAGAGGACATAATCCACATCATTGGGAATATTGGGTTGATAACTTTGAACCTAAACCTATTCAAACTACAGGAGAATTTATACCTAGTATTCCTAGTAAATATTCAAAAAGACAAACAATACATTACACTAAATATATTAGTATTCCAGAACCTATTGAGATACCATATAATTATTTAATTGAAATGATATGTAATATGATTGCTGCTGGACAAACATATTTAGGAGATAAATGGAATAAAGAATCTCCATTAGAATTTTATAATAAAAATAAAGAAAGAATGCTTTTACATGATGAAACCAGAAAACAATTAGAATTTTTACTTGAAGATATGGCTAAATTTGGATTACATTCATTTATAACAAGAGCAAAGATTAGGAGGAAATATTAGATATGGATGAAGAGATAAAGAGAGATATTGAAACATTTAATGATTGTTATAACAGACTTATAAAAATAGGAGATGAAAATTTAAGCCCTTTTGTCAATAATCTGCAGCAAGGAAATTTGCATATAATAGAAGTATTATTTAATAAATATCTAAATAGATGTAAATCATTAAATGAAAGTTTGAGTAAGGAATATGAATTAGGTGCTGCTCAAGCAAGATATGAAAATAATGAGTATTGGAAGGACATATTGAAAGAAGAAAGAGCACAATGTATAAAAAATGCAGGTAGTTATGATATTACTTCTGCAACTACTGAACAACATAAATATATTGGTGGCTTCGAAGCAATAAACAGAATTTTAAAAGATATGTAACAAAGGAGGAATATAACATGAATAGTACATCTATAACTTTAGAGGAGCATAGAAGTAGAACTATTGGTGAAATATTGGGTAAATTAAAACAAAATGATAGGGTATGTTGTGTTAGATATACTGGTTATGGAAAGACATATTATTTAATAAAAAGATTAATTGAAATATTACCAGATAAGAAATTTATAGTATTTGTACCAGCGAAAAGTTTAATTAAAGGATATAAAAAGATATTTCAAGACTATGACGTAATTATTAAAACATATCAATCATTATTGTTTATGAAAGATAGTGAAATAGAAGATAACTTTTCTAACATTGATTATATTATTTGTGATGAAGTACATAGGCTAGGAAGAAATAAGTGGAGACAATCTATTATAAATGCTTTTGATATTATTAATAATGGAAAAACAAAAATAATAGGGTTTACTGCAACACCAGAAAGAGGAGATATGATAAATGTTGTAGAAGACTTTTTTGATGGCATTGAAACATCAAGATTTGATTTATTAGACGGTATTCAGGCAGGATATACTCCTAAAATAGATTATGTTGTTGCATATTGTGATTTATCAGGATTAGATAAAGAAATATATGATGAAAGAATGGAAGATGTAGATAGATATGAGATAGATAAACTTTTAAATGTTTCCAATATCCTTAGAGAGAATATATCAAAAAATAAACTTAAAGAAAATCTAAAAGTAGTTCTTTATATATCAAGACTAAAAGATATTGATACTGCAAAAGAAAGTTGTTATAAATGGTTTACAGAAGCATTCCCAAATAAGAATATAAAGATATTTAGTTTAAGTTCAGATTATACAGATAAGGAGAATAATAATTATCTAAATGAATATTCTGATGATGAAGATAATAATTCTATTGATATTATGATTTCTTGTAATAAACTAAATGAAGGATTACATTTACCAAAATGTAGTATTGCTATTCTTTTAAGAAGAACAACCTCACCTATTGTGTATTTTCAACAGATAGGAAGAGCTATAAATGGTAATAAACCTGTTATATTTGATTTAGTTGATAATAGTTCACATATACGACAAATAGAGAATGATTTTGAGTGTGGAAGTCAAAATAATTTAGATTTAAGTATCAAGTCTAATAAAGATAAAAAGATATTTAGTGAGTGTATAAATCTTATATCCAAAACAAAAGAAATAGAAGATGTTTTAAATAAATTTAAACATTGGAAAGAGGTACCTGATGATATTAGAGCAGAGATAGCAAAAGACAATAATTTATCAATAGCAGAAATTGCGAATAAATATAAAATAAATAGAGGTACTGTTGTTAAAATACTCAAGGAAAATAACTGCTATAATGGAAAACCATTAAACATTATATCTAATGATGATTTAATCAAAATAATAAATAAAAATAAAAAGTTTATAGAGAAAAATATCCAAAATGGTATAACATTGGAAGAATTATGTTCACGACTTAATCTTAAAAGATGGCACTTACTTAGAGGATTAGATTTGTGCAATATAGGGTGTGAAAATTTTAAGAAATTTACATTTAATGATGATGTTTGTGGTAAAGTAATAGATTTATATAATCAAAATAAATCTTGTACTGACATATCAAATGAATTAGAGATTACTGTACCACTTGTTAGAAGAATATTATATAATATGGGTGAAATAGAAAACTATCTACTATCTGACGATGATAAAAAATTTATTAAAAACAACTTTGGAAGTATGACGATAAAACAATTAAGTATTGCACTTGATTTCGGATATGATACTGTCAGAGATTACTTACGCAGTATAAAAGCAAATACAAATCCAAGAAAGGCAACACAGGAAGACATAAAATATATATGTAAGTTATATACTAAAGAAAATAAATCAATACAAGATATTCATAAAATTACCAATAAAAGTTCGTCATATATTAGTAGAATATTACACAGTAATCATATTAATGTATTAAAAAGAAGGAAAAAATCTATTAATGATGATGAGGTATGCTTATTATATAAAAAACTCAAATCATACACTAAGGTTGCACAAAAATTACATTGCAACAGGGAATTAGTTAAATTAATATTAAATAACAATAATATAGAGATGAAAAAATCACACTCTAAACTAGACCTAGACGAAGATTCTATATGTAGTGATTATTTAAGAATTAAAAGTGCTGAAAAGGTTGGTGATTTATATAATATTTCAGGAACAACAGTAAGAAGAGTATTAGACAGAAATAATGTAAAAGCATACACTAAATAATAATTATAGTTAGGGAGGTTTATATATGAAATTTTGTTTTGGGGATATGGTTGTAGTAGAAGGAAATTTAATAGGTGTTATAGTTAAATCTTGGATTAGGAATAATAAAGAAATAGTATATGAAGTATATGTTCGTTCTTATAATGAAATAAAAGAATATAAAGAAGATGATATACAAAGATATATGGTAAGACATAAAGAATTAAGTGAAGAAGAATTAGAATATCAAGAAGAAACATATAATCCATTCATTACAGAAAAAGATATAAAAGAATTTTTTGGAAATCTAAACTTATAAAAATTTCAAAAACCCTTGACATATTTTAAAACTTATAGTATAATTATAACATAGTAAGTAAATAATAAATATGAAAGAGAGGATTTTATTATGAAAGATTTATTTGATTTAAAAATAGAATTAAAAGGTGAATTTGGGACAACTTTAAAACTTACATGCGAAGATACTAGAACAGGAAATTCAATTATGTTTGCACATGAATATAAAAATAAAGGATTTTCAATGCCTATAAACAGATTTATACCAAAAACAATAATTTATGATACAATGTCATATTATATAGTAGACTATACTAAAGTATGTAGATTAGGCACACGAGATGTAATAGATGGAGAAGAATTAAAAAGAATAAAAGATTTTATAGAAGATATAGAAAATACTTTATCCCAATCTAAATTTATAGGATTATTAGGTTTACATGAACCTAAAAGAATGTAGGAGGTATTAATTATGAATAATGTTTTTGAAAAACTAATTGAAGATGATGTAAAGTTCTATTCTGATAATTTAATACATTGGTTAGTAACAATAAATTGCATTAGAAAATCTACAAATATTGCATCTAAATTAGAAAAAGGATTACAGTATTCTCCTGTTGGTGATATTTATATAGATGCTGGTTCTAATGAGAATATTGAAATACAAACAGAAATATGGTCAACTTCTGAAAGTAAAGAATTTTTAGATACTGCACTTAATATGATTAAAAATGATTTAAAATTAAGTTTACCTAGAGCTTTCAAAGATGAGTATATTATAAAAGTAAATAAAGATGATATTGAAAAAGAATATGTAGATATAGATGATTTAGGAGATATGACTATAAAAGAATATAATAATCTATACAGATGTTTAAAACATGAAACAGATTATTTTAATAGTAAGCGAGGTGTAAGTAGCGATGAATGTTAAACCTAGTAAAATATCAAATAAAAATTTAATTAAATCTGCATTATTGCAAATTGAAGAAGAAACTGATTTTCATATTATAGATGTGGAATTTGGTGATACATATTTTTTCTTTAAAGGACCTAAAGACAGCATTTGTCATTTCCATATTAAAGAGATACCTGGATTTAAGTTTGCATTCTGGAATACTAAAAGATTTGATAGCTTGAAAGAGGCATTAGAAAGTAATAATACATTATGGTCAGATTCTTATAGAATATCTTCAGAATCTGAACTTGTATTCTTTACTCAATATGAAAGAAATATAGATAAGTTTAAACCTTCTTATTCTAGTTTTTTACAAGGTGCATATAGACAGGCATGGTATGAAATAAATTCTAATAATAAAAGAATTAAAAAAGAAGAATGGTATTTAGATGATATACCAGATATATTAAAATTCATACACAAGCATCCTATAAAATCATATATCTATTCTGGTTATGGTAAAGATAAGATATATTATGAAGTATCTAATTTTAGAGCATTAAGAATATATATCAAAGATTTAAAATATCATATCCAATCTAGTTTAAAACAATGGTTTGAATTGAAATATCATATATCAATAGCAAAGAAACTTGTTAAAAAGTTGAAAACAATGGATTATATAGTAATAGAACGTGATGGTTGGAGTCCAAAAATAGAAGTTAGACTTGCAGTACAAAAAGGAGCTAGTTCAGAAGATTTTGAAAAAGATGTTAATATCATTGACAAGTTTGATGATAAATATTTTAATAAAATATCTATTGAAACTTGGTTTGAATGTTTAATCTCTGACCCAACTACTTCTAAAGAAGAAAACAAAAAGAATAATGATTTAATTAAAAGATTTTATCAATATATAAATAAAATACAGAAAATTATAAATGGTAAATCTAAAGAAACATTAGATGATTATTCAATAAAAAGAATTGTTGAATTAAATATAAAGGAGGATAAATAGATGCAAAAACAACAACCTAAATCTGATTGTTTTGCTTTTGAACAAAAAGCTAAGTCAGTAGATTGTGCTTGTCTTAAACAATTATATTGTACTAAAGAAAAGTGTAATTTCTACATGACAAATGAACAATACATAGAAAAGAATGGTGAAACATATCAGCAAACAATATTCAATCTTAATAATTATTTAAAGGGAACTAAATCCTTTGAAGGAGAAAGTGATTAAAAATGAGCTATCAATTTGGTGCAACTATTAATAGAGATGTATATATAAATGATAAAGTATCTGGTAAATTCAAAGTATTTAAAGGAGAACATGTATTATTATTTAATAATGAATATAAAACTAAACATCACACATCACAACTTGTTAGATATAGAAATAATAAACATATACATATTAAAACAGAATATTTAGATTTTGATATACCAAGAAAATTATATATACTTAGCAATAGCAATGATGGAACTAAAGATATAAATGGTGAATATATGCTAATAGATGATTATGGTGTTATATTATATCAACAACATTGTTCTGCTAAAAAGTTTGCTAAGAAAGATTTAATTATAGGAAGCTCTGAAAGATTGAAAAGTTGTTCCAAAAGGTATGGTGGAAACTATAAAATACTATTTTTAGGAGAAGATGAGATGACTGCTGAGAAAATATTACAAATATATAGAGATTATCATTCAAAAGAATAAAGAAAAGAGGATATTAAATATGAACATTTTAGTCATAGTTCTAATTTGTGTTTCTATATTCTTATTAATACTTTATGTCAAAAGTGATATAAAGTATGATAAACTTTCAAAAGAATTTAGTACATATAAAAGAAATAGATATAGAGATAGTAACAAAATAGTTATGTTAGAATACTATTTAAGAAATTATAAAGAAAGTGATGGTAATATCTATACATTAGTTAGAAATCTTCATGACCTTATATATAATAATGATTAAAAAATAAACACATACATTTAAGTATGTGTTTTTGTAATTTATTATCTATAAATTTCTTCAATTATAAGTTCATCTACATTTAATATCTTTTTAAGGTTTTCTATATTTAAAAATTCTTCAATATTATCATTATTTATTATTTTAGTAATTCCTTCCATATTAACAACTGCAACTTCTTTATGCTGTTCATTATAAAATGTGTACTTAAATAAACCATCTCTTTTAATTTCTTTTTCCATAGTAATACCTCTCTTTTTAAATATATTCTACCCCTCATTAATATTTTACAACTTCTTATAATCCCCTTCTGTTAATTGCCTTAATAATATTTGTAATCCTTCATAAGCACCAATATATCCCCATAACTCTCCTATTGGATACATATAATCATCTGTTTCTTTATTTTTAGTAATACTTATAAGATTTGTTAAATCAACACATCTTTCTTTAATATGATTTAAAGCATCATCTAATTCTAATTTATTACTTTCTACATATCTTTTTTGTACTTTATATTCTTTTATTGCAAAATCTCTAGCTCTTTGTAAATGTTCCTCTAAAACTACTCTATATCCAGGTCTGTGATTTATATCATAATCTTTTAATAAATCTAACTTTTCAGATGTTATTCTTCTACAAATTGCTAAATTAGCTTCATCTAAATCTAACATATTATCACCCCATTCTTACTAATTTATGAGAGAATTTATTTCTTCTAGTATTCCATCTATCTTATTTATAATATCATCCGTATTTATATATTCTTCTGTATTATCTGTATTATATTCTTTTAATGCTCTTCCATCTTTAAATACAATTTCATTATCTTTAACTACAATTATATTAGTATATCCTTTATATAAATTTCTTCTTAAATTGGCTAGTTCATATAATGCTGTTACTAATTTATGCCTATTTACAATTATGTTTATATCATCTCTATCTTCAAACTCATCAAATTCAAATATTGTTTTTGCCACTATTATCACCCCTATTTCATTATTTTAATTTCTGCATACCATTCTTTTGGGAAATCTTCATCATAAGGTATTGTATCAAATATTTCAGGCATATCTTCTTTGAATTTAAGTAATAATGGAATTAGTAACTGTCTTATTTCTGGATGTACTTTATTACTACATCTTAATTCTAATACATGTTTCCACTCTCTAATATTGCATGTCATACAAACTTCAGCAGCTACACTATGTGGAAGCATTGTTCTACATTGGTCTGGTGTTGCTTTGTTATTTGCCATTACCATATAAAAAGTTTCTATATTTTTCATACATTCTAACCAACAAGCATAATTATTTGGGTCTGTGATATATACTGGATTTATAAATTTAATATTATTATCAAATTTATCTTTAGAATAATTACAATATCTTGTACTCTCTATTGAGAAAGATGCACCTGCTCTATGCCTAGTTAAATCTTTATATGTATTTATAGAACATAGCATTCTAACTGTTATTTTCTCATGTTCTAATACACTTTCATGTCCTCTATTAATACAATTTTTTAATAAATTTTGATAACTTGTATCTGTTATTTTATCTTCACTTCTGTAACAAGTTCTACAAGCTCTTTCTATATTTTTCATAATTTGAATGCCATCATATTTCTCAACTTCTATAACAGGGTCTAATAATTTCATAAAATACCTCCAACTACCATAGTTTCCATATTATCCATATAATACAGATTACTACTAATAACTTTTCTATTATTTGTTTAACTATAAAACTTGTTTTATAACCACCTAATACTTCTAATATTGAAACTACATTCTTATTTGTAAGTTCTGTAATTTTCCATCTAATTAAGTCTAATAAAGATAAACAACCAAATACTAGGATTAAAAGTTCATAAAATTCCATCTTTCTACCTCCATAATATAGATATAAATAATGCCCAAAATCCAGATGTTGCCATTATAGAATAAAATAATAATTTAGGTAATTCTGTATGACTACCATCTTTCACCTTTTTATAATAATGTATTGTTTCTGTTATACCTAATATTAATAACCCTAATGCACATATTTTGATTTTCCAGTCCATTTTTCCTACCTCCTATAAACTTATATTACTTTTATTTTAAATTGCCTAGAAATTTATTCTGGTTACAAAGCGACCTATTTTATTTCAACTATTCTATTAGTTTTAATTGTAGATTTTACATCTATTACTCTTTGATTTTCAGAACCTCTCCATTGTAACTTTGGATTTCTACATTCTTCTTTAAATTGTCCGTCTACTAAAACATCTATGTACTGTAATACTTTACTATTCCTTATATTTTCAAATTGAAAACCAGTCCATACCCATATATTTTTATCAATAAATTTCTTTTTAAATGCTTCTGCTAATTGTGTAGTTCCTTCTATATTTCTTGGATGTAATGGTTCTCCTCCTAATATAGATAGCCCTGCAATTTCTGGTTTGTCACATAATTCTATTACTTTTTGTATAGTTTCTCCACAAAATTCTAAACCATTATCAAAATCCCAAGTTTCAGGATTAAAACAATTTTTACAATGAAATGCACAACCTTGCATGAAGATAGATACCCTAACTCCAGGTCCATTTGATATATCCATTTTTCTAATTTTATTGTAATTCAATTAAAATACCCCCTAATCAATAATAATATGTTCTATATAAAGAATTACAGGAGCATTATTCCCTAAATAAGGTAATGCTCTTATAATATTATACTCAATGTATTCTTGTGCTTCTATTGTTGTCATTCCATCTCTGTCTTTTAAATTATTTATCATTTTATCAAAACTATAAATAACTTTATTATCTTGAGATAATCCAAGTATTGTACTTTCATCAAAACCATCTATTATAGGGATTTGTAAATCTCTAAGCTCTGCATATTTTTGAATATCTGATATCTTCATATTATTCTCCTTTAACATTTAGATTTTTTACTAGATTTTTAAAGTTTTCTATATTTACTGGAAGATTTGAAGCAATACCTAATAAATAAGCAACTATTATTTCTGCAAGTATTGTAAATTGTTCTTCTTTCCAACCTTTAGTAGTCATTGCAGCTGTTCCAATTCTAACTCCACTTGATTTTAAAGGTGGTAATGGGTCTTTCCATATTTGATTTTTATTTACAGTTATATTTATTTTATCTAATGCTTCCTCAACCTGTTGTCCTGTAAGTCCTATTGAATGGAAAGTATCTAATATGAACATGTGATTGTCTGTTCCATTTGATATTACCTTCCAACCTAAATCTATAAATTTAGTTGCAAATGCTTTAGAATTTTCAATTACTTGGTTAATATAATCTCTAAATTCAGATTGCATTGCTTCTTCAAAACAAATACCTTTTGCAGCAATTATATGCTCTAATGGTCCACCTTGTATGCCAGGAAATACAGTTCTGTTTATCTTTTTTATCATTTCTTCATTATTTGTTAGAATAAGTCCACCTCTTGGTCCTCTTAATGTTTTGTGTGTAGTGCTTGTTACAACATCAGCCCATGGGAATGGAGATGGGTGTAACCCAGCAGCAATTAAACCAGCTACATGAGCCATATCTACCATATATAGTGGTTTTTCTGCACCAGTACTATTTACATAGTCTTCTATAATTCTTCCAATTCTTTCATAGTCAATTATTCTTGAATATGAGCTTGCTCCCACAAGTACCATATCTGCACCATACTTAAATAATTTATTTTCTAAATCTTCATAATCAAGTATTCCATCATCTGTTAAACCATAAGAAATTATATTATAATCTTGTCCTGAGAAACTCATTTTATGTCCATGGCTTAGATGCCCTCCAGCACCCAAGTTCATAGACAATACATTGTCATTTGGTTTAAGAAATGCTCTATATATTGCTTGATTAGCACTACTACCACAATGTGGTTGAACATTTGCATATTTACAATTAAATAGTTTGCAAGCATCCTCTATTGCTTTTGTTTCTATCATATCTATATATTGACAACCACCATAATACCTTTTTCTAGAATAACCTTCAGCATATTTATTAGTTAATATACTTCCACATGCTTCTCTTATTCTACTACTACAAAAATTTTCACTTGCAATAAGTTCTATATTGTCATTTTGTCTTTGTTGTTCTAATTGAATTAAATCTTCATAACTACTCATACTATTTACTCCTTATTCACTAAATTTTATAAAATTTGTTATAGATTCTCTATGATATATGTTATATCTCTTTTTAAGATAATCTATAAATTCACTTTCAGTTATAACATTAAATATATAGAGTTCCCTATAATCTTTACTGTGGTTCTTTTCTATTGTCTGCATTAGTTCCCATACATCTATTTCTCCATTACTTGGAATATATTGACTTATATCTATTGTATCTAAAAACTCAAATTCTTCATTTTGTAATTTAATTACTTCTTTCCAATTCATAAAATATTCTCCTTTAAAATTATAAATCTTTATTATCTAAATGTAATACTCTTTCTTTAATTTCTTGTGTTCTACCTCTATTCCAGAAATTACTTCCTATATAACCACAAGTACGTCTAGCAACATTCATTTTATTATGGTCTCTGTTTCCACAGTTAGGGCAGTACCATTCTAAATTTTCATCAACTAGAATTTCTCCATCAAAACCACATTTTTGACAATAATCAGATTTAGTATTAAGTTCTGCATACATAATATTTCCATATATGAATTTTATAACTTGAATTACTGCATCTAAGTTATTTTGTAAATTAGGTGTTTCAATATAGGAAATTGCACCTCCAGGAGATAGTTTTTGAAAATCACTCTCTAATTTTAATTTTGTAAATGCATCAATTTCTTCAAATACTGGTACATGATAAGAGTTTGTAATATAATCCCTGTCTGTTATTCCTTCTACAACACCAAATCTTTCTTTTAATTTTTTAGCAAATTTATATGTTGTGCTTTCAATAGGAGTACCATATACTGAATAATCAATATCTTCTGCTGCTTTCCATTTTGCACAAGCATCATTCAAATGTTGCATTACTGCTAAACCAAATTCTTTACCTTCTCCTGTATGAGAATATCCAGTCATATATTTAACACACTCATACAAACCAGCATAACCTAATGAAATTGTTGAGTATCCGTGATGTAATAATTCATGAATACTTTCACCTTTTTTCAATCTTGCTAATGCACCATTTTGCCACATGATAGGAGCAACATCTGATATTGCTGTACTTAATCTTTCATGTCTACATTGTAAAGCTTTGTGACATAATTCTAATCTCTCATCAAATATTTCCCAGAATTTATCCATATCTTTTTTAGAAGATAAAGCAATATCAGGTAAGTTTATTGTTACAACACCTTGATTAAATCTTCCATAATATTTAGATTTATTTTTATCATAGTTTAATGCTTTACCATAATTTTCTGTTTGTCTATCTGGTGTTAAGAAACTTCTACAACCCATACAAGGATAGCAGTTTCCATTACCTGATTTATCTTTCTTTAATTCTTTCATAACTTTTTCAGAAATATAATCAGGAACCATTCTTTTAGCAGTACATTTTGCTGCTAATTCTGTTAGATACCAATATTTACTATCTTCATAAATATTATCTTCTTCTAACACGTATAAAAGTTTTGGAAATGCTGGTGTTATATATACACCTTGTTCATTTTTAAATCCTAAAATTCTTTGATTTAAAAATTCTTCTATTATCATTGCTAACTCATCTTTGTATTCATCTGTCTCCCCTAGATACATACATACAGATAGAAATGGTGCTTGACCGTTAGTGTTTGTCATAGAATTTACTTGATAATTAAATGTTTGAACTCCAGCCTCAACTTCTTTTTTAGTATCTAATTTAGCAAATTCTTTTGCTTTCTCTTCGTCTAAACCTCTATTAATATATTCTTCTAAATATTTATTATAACTATCTCTTACAAATGGTGCTAGATGTGTTAAAGATACTGTACAACCACCATATTGAGATGAACTAACACCTAAAATTATTTGTGTTGCAATAGTAGATGCTGTTATAAATTTATGTGGTTTCTCTATCATAACACCATTTATAATAGTTCCATTTTGTAACATATCATCTAAATTGATTAAACAACAATTATGTATTTTTTGTGCAAAATAATCAGCATCATGGAAATGTAATATACCTTTGTCATGTGCTTCAACTATTTCTTTTGGTAATAAAAATCTTCTTGTTATATCTGTGCTTGTAGTACCTGCGATATAATCTCTTTGAGTAGTTACAACAATAGCATTTTTATTAGAATTTTCTGTATTCCAATATTCACTATCACCCTCAATTAATTCTTTAATTGTTTGGTCTGTTGTATTTTGTTTTCTAACTAACTCCCTTTGATACCTATAAACAATATATTTTTTTGATAATAAATTCTTACCAAAGTCCATTAATTTATTTTCAATAATATCTTGAATTTCCTCAACACTTATTTGTTCTTTGTTTAAATCTTTAATGTGTTTGATTATTTCTAATATTTCCTCATCTGTTGCTCTTTCTTTTACAACTACTTCAGCATTAGCTTTGTTAATTGCAACTTTGATTTTATCTTCGTCAAAATGTGTAATCTTACCATCTCTCTTGATTACTTCCATTATTATCTTCTCCTCTCAAAAAATGTATTACATTAATATTTTAATAGAAATTCAGTATCAATCTTGCTTCGAATTGATAACAATTTTATATATTTGTCAAGTATTTCTATTTAAAATATTGAAAGATGTTTACACTATTATAAACATCTTTCAGACTATTAATATTGCATATTTTAGTAATAAGTTGTATCTGTTGTATAATCTAAATTTACTTCTAATTCTTCAATAGTTCCTGTTATTAGATTAGTGTATAGTATATAAATATATACATATCTATCTTTTCTAATGATTTGTATATCATCTTTATTTATAGTACATCTTTTTTCCCATATAGATGCAGCTTCCATAATGTCTTCTTTACATAAATCTGCAAGAATAACACCATTATATTGATATATTCTATTTATTAGATTACAACCATACCCAGGTTCACCCATTAATTCTCCTGGTCTTGTTCTTAAAAGAATACCTAAACATTCATTAACACTTTTTTCATCTGTCGATAATCTTGTTTTTCCATTTATTCTATCTATCATTGTTGGAAATGCAAAAGTTGTAAATTTCATAATTATATACCTCCTATTCATTTAATTGTTGGTTAGGGTAGAATTTAGTAACTGCATTTCCCATACCCAAAAACAGTAACGGATTTATTGGTGTCCCATCCATTTGAATTTCGTAGTGTAAGTGGTCTCCTGTTGAATTTCCTGTACTATCTCCTGCTCCTACTGGTTGCCCAGCTTTTATCTCATAAGTTCCTGGAGTAAAGTACGGTTTAGATAATGCTCTATCCATGTGTCCATAAATTATAGTCCAATTATGTCCTGCTTCATTAAATTTTATCTTTACATGATAACCATAACCACTGTTAGAATCTGTAACTGTCATTGTACCATTATGAGATGCATAATATAATTCTCCCCTACTGATATTGAAATCAACACCAGCGTGTGGTTTAAGACTTCCATTTTGATACATTGTTTTATAGCTACCAAAATAAGTATTGATTTTATGTGCTTTGTATTGGTGATGTAATGTACCACTAAAGAAATCAGATTGATAAGCTGCAACAACTTCATCTTTCAAAGGAGATACAATAGTAATACCTCTGTAAGAAGTTGCAACTAAATCACCTATCATAGTTAATCCAGCATCTACTAACTTACCTTGTTTATATAATTCTCTAATATAAACTGGAGCATTACTTCTTCTAGGCTTATATTGATTATGGAAACTTGTAGGTAAGTATGTGTCAAAGAACCATACTTGAAATTTCTCAAAATCTTGCATCATACTTGAAGGAGAGTTTGAATATGATGATATTACTTTATTTAGATTTTCTTGATTTACATTTAGGCTAGAAGGATTTTTAGCTGCATTTTTCAATTCTGAACCAATAGAACCATATTGATGTACAATATCTCCTACCATAATAATTATTGCTGGATTTGTAATTCCTGAATCCATTAAACCTTGAACAACATTAGTTAAATCTGCTCTTAATTTGGTAAGTTGCACTTTTTTACCTACACTTGAAACCAACATTGATTTTATACTAGAAATTGTACTTTGATTTGATGTTCTTCCTATTATATTTAAGTCAAACTTACTAGAATAATTACCCCCATTACAATCACTATCTAATGCTTTGTATAAATCACTACTTTTATCTCCCCAATTATTTCTCCAATTTCCATCTTCTCTTGCAATATCTAATAATAGATTATATGCTCTTGTAGCATCCCATTGTCCTATTCCAACAGTCCAATATTTAGATGTATTCGTATTATAATTTCCATAAGCATAATCAGATATATTATTATCCCAAGCATCTGATAATGTTGGGATTGTTCCTTGCCTCATTTCATTGTGAATAACTAATCGTGCTAATAATTCTGCAATTCCTGATGCATCTAAACTGTCTCCACCACCAATACCACCTGAAGGAAAACAAGATGCGTCTCTTCCAATAATTAAATAATCCCCATTTGTGTTATTTAATGCAGAAACATATACAAGGTCACCTTCATTTAGATTTTCAACAGTATTGTAAGCCCATGGGAACTTCCTATACCCTTTTGCATTTTTCTTATCTGATTCATTTATATATGTTTTATACATATTTTCAAGTTCCATTTGAATACTTGGTATATATACCTGTGCTCTTTTAGAATCTCCAGAAGGGTCATCACTACTATTTTTATTGACTACATAAGCAGACATAACTTTCATATAGTAAGTTATTTTATTTGAAATATCCATGTAATGACCTCCTAATTTCTTTTATTTCTATCTTTTAATCTAAATACTTCTATTGTAGTTGTAAATAAACCATTACTGTTTATGGTATCTTTTGCACCTAATGTATAATATTTTCCTTGAGTTCTACTAACAGATTCTAATATGACTGGTTTTATATCTAATAATACACCAATAGGAATATCGCAAGGCATACCTACTAATGTAAGTTTTGCTTTATAGAATTCTTCTGTTGTATTTGATAATTCTTTTATCTTACTATCTAATACTGCATTTGCAGCTAATACACCTAATGCAACACTACCTGAAACAATAAGACTGATTACAGATTTTGCAGCTCCTGTAATATCTGATGATTCCCCTTTTACTATACCATTTATCTTATTCTTAGCATCTTCTACTGCATTTTTTACATTGTTTCCTGTATCTTTGAGTGTACTATTAACTGCATCTTGTATTTTTTGTAATGCTAATTTTTTATGCTCATTTTCTGCTCTTGTTAGTAGGTAATTTCTAACACTTACATCAGGTTGCCAGTTTATTACAATACTATTTTTTTGATTATACCATGTAAAGTTAAAATTTATTGGATATGCTTCTTTTCTAGTATTTTCGTCATCTTTAGAAGATATAAAGGCAATATGTATTGTAGGTACACCAGAGCCTCCTGAATCAGTTATATATAAAGTGTAGTAAGGTCTAAATTCATCATCTTCTAAATCATAATCAGGATTTTTAGTATCTCCATTAAATCTGGAATCATTTATATTCACAGTTTTATTTAGCACTTCTTTACAATAATCTATAGCCGTCATCTCATTCATTTGTGGCATATATACATTACTAGAACTATTCATTAAATCAGCAGGTATATCTATATTCATTGCAGGTGAAATTCCTTTTTTAACATCATCATGTTGGTTATCTATATTCCCAGAATAATCTTGTGGAAGTTGACTTATAGTTGCTTTATTTCCATGATAGTACCATAGTATCCATAATACTAAATCCAAACCTTTCCATCTTCCTTCTTCTGTTTCACTATTACCAATTTCATCAAAAGAATATGTAATACTTGCACCTGATATTATACTATTTCCAGATATAGTATAATATGTTTTTCCATTTGTATAATCAATAGAAGGTATAATATCCAAAATTAATCCTTCATATAAAGGGCTAACTATTTGTGTATTTCCTGTAACATTATATCCATATTGAAATTTACAATAAAACATATCCATTGCTTCTTTATATTCAGTAGTATTCATTGCTTTATATATTAACTCATCCAACTTCTCAACATTTCCCTTAGTATCTTGTCCATAATGAAATAAGTCATAAGCTACTTTAAATGTAAATTTATTTGCAACACCAGCACCACATTTTTCATAGTCTAATCCTATAAATAAATTTTTATCTCTATTTGTACTACTTGTATCGAATATTATTTGATGTTTGCTAGATTTACCTATGACTAATTTTATCCATACAGAATATATATTATTATCATTTATCATATCTGTAACAGAAGTAAGCATGTTTTCAAATCTTTTAGACATAGTATTCATGTCCATTACAGCAGTAGTATTTGCATTAAAATTTCTAGCCATATAAGATTCCTCCTTTTTCATATAATGAAGTTAAGGATGGTATTCTTAATACTGTTCCATAAGGAACATCAAATGGGTCTATTATATAATTAGCTAATGCAATAACCCACCAATATTTAGCAGTTGTATAACATCTAAATGAAACTAAATCTAATCTATTTTCTGTTTCTATACCAACAATATAAGTTGATTCTTCATCTTCTTTATCAACTGTATATTGATTCATTGTTTCATGATATATCTTTGCAGTATCTTTATCTTGAATAGTTCTTACATTTTTATATCTACTTACATTTCTATATTCTCTTGGGTTTAGATATTCTAAATCTTCAAACTTTTCTCTAAATTGGGCTAAATAAGCAGGTGATATATTACTATTTCTAATTGTAAATTTTATATTTTTTGTTGACAATATCTTCTACCTCCTATCTATGTTTTTATAATATTTCCATTTTGAAAATCTTTAAGACTTCCTGTTCTTTTTGTACTTCTGTTATAATTTTTATGTTGTGAGTAGTTCATAACATTACTACTTCCACCCCTAGATGGGAATTCTGTACTATAAGTATTTTGTGTACTTGTATCTCCAGATATAAGGTCATTCGCAGATACAACAGAATCAGGATAACATTTCATTGATATATTTACTGTATTACAACCATAGAATGTATTTATAATAGGTTTTTTCCAAGTTGTTGAATAACTTTCTACAAATCCTTTTAAAATCATTTGTCCAAATATGAAATATGTTGTTGGTGGTATTGTACCACTATTTGTATATTGAGGGTAACATGACATTTGTAACATTTTATTCAAGTCTACATACCATGTTCTACCACCAAATACACCACTTCCATAATCTATTTGTTTTCCTGCTGCTTGATTTATTTTAACATCACGATATGATGTTCCTTGGTCAGCAGCAATTTCATGTAGATTTTGGTCAGTAAGTGAATAGCTTCCAGTCAATAAATCTCTATGTAAATCTAAACTAAAACTTACAGATTTTAAACTTGTTCCTGCATAAGCAGCTATTGATGATGACCTACCTATAATAGATTGTTCTTCCCAATTTGCATTTATACTCTCAGTTACCTCATTTGGGTATAGTGGCATTTCAATTAAGTATTCTGATTCTCCTCCGTAATCCAAATGTCTTTGGTTGACCATACTTTAGAAGCATATAACATTCCCATTGCTGAAATCCATTACGTCCTGTATCTTCATCTAAATTTATAAAATTAGATTGTGTTGCATTTACTACACCATTCATTCCTGCCATTACTTACTCACCTCACTTATATTTTCATAAGCATTAAATTCTTGTTCCATATAAAACTCTGTATCCATATCATACCAACCTAAAGAAAATGGTATTGTATATACAGTTAGACTATCAGATGCACCATCTATATTTGCTTTTAGTATATTATAACAACTTGTATCAATTCTTCCTGTGTGATTTATATCTGCATTTGTTCTTTGAACACCATCTAATGTTCTAGGATATGAATTTAATTTATCAAGGTCATCTTGAGTAACTTCTCCATCATTATTCATATCTGCTAATTCTAGTTCATCTGGTGTAAGAGTTTCTTCTCTCTTCAAATATTTTTCAACCTTATTTGCTAATGTTTTATCTCCTTTATATATTAATAATAATTGATAATCTGCTTCATTTATAACGCCATCTCTATTCACATCAGCCCACTGTAATTTTTCATAAGATAAACTAGTGTCAACACCATCTAAATAATCTCTTAATTCTTTCAATGTTATAGGTGTTTCTAATTCCAAATCATTTAGTCCATATAGATATTCTCTTAATATAATTAAATCTTTTTCAGTTAATTTACCATCTCTATCTATGTCTCCAAATGTATAAGTTATTTTACTTTTTTGATATTCTTTAACCATATCTCTCATTGTTTGAGTATAGTTACCAACATGTAAGAAATCTGTACCAAAATTAGTATATGGATAATATTCTTTTAACATCTCTTGCACAAATGATATACTTTCTGAATTAGAATAATTTGTAATTGCCATGCTTAGAAGATAATTAAAGAATTTATTGTGTATTATCCATTCTTTTCCTTGTGCAAATTCTAAAAATGGTATTCCTACCTCTCTATCATACCAACCATCTATAATTAAAAGATTACTAACATTATCTAAGTCTTTATAATCACTGGGTACATTGTAAGTATATTCGTATAATCCCAAACTAATACCTGGATAATTACCATTTAAAAAATCATAAATTGCAACTGCATCGCTAGTTGTTACTTTTCCATCTTTATCTACATCCATTGCCATTATTTGTCTAGGTGTTGCTTCCCAATGGTATTGAGCAACTTGTTGAGGGTTTCCTTCTGCTGTGTAATAGGCAGCAAGTTTATAATCCTCCATGTCAATTTTTCCATCAAAATTTATATCTCCAATCTCACCTGTAATAGATTTTTCAACAGTACCAGATAAATCTCCATGATTAGAAGGACATTGAATACATATCCAATTTGCATCATAAGTATCAGTTTCACTACCACTTGCTTGATATTGATAACTTTCTCCTGGGTTTAAATTTACTTCTACAACATTTTGTAACATTTCTTTAGTTACATCTTGTTTTAATCTCATTGCAGAACTTCCTATAACAAGTTTTGTGCTTTTAGTATTATTATGAGCAATAGTTATTTTTTGATTAGGTTTACATTTATATAATGCAATTTTAAATAATCCAGTGCTATTTTTATGAGGGATATTATCAACACCTGTTCCACCATCTCTAATTGCATAATCATATAGAAAAGAACCATCAAATTGATTTATAAATACTAACATATCTTTATTAGGAAAGTAATTTTTTCTACTACTTCTCTTAATAGAAAAGAACACCCTTCCATTTTCTAAATAATTTGTTAGCATTTCCATATCTTCTTTATCTACAATACCATCTCTATTTATATCAGCTTTCTTTCTAATCTCAGCAGGATACTTACTTTTTGTATCCATCTCTTCTGTATTTTCTTTCCAATATGAAATTGACCTTACCTTACCTTTATTTTGAGATACTATTACAATATCAGAATTATTTATACTATTATCTTTATTTATATCAAAAATTATATTAGTATTGTCTACTGTTTCTCCATTATGTGCATACAATAAATTTATATCATCTTGGTCTATAATTCCATCATTATTTACATCCCCACCAAATATTTCTATATCTTGTACATGAGATATAAATCCTGTTTTTACATATACATCATTCATTTCAGATGTAAGGTAACCATTTGCAGATACTACTATTTTATAAGCTCCTGGATTTAAGTCTTTAAATAAATATGAATTATCTGTTAATTCTAATTTAGAGGTAGATACTAATTGATTATATGAATTATACAAGTCTACTTCAGCATCCAGTAAATTCCAATTTTGAATATTATCATTTATTATCTTTCCTGATATTCTACCTTTTTGTACTTCATATCCGTTATTATGAAAAATAATATCATCTAATATCTGTAAATCTTTACTATCTACATTACCATCACCATTTATATCCATTAAGTCATTTACCCATTCGTGAGCATCGTGTAATTCCCATCCAACTGATTTACAATATTCTTTTATATCTTCTATATTTTCCATTATGTATTTAGATGCTTCTTCATTTATAGATTTAGAAGTCCAAGTTATAAAATCATCTTTTAATGTCATTATAAATAATGTTCTGAGTTGAGGAAATCTTTTTAACATTTCTCTTTGAACTTTTGACATAGGTTCAACATTAGGTAGATTTAGATATTGAATTAATAATTGTTGGTCATCTTTATCAAATTCACCAAGTACCATATTAGTCTGTGGCATTTCACTTGCTAAAAATCTTTTTAGATACCTAACATAAAAATTATCCATTCCAAAGTTTATATTCATTAAAAATTCCTCTCCTTCATATTATTATAGGGTATCTGCCCTCATTAATATTTTACCAAAAATAAAGAAGTCTAAATTTTAGACTTCTTTTAACTAAATTGATTATAAGGTGTAGTCATTGCTCTTGTATTTTGTTCTAATCTTCCAGGCATTATTGCTTGTGCCTGTACCTCATCATTTCCTGGCATTTTAGTATATATTGCATTTAGCTTTTCAACTAATACAGTGGTTTGGTCTTGTATTGCTTTTTCTAATCTTGTGCTTTCATTTTTAGTTTCTCTATATTCATCAACTAAACTTCTTAATTCATTTGCTGTTGAAGCAGTAAGTACAGCTTCTCCTTCATGAAGCATTGCAGGATAGTTATCAAAAGGAATACTATCTGTACCTACTCTAAATGCAGGAATATTGTCGTTTAGATATTCTTTCCAATCATTATATTTCACACCAGCTGCTTTAGCATCTTCTATTGCTTTATCTCTTGTAGAATCATTAGTTGCAAAGTTTATAGCTGTAATATATGGAATTAAATTAGGGTCTAATCCACCATATTTAGATATGTCTTTTCCTTTGCTCTTGGCGTAAGTAGCAAATCCAGTATTCATCATCAAATCTGTTGTATTATCCATTACTGCATTTGATATACCCCACCAAGAACCACCACCTTCAAGAACCCATTTCATATCATCATGTCCCCACTTATTCTCTCTGCTGTTCTTTTGGTATCTTTCCATAAATTTCTTTTCATCACCTGTCCAATTAGCAGCACCTTTATTATTTAATTGTTGTGCCATATTTGTTATAAGATTTTTAGCAACATCATTATTTTCACTTGTATCATTCTTTTTAAAATCATTTTCAAACCATTCTTTTATTGATTTTGCAGATTCATTAGCTTCATCAATTTTATCATTCTTAATTCTTTCTAATAATTCTTGTTCTTCATTTGAAAAATCTCTTGTTGATTGTATGTATTGTTCTGTCAATTTTTCCAATTCTTCTCTACTTGCTTTTTGTGCCTTTTGTAAATCTTCATCAGATAACATTCCTGTTTCAATAAGTTTTCTTCTTGCTTCTTCAACATCTTGGTTAGATTTTAAATTTTCCTTTATCTCTACTAAATGTTCTTCTTTTTGTATTGATTCTTCTTGTAATCTACTTGCAACCTCATTAAATTCACTTTCTACCTTTTTACCTGCTTTTTCAAAATTATGTGCAGAATCATAAAGTGACCTTCCTAATAATGCAGCACCACCAATAGCTAATGCCACCCATCCTACAGGATTTGAAGCACCCAAAGCTATTAAAGAACCAGCACCAACAGCACCACCAACTGCTCCTGTAGCACTCATAGCAGTACCAGCATTAACATCTCCCTCTTTAAAATCGTTTATCACATCAGAAGTACCTTTAATTGCCATAGCACCACCAGCTAATATACCTGCTCCTCCAGCAATAGCACCACCTGTACTAGACATAAATCCTAATTTCCCAGCTCCAAAAGCAGTAGTAGAACCTTTAGCAAATCCTTGCTGTAGTCCTGCATTTAGATAAGTACCTGCACCACTTAAACCTCCTAATGCTTTACCTCCAGCACCCCCTAATAATTTTCCACCAATACCACTAACTGCTTTTCCAGCAAAATATGTTAGCAATATACTTGCAATACCTTTGACAGCAGTAGTCAAAACATCAAACCAAACACCACTATCTACTTTCCACATTGCAATTTCAGAAGATAGATTTTCCATTAGTATTGATTGTCTTTGTTCTAATGTTTGGTTTTTATCATTAGCTAAATCATTTACTGCATCATCACCATATTTATCTAATTCTTCTGGTGTCAAATCTGTTGAATTTGCAAGTTCTCTTCCAGACAAACCTTTTTTGTTTGAATTATATAAATGTTGTCTATAATTATAATCAATTCCCCATGTACCTGCAATAGTATTAGACATAAACCCATTTGATGTAGAACCATAACCAGGAGCCATTCCCATTAGTTTCATATCTGTATCTAATGCTATACCAGCAATATTATTAGCATCATTTACATCAAATAAGTTATACCCACTATTCATTATATTGGTATATTTTAATATATCGGATGTAGAACCACCAGCTAATTCAGCAGCACCATATTTTTGATATTTAAAAGCTTGTAAAGCATATTCTGTTGCTGCTTCTTTACTCCAACCTTGTTCTTTTACAAGTTTATTAGTCATTGCAGCCACTTCTGTTGAGCCTTTTGCTAGATTTTCTATTGCTTCATCAGACATTGGTTTTACTAAATCTATCATAGAGTTTAAAATATCTTTTGTTGCTAAATTATTACCAGCTATTTCTAAATTTGCTTTATTTATTCCTCTAATTTGTTTTGAGAAATCTCCACCTAATCTTTCATTTAAAAGAATAAAGTTTTCAGATGATATATCAAGGTATGGAACTACTGTATTTGTTATAGCATTTTCAACTGCATTTGATAATAGATTTTCCTGACTTACACCAGCACTTGCTAAGCTATTCATTGTATCTTGAATATCACTGGTTCTTATATTATTTTGTAGGTCATAACCATTCCAATTCTTTAAGGAATTTCCCATACCACCTATTCCATTACGATATGTACTATATGACATACCTGTCATTATAGATATATTTTGATACTGTTTATTTGCATTTCTAGCTATTGTATCAAGACCATCTTTAAATAATCCACTAAATTTATCTACTGCCTTATTAAATGTATCTGCAGCAACTGTTATCAATTTAGCACTTGTACTAAGTTCACTATATTGTTTTATATTAGATACTTTTCCAAGACCTGGTATATTTATATTGTTTATAGATTGACTTATACTCTCACTACTTTTATTTTGCTTTCTTTCTTCTTGTTCTCTTAATCTTTTCTGTTTTTCTAAAGCTTTTACTTTTTCATTTTCAAATACCAATCGTTTCTTTTCTTCATCTGATATTCTTTTTCCACTTAACTCAGCATCTCTAATAGCATCTAATTGAGATTTTTTTGCTTCTAATATATCTTCTTCTATTCCCTGTACAGTACCTAAATTCTGTAATCTTCCTAATTCTTTATCATATATTTTATCTAAATCTACTATCTGTTCTTTATCTATTTTAGAAGTTTCTTTTTTTGTTTCTGTTATATTTTTATTTACTTTTTCTCTTTCTTTTTCTGTATTTAGTAAACCATCTTCTAATTCATTTAGTTTTGTTCTTACTTTTAAAAGTTTCTCTTCAACATCATCTAAATATTGAGATGTTTTTAAGCCTTGTTGCTCTAGTTTAGTTCTTAATTCAACTGTTTTATTTATTTTTTCTTGAACATTCTGATATCTATTTGCAGAATCAACTTGACTATTTTTAAGTTTATTTAATTCCTCTAACAATTTTAATTGTTCTCTAAGTTTATTTAATTCATTATCAAGCTCTTTACTCATTATAACAATCCCTCCATTTAGATTTTCCCTCATTAATATTTTACAGAATTTTAAAAATTTTGAAAAAATACTTGACATATTTTAAAACTTATAGTATAATAAATCTATAATGAGTAAATAATAATCCTAAAGGAGAGATTCAAATGTTAGAAATATTTTATAGAATAATAATGAAAACTAAAGCAGGAAGAAAGTTATATCTAAAATGTACTAATATATTTTCAAATGGTATAATAAAATGTGAATGGGACTTTAGTAGTGAAGATGTAATATGGTTTGAAACAGATACACAAGCAGAAAAATTCTGTGCTATGTATTTTAAGAATTTTAAAGATTATGAAATAGAAGAGTTTAAGTATTACATATAGAAAGGAAGTGAATAATAATGAGAGTTTACAGACCAACACTAACAGACCCAAAATACAGAGGGTTATCTCAAGATGAAAAACAAAGACAATGGGAAAGAGATAAGTTACTATATGATAATGTTATTGCAACAGAAAAATTAGCAAAAATAGAGGAAGAAAAATATAATAAACAATTAGAAAAAGAATATAATGATTCCAAAGAAGAGTATGATAATTCTATAAGTGATTGTATTCAATCAGAAAAAGATTATATATTAGGAACATTTCTTAAAAATGCATCTAATATAGAAATAACAAATTATTTTAACAGAAAAGAAAAAGAAGCTAAAATTAAACTTAATTTAGAACAAAAATCAGAACAGGAGAAGGTACAAGATATACAAATAGAATATGCATCTAAAGAAGCATTTAATATTGTACATGATACTTACGAATACTATCGAAATGCAATAGATATGAATAGGATTATAAAGAATATTGAATACTTACAATCTAAAAATGATTCAAATACTTATAATATTTTTATTACTTGGTTTTGTATAATGGTATTTGGTGGTGTATTGTTAGGTGTTTTATCAGCATATACTAATATAGAAGTATTTTTAAATATTTTTATATCTTTTCTAATAATATATCCTATATCAACTAAAATTATAAAAATGTTTAGAAATCATAAAATAAATAAATTAACAAAACACTCTAATTTTAGTTTTCCACAGTTATATAGTTATAGTAATTATATTAAGAAAAATGATTTTAACATATCAAAAGAAACATTGAATGGTTATAAAAAATATTGTACTGATGAGATAATGAGATTATATGGATATTGTAAAAATTCTAATATAAATAGTGTAAAATTAAATGTGATAAAAAATAATATAATTAAAATAAATAATATTAAAATAAAAGAATTAGATGAAATTGTAAATGAGATGGGACTATAATAAAGGGTATTTCTACCCTTTATTTTTCTTTGCTTCCTCAATTTGTTTCTTTCTAATCTCATTTTCTTCTTTTTTAAGTTTAATTAGTTTTCTAACAACATATTCAAATTCATATAAGTCCATATCATTACAGTCATTATAAGTAATACCACCTTCTGAAAGTTGACTAACTATTATTTGTTTATCACAAATAACTTCAAATTCTGATTTTCTATATTCAAATAATTCTTTATCAATCTCTTTAGATGATGGTTTATAATGAGGGTGAAAATAATTCTCCAGTTATTGGTAAACCATGATGTACATCTTTTTTACAATTAGGGCATTTACATAGAATATCATCATCTATTCCATATTGTCCATCTAATTTTTTTATACCATCTTTTATTGCTCTTAAATCAACAATATCAAGATTATCTATAAAATCTTCTAATTCTTCTGTAATCATACTTCCACCATTGACTTTATCTATATAAATTATATCACCTAATTCATATAATAATTCACCAACTTCTTCATCAGCATTCATTTTTAAATATTCAATTATATTTTCTCTAAGCATAATTGTATTATTTAAAGAAGGATATTTTAATTTAATTTTAATTTTAGAAATTGGAAGTATTATATCAAAATTTGGTAGATTTCCTTCTTCTGCATATTTAATCTTTAATTTAGATAAATCAACCTCATCTATAAATTCTGCTTCACAATGTGGGCAATAGCATCTAACTTTATATATATTATTTAACAAACTTATTCTTCTTAAACAAAATAGTAAGTAATTAACATCAAATAATGTTAGTTGACCTATATCTATTCCTTCCCCAATAGTACATGCTTGTAATAGGTTTTTTCTAATTTTATCTTCCCCATCATTTCTCAATCTAATTTTATCTTCTTTTACTGTCATTCTTCTTAAAGTTATAGATTTCATATTTTGATTTGTATAAAACAATCCTTTACTAGGTAATAAAAATGTTTCCTGACTTTTTATATTAGTTACATTTGGTACTACCTCTTCCTCAAACTCTTTAATCTCTTCTTTTTTATCTTGATTTTGTGTATTCATTAAATCTGCCATAAATTCCTACCTCCTATAAATTGAAAAATATTAATGAGGAATTTTATCTCCTCATTAATATTTTACTTTATTTTAATTATTCAATTATTTGTTATTTCTTGTATCTGTATTAACATTACCCAAAGTACCAAGATAATTCGTAGCAGTAGGTGAGTTAAATGGTGCTGATGATTTTTGATTTGTAACTTCATCATCAGATACTTTAAATTGACTATATGGAGCTGTTGTCCAAGGATAAGCCTTATCATATTGAATAGTTGTACTGAATTGTCTAAATTCAGGATTTTGTCTTGAATAGTTACCTTGATTATATTCATTTATCCAGCAACCTTGTAATCTCCAGTCAATTACTCTAGTTCCGTTCGGAGCCCACTTATATAGCAATCCATCATTACTGTAGTATTCTTTGAAACCTATCTTATCATTTTTAGGGTTATGACATTGAGTGTACCATGCTAACAATATTCTTTCTGTATCCATACCAATATAATCAGTAAATGATATTGCACTTGTACCAACAGTAGGTACACCTGCATATTTCATTTCCCCATTACCAGTTCTTAATGTCATTGGGTCAACTGTCATACTTGGTCCTGCAAAATCTCTTAAAGATAATGCAAGAGTTTCAGATGCATCAGCAGCAGTAGCAACTAAATTAGAATCCATATCATATAGGTCTCTTGCAAATTTAACTTTGAATATAAAGTCTGAACTTCTTCCAGGTTCAAAGTCTTTTTTGTGTAGTAACATATAAGATGTTCCTAAATATTTATCAGTAATATCTGCTGTAACAGAATTTCTATCATTCATATTTAGGTTTGTTGAAAATACTCTTCCCATTAGCTATTACCTCCTTCTGTTTGCATTTCTACACTACCATAACCAACATTAAGTAAGATTTCAATTTTCTTAACAGTAGGTGATAAGTAAACATCAAGTCTTATCTTTAATTTTCTAGGTTCAGCATCTGTACTTTCATTGTAAATAGCATAGTCAGTTACTGCACCTTCTGAAATCATTCTATCAAGATAATCAGATGTTCTTAATCCAAATGTTTCAAAAACTTCTGTTGAGTTATATTGGAATTGTAGTTCTGTAGCAAGATTATAAACAAATCTTCTAATATCTATTACTGTTAAATCAGCACTTGATTCAATAAATAGATTATTTTCTCCTGTTTCTACTTCAGGTTCCAATAATGTACTATTTCCACCAATAGCATAAGTACTTCCATTTATTTTCATAATTGGATTTATATTTACACTATCATCTGATTGCCATTTTTCAGCGATGTCTGTTCCTATCTCAAATTCTGTTCTAACTACATTTTTTATAACACCTGTGCTCAAGCCAGCAACTGGGTTATATGATTTCTTACCTTCTGCTAATCTATTACCCATAGCTGTTAAATAAGCATAAGATGGTGGCATCCAATAACTATCTGCACCAATTCTTATATAAACCCATGGTCCAAATATACGTCCACTTGCTATTATACCATTATCTGTATATTGATTATACTTCAATGAACCAGCAACATCTTCATATTCTCCTTGTACTGAACCTATTGGTAAATCTATAATAGCAGCACAATCTTGTCTTTTCTTTGTTAAAGCTAACATTGCATTAGCAATAGCAAGTGGTCCTTTTCCATTAGACATATCATCTGTATATCCTCCACTTGTTATAAATTTAGGTTTGAATAACATTTTATCTTCTATAAATTTATATGATTCTGGAATTTCTGCAGCAACATCTGTTTCAGGAAAATCTGCACCACCTACTAGCATAAATTCTTTTTTCTCATTTACATCAAATGTAGTAAAATCTTCATTTACTGAACTTATTTTTATTCTATCAAATTCAATAGTTCTTAAAGAATTAATTACTTCTTTTGCAGTTTCTTCTGAATTAGCTTTACGAATTGCTAATCTTCTTCTTTCTATTAAACTTCTTCCAACTTCTACATCTAACCAAATAGCACTTGTTGAAGGTTTATAAGTTACTTTCATGTCATTACCAAAACTACCACCATATTTTTCTTCAACAATGAAGTCAATAATTTCTCCAGTATCTGTTTCTTTTTTAAAAGTTGCTTTTGCTTTTAATGCACCATTCAAATCATTTTCAACATCTTCTTCAGTAATGTTTGCTTGATTATGGTGTGCAATTCTTCTAAACATTATTGGCATACCAGCACTTAATAAACCTGTTACATATTCAAATGTGCTAGAACCTTCAGGTCCTTTTTGTCCAAAAGCATTTTTAAATTCGTCAACAGTTGTTACTAATACTGGTTTTGTCCAGTCACCTGTTATGGCAGTTCCAGGTACATATACCCAGTTATCAATAGCTGCTTTTGAATTTCCTAATTCTCTTGATAGATTATTAGTTGTAATTTCTATAAATGCCATTGTTTAATTCCTCCTTTTCTTATTTTTTCAATATTAAACTAAATTCTTTTCCTTTTAAAGTTTTTCCTTCTGTAATTTTTAGTTGTTTATTCTCTTTAATTGTATATTTTCTAAATGTTTTATTTTCTTTTATAGGAATTAGTTTACAAGTAAAATCTTTTGTATCACTTTCCATAACTAATTTACCTTTAACATATAATTTACTTTCTGTTAATGCTAAAACTTTTTCAACTTTCACAGATTTACCATTTTTATATGTTTCATTTACAAATTTAGATAATCCTTCCTCAACTTTAGTTTTTAATTCTTTATTTAATTTTTTAGATTCAGTTTTTCTTAAATCAACTTTATTAATAACTTTTCTTTTAGGTTCTTTTTCTGCTTCTTCTTTTTTAGATTTATTTTCTACTTTTTTAATGTCTGTTTTATTAATTTTCTTTTTGAATAGTTGTGCTTCCCCTTCTTCTTTCTTTTCTTTTCCACAGTTTCTACCACAACCTTCAACTTTTTTACTTTCATCTAAATCTTCTTCGTCAGATATTCCTAAATCTGCAAAAATTGTATCACTTTCAAACCAAAGCATATCATTTAATTCAGTTCTATCCATAGCAGTATCAGCACTATCTTCAAATGATTCAAGGTAGTCCATTAGTTCATCTTCCTTATCTGCTTCTCTTATTGTATCTAGTGTAGATATTGCACCACTCCAGCTAGAGCTATATAATTCATCGAAAGAACCAATATACTCAACTGTATATACACCTTCTTGTAATTTATTACTTTGCTTAAATGCAACTTTATGTTCTTTTAATCCTTTATTTTCAACTTTTTTTATATCTGTTTTATTTATTTTCTTTTTGAATAAAGGAGCTTCTCCTTCAGTAATTTTTTTACTTTCTTCAAAATCTTCCATTTCTGGTTCATCTTCAACAGAATCATCCATAATTGGTTCTTCAACAGGTATATCTTCTACTGGTGTTTCATCTATAACTGGTTCTGTACCCATACCAATATCAACTGCTGCATTTTCTTTTGGTTCTATTACAATATTAGCATCATCAGTTTCAACTGCTGTTAATCCATCTGGTGTAGTTGTAACTGTTGTACTTTCTTTCTTTATAGATTTATTTTCCTTTAAAGGTAATTTACCTAAAATTGCTAATCTTGTAGCTTCTTCTAATGAAATTCTATTTGATTTTTTTAACATTTTTAGCTTCCTCCTTTTTATTTTCTTCAAGATTATTTATATCAAAATCTCTTAAAGCATTTGCATACTCTTCACATAACTCTGCTAAACCAACAAGTCCCTCATCTTTACTGCAATCAGCAACCCAATCTAACTCAGGTACTATTGTATCTTGTATAGATTGCATAATTCCTGTTCTGCTTCTATCTCTTTCTTCAAGTTTCTTTCCTTCTGTTTCAACTTCTTTAGGGTCAAATCCTCTTTGTTGAAAATAATCTTTTTGGTGTCTAGTTGTTGTTTGAGAGAATTTTCCTTTTGAATATGGTTTACCACCTCTTACACCACCAACATGTGTTCCATAAGAGTATAGTTCTTCATCACCATTATCTTTTTTAACTACTTTTGCTTTTTTGTAGAAAGATGCTCTACTATCAAATCTTGGTTCTAGATACTCTTCTGTATCTTCTTTAACTATCTTTGTTTCAACTTTTTTTGCTTTTCTAGTTCTACTTTCAATAAGCTTTGCTTTCTCTTTTTGTAATTCTTGTGCATAAGCCTCCATAAAATTCATATTATGATACACTTCCTTTCTATAACTTTTAAAATAATTAGTTTAATACTTTAAAATTATCTTTATTATCATCTAAATAAGTTCTTACATTTTGTAGTTCGGTTAAACCTTCTTGTAATATTGTAGGTCCGTCCAAACCAAATGTAGCATTATTTGGAGTATATTTGCTTCTTATTCTACCTGTTATTATTTTTGCCATTGCTAATGCCATCTTTCTTAATTGAGTTTCCCAATACATTTCTCTAATATCTTCACAAGAATAATATTCTGGTTTAAAAGATATAGTCACAAATGATGGTGTCTGTGGATTTGCAGATATATATAATTTTCTGTTAGGTTTATCCCAATGATAATCCATATCAGTAGATAATATATTCAAATTCTTTTTAACCATTAAAGCATTTGCATAATCTTGTACATCATATATTCCTGTAACTGTATTAGGATACATTGCAATAGGTACTAAATAAGAAGTACCAGATAGAATACTATCGTTGCATCTAGTTACCCTATCTACTGCATCAATATTGTATTTTTTTAAATCAATACATTTAGAAAAGGGTACTGTAATTGTATATGTATCTGATATATAATGTTTTAACTCATCAAATGCCTCATCAACAATTTCTTTTACCTGTGCAGGTGTTAGTTCCAACTCTAAAACATCCCCACCTAATTGCTTTTCTATATATCTAACTATTGATTTTGTTCTTTTTTTCATACGAGGGTATTTTCTAGGTTTAACTAAATCTTTATCCTGAAATATACTATCCAATTCTGGTAAGTTATTTATTTCTTCTTCATTCATTCCAATCTACCTCCGTATATATTTGTATAGTTATAGGTAGAAGAGGTAGGTATCTACCTATAACTACACTTGTAATAATATATAAATTATTTATTATTACCAAAAATTGATTTCTTTGTTGTAGTCTTTTTACCCTTTGCTGACTTTCTAACAAATTTAGATTTAGGTTTTTCATCAATATCTTTTATACCCTCGTCTACTTTATTAGTTTCTTGGGCATCCTCACCTATTTCTGGTGGTATTTCTTTAGAACCATCTTTTTCATTATTAGAAGTTTCAGTAATACTTTCTGGATTTTTCAACCCATCAGGGTCATCTACAACTGGTGTTATTTCGAAGGCTTCCATTGGGGTAACAGTTACACCAATTTCTTCTGCCCTTTTCATAACACCTTCAATATCCCTAACATTTACTTCAATTTCCTCATTTACACTTAATACCTGTGTTGGCATCAAAGGAGCAAGTTTAGAAATATTTATAGGTTTTTTGCTAGGGTTTTTAACTGTTACTTTCATGTAACATACCTCCTAACTAACATTTCAAACTAAGCTAATGTAACTTCAATACCTAACTCAGCATTTTCTTGAGCAGCATAGTAAGCAGCTTCTTCTGATGTTTTAACTGTTAGTACGATTTCATCTTCAGGTTGTAATTCCTCTGGAAAATTAACTTTGAAGTATCTTACTTCTACAGGTTTTGCACCAGCATTTTTGATTGTAGCAGTTGTTACTGCTGAAAAATCTCTTTGTGCCATTTTAAGTTCCTCCTTTATACATATTTGTAAAGTGCCTGATTTCTTTACATACTTTTTCTTTTCTGATTATCAATATTTCTATTGAGAGAAAAGAGGAAGGCAAATCCCCTTATAAATAAAATGGTCTAGATACAAAAGTATTGTTAGATATTGTATATCTTACTTTAATCTAAACCATAAAACTTATTATTGAGATTAGGCAAGTATTCCTGCCTCATTAATATTTTACTTATATATATTACAAAATTAACATTTTTATAAATTCACTTGATATATTTTAAAATTTATTTAAAAATTTTAAAAAATGCTTGACATATCTTAAAACTTATAGTATAATACTATTACAAATAGTAGATAATACAAATGTTAAACATATAGAAAGGAAGAAATACTATGAATAGAATTAAATGTCCTAAATGTGGTTGTGATAAATTAGATTATTGGTTAGAAGAAATATCTACTAATTATTATGAAATAGGCAAAGATGGTTTTTATGATATAAATAGCAAACCAATACATACATCAAGTGGAAGTGGGTATGGTGCATCAGGTTACAGATGTAAGAGATGTGATTGTGAGTGGAATGACATTTCAGGAAATATAATATATGAAGGAGATGGTAAATATGAAAATAAATAGAATATTAAAGAAGCAAGCTGAAGAAATTATAGTATATGGAGAAAATCAAGGTTTCTCTCTTATATCTCTTATTGGAAAAAATGTAACTGTTCATCATAGAAATTATAAGGGGAAACACTATGATATACTTGAACTTGAATTTGATATAGATAATAAAGGAAATACTATATCTGTATTTTATGAAACAGACCCTAAAGAGATATTGCAAATATTAGGAATGGAGGAAGATTATTTTGAAAAAGATAAAAGTAAAAGTATTTAATGTTTATAAATCTGATAATGATGAATTTTTAGATAATATAAATCTAGGGTGGAGAGATAAATTTGATTTTCACATGCACATTATAGATAAAGATGGTTATGTATGGAATGAAGAAGTAGGATTTAAAGTACCTGATGAGTATATAGAAGAAACTTATAAATATGAATTGGAGCCTAAGGAGAAAGCAAATTTACATACTAAAAAAATTATATTTGAATTAGCAGAACAAAAATTAAATGAAGCAGAACAAGATTATCATAATTTTTTTGTAGATTTATTTTCTAAAATAGATAATTCAGAAGATTTATTTCTTTCAGAATGGAGCTGTGAATTAAGTCCAATAGGAAATTGTATATGTAAATGGGATGGAAATGATAATACCTGTATATTCTGTGGAGAACCTGATGAAAGAAAATAAATTTAATAAATTTTGAAAAAACCCTTGACATATTTTAAAACTTATAGTATAATCACATCATAGTAAGGAAATAATAATTTT